TTCGCCGAGTTGCTGCATCCCGAGTTCAAGGTGTCGCTGCGCCTGTTCTCCAAGGCCGGCCGTTCGGTGCGCTGCGAGCTGCGCAGCGACCGGAAGTGGTTCGGGAGCTGGGAGATCGACATGAAATCCCAGTTCGAGCGCGTCAACCTGCGGGTGGCGATGCTCTGCGAGTAGTCCGCCCCTGATGCGTAGGAGCCCCTGCAGCCTCGTGCTGCAGGGGCTCTCGTGCATTCAGGTGCACGCCCATGCCGGAAGGGCATGTGTGTCCAGTGACCCATGGAGGTCTGCAATGAACGTCAAGGTGACCCTGCCGGGCAAGCGCTTCACGCTGATGCCGGCCCTGGCCAAGCTCTCCGACGCCGACGCGGCGAAGGGCAAGACGGCCAACACGTACTGGGTGCTGTGCAAGAAGAACGGCTCCCCCGGTGCGGCTGCGATGTACGGCAACAAGCTGCCGCAGCTGGCCGACACGCTCCCGGAGTCGGTGGTCTTCGACCTCGACGGCCAGCAGGTGACCGTGGTCCTCTCCCGGGGCACGACGACCAAGGGCAAGCTCAAGGTGTCCGGCAAGACCCGCGTCAAGGTCGCTGCCCTGGACGGCGTCGAGAAGGACGTCATGTTCGCGATCAGCCTCCCGGTGCCGGGGTGCTGGAACGTGACGGCCAAGGTCATCGGTGTCGGTTCGGCCGGCGGTGGCGGCATGGCCGACTTCGACGACTTCGACTGCGAGGACGTCGAGGCTCTGGCCGCGATCTAGTCCTGAGCGTGTGCCGGGCCCCAGCGGAGCGTGCCCTCCGCTGGGGTCCGTGTGCGCTCAGCACAGTGATGAGAGGAGGGCGTGATGCCCGTACTGCGTGCCAACAACGGCTCGCTGCTGATCTCGCCGTGGCGTCCCCGCGGCCAGTTCCTGTACTCGACCCAGGTGTGGGCCGACAGTGCCTGCTCCGGCGCGTACCAGACGTGCGAGTCGCTGGGCCAGCTGGCCGACTACGCCGACGTCGAGTCCATCCCGGACGGTGTGCTCGCCTACTACGGCGACCGTCCCGAGGTCTTCGCGTTCGCCCTGCTGGGCTGGATGCGTGGCCGCGAGCTCGTCGGCAGCACGCTGTCCGACCTGCTGCCCGCCCGTGAGCGCAAGGTCGGCACGCGTACCCGTCGACCCCAGCGACAGCGGGAGCAGCTGCCCCCGGGTGTCGTGATGACGCCGGAAGGGCATCTGATCTACACGCCGCCCGCCGGTGCGGGAGCGGTGCGTCCGCCGGCTACGGTCCCGGTGCATGTTGCACCTGCGACCAATTCCGTTCGTGCCTCCGTGTCGAACGATCGGCCCGGACACCAGTCGGCACCCAAGTACGGGCCGGGCGTCAAGCTGCCCGCCGAGTCGGTGCTCATGACCCGCACCATGCTCGCCCGCGTCTCACCTGAGGCACGCAAGGCGCTGCGTGCACTGGGCGAGGACCGCTGGGTCGACCGCACCGTGGCCCGTACCCAGCGCCTGCTGGCATCGAAGTTCGCCACCAAGCACCTGGTCCGCGACCTCGAGGTCCTGTGCTGGGACCAGAGCATCTCCCCGCTCTCCGACTTTGCCTAGGCACCGGTCGGGGGTTGAGGCCGTGAGTCCCCCTGCAACCATGTCGGCGTCCGAGCCGAACACCAGGGGGCCACGTGTCTGAACCCGAACGCACCACCTACGACACGCTCGTGGGTGCTCAGGCACCACGCGGCACCACCGACAGGGTGGTCCTGCTGGATGCCTCCGGTCAGACCCGCGAGGTGCCGCTGTTGCGGTTCACCACGTGGGACTACTGGCACCAGGTGGTGGATTGGATCTGGGACGCGCACGGAGTGGTCAACTCCGGCCTCGACGACCCCTTCCCCACCGAGACGCTGCACCTGTTCCCCGAAGTGCACGCCCTGATGATGCGCGACATGCGCGGCTTTCACCTGGAGGCCGTCATGTTCGCCGTCCACGTGGACGAGGACTACGGGAAGCACGTGGCCTTCGACGAAGGTCTGCGCGACCTGCTGAACGGCAGCTAGCGCCACAGTCACCAGCCCCATCGGGCCGTACACCAATCGGTGTGCGGCCTTTTCGCTTTCCTGGAAGGGAAACACCGTGGCAATCCCCGAGAACTACGAGGCCGAGCCTCACCCCGGCAACACCGAGTGGGGCAGCCTGCCCCGCGTCCACCGCATCCGCGTGCGGCTCACCATCGACGGCCGGCGCTTCACCTGGGCCGAGGTCGACCCCGGCACCGAGGCCATGCCGGGCATCGGCCACCTCATCGACGCAGACGGCAACGTCGTCGCCGTCTGCAGCCTCGAGCTCACCAACGAGGTGTTCACCGTCGCCCGGGCCGAGGTCATCACCCCGACCCCGTGACCCCCCCATTAGCCAGACACCCCCTGGGCCGGAACGCCATTCCGGCACCCAGGGGGTGTCTCTCACCAGGGAGGCACCGTGCAACCCAAGCTGTACTTCCGCGTCACCTCGCCGGCGTACGACGAGCCGCTCAGTGACGGCGAGACGGTGTTCACCGTCAGGCACCGGGCCCACGGCGACGTGCTGCGGGCTTCGGGCGTGGTGTGGATCGAGAACACCACCTTGGACGCCGCCGCCGCGGAGTTCCCCGACGGCACCGTGTTCACCGTCGTCTAGGTCACCTCGACCCCGCCAACCACTCACCGAGGGGTGAGTGGTTGTCAGGACCGAGGATCCACCGGGCCCGGCTGGAATCACCAGCCGGGCTTCCGCGTCTCTGGAAGGAGATCCACCATGAGGCTGACCGCACAGCAGTGCGCCGCCTACGTCGCCACCGCCGAGGGCATGAGCGGCGAGGAGGCGGCGGTCTTCGGCCGCACCCCGCGGCTCTACGACGAGAGCACCAAGCGGTGGCGCGACCTCACCCCGGGCGAGATCGCCCGTGGCCGGCGCTTCATCGCCCGGGCACCGCAGCGTGCCGCTCACCACCTGCGCGAGGAGCAGACCTGGGAGCGGACCGCGCTGGCCGACCAGCGCCGCGAGCGCTCCGGCACCGACACCATGCGGCTCCGGTCGGCCTCCGAGGGCATCGCCCGCATCGCTGCGAGCACCCGATGAGCCGGGACACCCGCCGGCCCCGGGACGTGTACGCCTACTACGGCGACACCGACGAGACCGAGAAGAGCCTGATCCTGCTCGAGCAGGTCACCGCGGCCTACTGGAACGCCGCCTGCGACGAACGCAGCACCGTCTGCTCCAGCGCCGGCGACACCATCTATGCCGCACTGTCCGAGGCTATGCGCCGGACGCTCTACCTGGTCACCGGCGACGAGGAGATCAGCAGCTGGATCAAGGACCGCATGATCGACTCCGGCCTCGAGCCGCGTGAGGCGATCGAGGAGTGGTTCAGCGCCGTGGCACGGGAGTGCCGCTGGGACGTTGCGGACACCTTCTGGGAGGTCGTGGTCGCATGAGCGAGCACATCGAGTGGGACGTCACCTTCGACGGGACGCCCGAGGGCATCCACGAGTGGCTGTGCGTCGCCACCTTCAGCATCGCCGGCACCAAGGACGGCTGGGACGTCAGCAACCATCAGCTGCCCACGTTCGTCCTGCCGCGCAACACCGGCAACTCCGCCCGGGCCAACGCCCAGCACATCATCGGCGGGCTGTGGAACCGGCACGGCGGCAAGGACGACGGCGAGATCACCGTGCACATGGTGATGAGCCCCCGACTGCCCGTCGATCCCGAGATCGCCGAGCACGAACGCGTCATGGCCAACGCACCTGCCGGCCCGATGCGCGATCACGTGGCCACCGGCGGTCCCGAGGCCGTCACCAACCTGCGCGACTTCTTCGCACCGATCGAGGACTGATGTTCACCATCGAGGCCAACTCCGAGGCCGGACGGCACCTCGCCGCCGTACTCGCCGACCCGCACACCTACAAGGTGTCGATCGAACCGCGCACGAACGGCGTGGCGATCAAGCAGAACGAGCACATGTGGTCGCCCACGCTGGCGGCCTGACACCTCGTCACATCAACGCACCGTACTGGTGCCAACGACTTCCGGTCCGCCAACCGGGAGAAAGCCCCGGGTGGCTGCCCGGGGCTTTTTCATGCCCGAAAGAGATGAGTTCACCAACACATGCGCAACCTCATCACCGGCCTGCTCCTCGGGGCCTGCACCGCCGCCGTCATCGCCCCCGCCACCCCGGCCCAGGCCCTGCACCGGGACACCTACGGCACCCTGTGGCAGAACAACGCCAACATGCTGTGGGCACCGGACTTCCGGGTCAGCAGCGGGGAGACGCTCGGTGCCAACGCCGCCGCCCAGTGGAACGCCGCTCGACACGGCTCGAACCCGGGGTTCAACCGCTCGTCCGCGGCGGGCCCGCTGTCCTTCGACACCTCCGGCGCGTGCGGTCCTCGCAACTCCAGCAGCGGCAACATCAACGTCGGCGTCACCCAGGTCGACCTGGGCGGTTCCGTGGCCGGTCAAGCGCGCCTGTGCCTGAACACCTCGACGAACCACTACTGGGGCGCCCTGGTCAAGATGGACGACAACGGTGGCGGCGCAGGCTGGTACGCCGGCACCGGAACCCCGGGCGCGACCCAGCGCGACAAGTTCAGCGTCATGGTCCACGAGTTCGGCCACGTCACCGGCCAGAACTACGACTGGCCGGACAACGACGCGACGGGCCTGTGCCCCACCGCCGGCCACGGTGACATCACCAAGCGGATCACCATGTGCGGGCAGATCCTGCTCGGTCGTACCGATCAGCGATCGCTGGCGACCGAGGACGTCGACGCCTTCAACTACGACTACTAGGCCTGACACCGCCGGGTCGCGCCTTGACAGGTGCGACCCGGCACCTGACCATCCCCCCATTGACCTTGGAGGTCACCACATGCGCTCTACCCGCATCGCAACGCTCACCGGCGGCGCTGTTCTCGGCTTCGGGCTGATTGCCGTCGGCATCCACGCCGCGAGCGCCGACCAGTCCCAGCTGCCGGGTCCGCTGGACGTCAACAAGTCCGCCGCAGGTCCGCACCTCACACCCGACCTGAAGACCTGCCCGCGGTCGGACCAGCGCGGCGAGATCATCATCGACGACTTCGCCACGACACCTGACCTCAAGCACCTGAGCCCGGTTCAGGCCGGCAACGCTTACCTCACGCAGGCCGATCCGTGGACCAAGGCCCATGCCGACTCGTCGAAGACGACCGCGGCACCGGACCCGACGTCGCCGCTGACCCGACAGCACGTGTCCATCTTCAACAAGGACGGTCAGCTGATCGCCCTGCAGGTTGCCTACAACGAGGGCATCGCAGGCTGGCACATCCTGCGCTCGTACGAGTGCGACTGATCTAGACGGCATCACCGAAGCCCCGCGGCCATGTTGGTCGCGGGGCTTCCTGCTGTGCCGGCACAACCCTTGAGGAGGAGAGACCAGTGGCGACAGCCATTGCACTGAAGACCGTCACCCTGCAGCAGGAGCCGGACACCGGCATGTGGCAGGCCTACCTCAACACCGCGACCGGTCCGGTCGCGCACCGCCGCTACCCGCTGCGCAGCGTGGCGGTCGACGACCTGTTCGCCAGCCGGTTCCGCATCGAGAGCCAGACCACCGGCCGCTCCGAGTGGGTGCTCTGGAAGTGCCCCAAGTGCGGGCACCAGGGCCCGATGGACGACGACAGCCGCGAGTACACCGCCGGCCGCGTCTTCGTCCTGTCGTGCAACCGCTGCAACCTCAAGTGCGACTACCCCACGGCGGTGGCCGCGTGACCAGCTACAGCGTCACCAACCGGTTCGTGGACGACCCGCAGGTCCAGCGCGAGGCCGACTGCGACACCTTCATGTACGGCGCCTGCCGGGCACTGCTCGACGAGGCGGACGCCGAGGAGCAGCCGCACCCCGAGATCGAGACCGTGACCACCGAGGCCGTGTGGTGGCACATCGACCGGCTCGGCTGGGAGCTCGACGCCATCACCAGCGAAGGAAGCATCGACGTCCCGGAGTTCCTCACCACCTGGGCCGAGGCCAACCACGACGAGCTCGCCGAGCTCGACTGGGCGTACGCACCGGCCCGGGACCTCGAGGCGTACCCGTGGTACCGCGCCGGCTACCTGTTCATTCACTCCGTCATGGGTTCGGGCATCGGGCTGTGGGAGTGCGGCGAAGCGGGCAAGCGCCTGCACGAATCGCTCTACATGGCCGTCTTCTTCGAGGCCTGGGAGCTCGGCAACAAGGTCCACGTCCAATTCAGCACCCGCAGCAAGGAGAACTGACGTGCGCAAGTACGCCACCGTGATCGCCGCGACCCTGGTCGCACTGAGTGCCTGCGGCACCGTCCGCGCGACATCCGCACCGGACGCCAGGACCCTCGTCCGCACGGCCTCCGGCACCCCGGTCGTCGCACCGTCGCCGACCGTCGAGCCCATCGACCTGCTCACCGTGCACGACCGGGCCGACCGATCCGGCCTGCTCGCCACGCTGCACTCGCTGCCCCCGTGCGAGTACGAGGACGGCAACAGCGACGGGCGCGCCTGCAGCTGGGACGAGACGTTCTACATCACCTGCGACCAGCAGATCGTCTACATCGACGCGGCCATGGACCGGAAGTACGGCGGTCCCACGGACACCGGCTACCCGGACACCTGCGCATGAGCGACGCACTCGAAACCGCCATCCGCGACACCGCGATCGGCTGCCCCGAACAGTTCCTCGCCGTCACCAAACTGCTCGAGGCCGCGGCCGAGGCACGCCGTAGCGCCGACCTCATCGAGGACATCGAGCCTCACCTGAGCGGGGAGCTGCACCGCGTGGCGGGCGATGCGTGTGTCGTCGCCGAGAGGTTGCTCGGCGCGATCACGTCCGACGAGATCACGCGGGTCGTGCTGTTCGCCGAGCTCCGCAACCGCGCCCGCACCTGAGCAACAACTCCCGAGCTGTCTTGGGAGTTCTTTCGCCCCTGACCGCAGCACCGACTCCAGCAGGAGGCTCTTCACCATGCCCGTTTCCCTGGCCAAGGCCACCGACTTCATCGCCGACGTGCCTTCGCAGGTGGTCTTCGAGGTCGTCGAGCAGAGCCGGCACGACCGTCGCACCGCCCTGGAGGCGATCCAGCGCCGTGACCCCGACGGCGACGAGGACCGCACCGGCCCGCCCACCGACGCCGACTACGCCGCCCACGAGCGCTGGGCTGTGGCCACCTACGGCGACCAGCTCTACCAGGACTACGTCGTCGGTGGCTGGGCCACCCCCGAGGTCTGAGGCATGACCGTCCACGCCAACTACCCGCACGAGCCGGGCCGTCTCTACGACTGCCCGGCGTGCGAGAGCACCTGTCACTGCAAGGCCGGCGAGACCGAATGCGTCCACGACGGCCGGCACAACGGCACCGCCGCGACCGAGACCCCAGAAGGACTGACCCATGACGACTCTCGCTGACACCACCACGACCATCGCCCCGGGCGAGATCGGCACCGCCGAGATGCCCTGGAGCGAGGTCTGCATGCACCTGCGCGTGGCCGGAAAGGTCATGCGCTTCGAGTTCCTCGGGACCGCGGTGCAGCTGCTGGACGAGGACGGCAAGCCGTTCAGCTTCCCGATCACCGCAGGCGAAGCCGGTATCCACCAGCACCCCGACGGCACCTACTACTACGAGGGGCAGACATGAGCGCCTGGGTCGTCAGCACCCACCACATCAACGCCCTGCTCCACGCCGGCCTCTACCTGTCCAACCAGCAGTGCCAGGGCTCCAAGCTCGTCTGGCGCTGCGGCGACGAGGAGGAGACCACCATCGCCAACGGACTGCGGTACGTCCTGGGCGACACCTACCGCGAGCTCACCTACGACAACGCCTCGCTGGTCGGCGCGATCCTGCTGGCGCAGAACATCCGCAGCGTCAACCACCGGTACAACGAGGACGACCTCGAGCCCATCTACGAGTACCGGCAGCCCCCCGGCCGTCCGGACCCGTTGATCACCCTCAAGCTGATCTGCTGCCTGCGCTGCCAGAGCAACGAGACCAGCGACTACGAGGACACCGAGGCCTACCGCTTCACCGAGGCCCTGCAGGACGTCGCGATCGGGCTGCTGCCCGGCTTCGACGAGGCGCCCTGGGGCGTCAACGACACCAACGTCTGGCAGAAGGCAACCACCCGATGATCGCGATACCGCTGCCCCCCGCCGTCCCGGAGATCGTCGTCCGGGACGGCGCCGTGTTCTGCCCGCACTGCGACCAACGGGACACCATCCAGGAGGTCGACTGCGCCACCCGGGGCAACCCCGGCGAGTTCACCATCGAGAACGGCCGGATCGTCGCCGTCTTCTGGAAGACCGGCGACGGCAACTTCGAGACCACGGGCTATGAGTGCAACAACTGCATGGGCCCGGTCCTCATCCCGAACATCACCGACATCGACCAGGACTGGTGCTGACCATTTACACACCTTGGGGCGCATCCCAGACCAAGCAGAACATCAGCCGCGGAATCATCCTGGTCACCACGGCCTCGCATGGTGGGGTGCACCTCTCCCCCACCGTCAACGACCAGGTGCACCCGGCCTGGCGTGACGAGCACGGCTGGTACGAGGAGGACTGCGAGGCCAACATCGCCGTCGTCACCTTCCCGGACGAGTTCAAGGCTGCCGGCTGGACCGAGGAGCACGTCACCAAGGCAGCCGAAAGTCTCCGGCGCTGGTACCCCGACCAGTACATGACCGTCTACGGCGTCACCATCGACCCCTCGGAGAGTCACGTCCTGCGGGAGCGGCTGTTCCGGGAGCAGCACGCGAACGACTGGATCACCATCACCGCCTGGGGTGACTGGCACGAGGACGTCCCCGAGGGCATGGTCGGCGTCGCCGCCACCAAGGGCGGCACCCGTGAGTCCGACGTGACCCGGGGTCACTTCCTGATCCCCAAGGACGAGTACGACGACCGGGGCGAGTTCAGCTTCGTCGTCGACACCACGCGCCACGAGGGCTGGACCGCCTACCCCGGCCGCGTCACCAAGTGCGCCAACTGACTGGAGGTCAGATCATGAGCACCCTGCACGAGCGGGTCCACAGGATCCGCGCGAAGGCCCCGTTGCTGGGCATGAGCACCGCGGTGTCGATAGCGCGCTACGAGGTCAAGCAGTCCGAGCTGCCCTTCCTCAACGACGTGCCCACGTACTTCACCACCGGCCAGGTTGCCCGCGGCGAGCACCTGGGCTTCACCGTGACGGTCTCGCTGGAGTACGACGAGACCGCGCGGCTCGGCGACGACGACGTGACCGGCACGTTCCACAGCACCGAGCCGGGTCCGCACTGCATCGAGAACAAGGCGCGCTACTACTGCTACAGCCAGAACGGCCAGGGTGAGAAGTGGTACACCCCGGCCAACATCCGGGTCTCCGAGGCCGATGGCTGGAAGTGGTTTCACCAGCACGACGGCATGTCCAAGCAGGTCGCCCGGGAGTACCTGGCCGAGATGATCCGCCGCGACATGCAGGAAGACGCCGACCGCAACTACTACGTGGTGCACGTCAACATCGCCCACGACGGCGACACCCTGAACGACCAATGGCTCGCAGGGGTTGACGTGTTCGACGACGCCGCCGGCCGCGCCTACATCATCGAAACGGCGAGCAACCTGATCGACGAGGCGTTCGCCGAGCTGCGGGACGACACCGATCACCAGTTGGCCCGTGCCCACGAGCGCATCGCCAAGCTCACCAAGCTCCGCGCGCTCCTGAAAGTAGGAGGCCCCTGATATGCCCGTCTTCAAGTACCTGGACCTGTCAACCGCCCACCTGCCGGCGGCTGAGCGGGACAAGCTCGACGACGGCACCGCGCCGGGCATCGTGCACCCGCACGAACACGGCTGGCGGGTGTGGGTGGCCGGGCACCCGGACTTCACCGGGAACGAGGAAGAGCGCTACACCGACATGCCGGCGCTGCTCACCTGCATCCGGTTCGCCCGGAAGCACGACTGCTACTGGGTCCTGTTCGACTCCGACGCCGACGTCGAGGAGGAGCTACCCACCTACGAGGACGAGAAGACCGAGGCCGAGGTCGTCGACATGGTCAGGAGGGGCATGCCTTGTCAGCACTGAACTGGGTCTGCACCGACAGCGCACCGCACTACGACGGGTCCTGCGCCGACTTCACTGATGCGGTCTCCTGGAGTGTGCGGTTCGCCCGACCGGGCGACGAGCGCTACACCGTCACGGTCACCCTGCGCACCGTCGACATGTTCGAGCGCACCGGCGAGGAGCACCACCGCGGCTGCTGGGAGGTCGAGGAGATCTTCGAATATGAGCGGTGGGTGGACGGCGAGCTCGACGAGATCGACGACCTGATGTCCTCGGCGGAGGTCAACTACCGCGACTTCACCCTCACCGAGGGCGACGAGCGTCTGCGGGCCGAGGAGGTGGCGCTGGCCTTCACCTGGGACTGGTGGCACAACGGCGCCGAGATGTACATCGCCTGGAACCCCGAGGAGCGCTGATGGTCGCCGCAGGTCGGATCGAGTACACCGAGACAGTGCTGGAGAACGGCGACACCGAGGTGTCGCGCCAGGAGCACGAATCACCGAACCCCCGCGGCCGGGTCGTCGAGGTGTACGGAGCTTTCGGGTCCGGTCCGCGCCTCGACTACACCTGGCGCACGTGGGAGGTCTACCTCGACGGCGCGCACATCTGCAATGCCACCGACCTGGCCGAGGCCGGCCGCGCGATCACCGAGCAGATCAAGTTCCTCGACAGGAACTTCATCGACAACGTCAGCGATGACGCCGATGAGTACTGGCGGCAGGCCCGCTACGAGGCGAACACCGAGGAGACACCTTGACCGACACAACTGTGACCGTCGACCTGGCGGCGGAACTGCCCAACAACCTCGACCAGATCGTCCGGGTGTGGCTCACCACTCCCGACGAGGCCGGCAACAGCGTTCTGGAGTGGGTCGGCGCCGCGGACTGGACCTGGGCCGAGGTCACCGTCCTTCACGTCGAGAGTCTCGTCGGCGAGCTGTTCGGCAACGGCATGAACAAGGAGCTGATCGACGGCCCGGCCCGCTTCATGCACACCGATGCCGTGGTCGACGGCGACGGAGTCCTCGACGGCCTGCGCTACCTGATCTCCGGGCCCGGCGACGAGATCTACTACCTCGCCTCCAGCTACCACCAGGCCGGTCACCTCGGCCCTCGCAACCTCGACGGGGTGGAGTTCGCCGTCTCCGTCCTGATGGATGCGATCTGCGAGTTCCGCGCGCTCACCAAGCTGTACCTGGCGATCGAGGCATCTTGACCACTTGCCCAATTACCCACTTCGGGCAACACTGGAGGTCTCTCACGCAACGGAGGCACCGATGGACACCTTGATCGAGACCGACGCCCGGGGTCGCGTCACCCTCCCCGGGATGGCCAACCGACGGTTCCTGATGCGGGAGACCGAGCACGGGACGGTCGTCCTCGAGCCTGCCGTCGTCATGAGTCAGGCGCAGTACGACTACGACACCGACCCCGAGCTGCAGGCCATGCTGCACGAGGCCATGACCGGTCCGCACCAGTCGCACCCGCGGCGCAAGCGCAGGCTCACGTGACCGAACCGATCTACTCCGATCGCGCCTGGGCACAGCTCGACAAGCTTGACGACGACAAGACCGCGACGCTCTACGACGCGGTCCTCGACGCGATCGACCTCATCACCGACAGCACGTCGGAGGCGATGGCACGTTCGGACACCTTCCGCACCGACGACGGGCTGTTGAGGCGCCTGCCGATCGTCGGCCACTACAGCTGGTGCGTGTTCTGGTCCCCCGACGGGCCGAGCATCGAAGCCATCGCGCCGAGCCCCCGCGTCTCACGCTGACCCCGGAAAACACGAGCCCCGCACCGTCTGGTGCGGGGCTTTCTGCATGCCAGGAAGGAAATCGCTTGTTCCCCAGAGCCATTGGCAAGTTCGACAACATGCGCAAGCCGCAGGAGTTCGTCGTGCTGACCACCGACGGCGACGACCTGATCGTCCAGTCCGACAAGCGCTTCGGCCGCTTCAACTTCCGCACCGGCGAGGGCCGGCTCAGCACCAAGGGCAACAGCACGATCGACCTGCACCCGATCCGCGGCGGCATCGACTTCACCTTCCCGCCGGAGTTCGTCACCGCGTGCCTCGAGGCCGCGGCGCCCAAGGACGCCGAGGTCTCCCTGGCCGGCGGCGGCTTCATCATCCAGACCACCGTCAAGGACATCGGAGGCCCCGCTTGACCACCACCATCACCCGACCGCGCCGCACCCGCCCGGACAGCATCCTGCTGGTCACCGGCGACGACTGCAGCCTGACCGTCCGGTCGCACCTGTTCGGCGAGATGCTGACGCGCGCGACGCCGATCGTCGAGCACTACGTAAGCGACCTGTACCACGACGCGCTGTTCATCGACCAGCACGTCACCAAGGCCGTCTGCCTGGACTTCCTGGTGCGCGAGCACGGCACGCACATCAGCCTGGCCACCACGCCGCTGGACCACAACACCGCCCGTCTGGCGGCGAGCTCCGCGGGCCCGGCGGCGAGTTTCTGGCGCATCACCGTCCGTCAGGACCGCCGTGGATGGTGGGCCGACTTCGTCAAGGTGCCGCTGGATCAGGTGCGCGCCCTGCCGGTCCTTCGATAGCACGACCGATCACCGAAGGGCCCCGGCATTCGTCGAGGCCCTTCCTGCATGTCTGGAGACGATCAACCATGTTCAGGACTGACCTCTCCCTCCGGATCGAGGGCCTACACCGCTACGCCACCAACGCCTGGGTCGACGAGCTCTGGCGCCTGGTCTCCAAGGAGATCCAGAAGCAGTTCCCCGCCGCGAAGGCCTACAAGACCGACGGCCAGCTGGGCGAGGAATGGATTCTTGGCGTCAACATCACCGAGATCACCGACGCCGAGGGCAAGGTGCTGGCCGACAACGACGAGAACCAGACCCCGGCGTTCGACGCGCTCACCGACGTCGCCGAGCCCATGCTGCAGGAGATCGCCGAGCTCACCGGCGAGGACCTGATGCACGAGAACGAGCACAGCGTCGACCCCAAGCCGCTGGCTGACAACCCGCTGACCTTGCTGGTCACCGGCACCCCGGCCGACGGTTTCACGTTCTACGGCCCGGTCACCACGAACAGTGGCGCCCTCGACGAGTTCGTCGACCAACAGCTCAGCGACCAGTACTGGTGGTACACGGAGCTCCAGTCGCTGCCCATCCCTTCCTTCACCAACTGCGAGGACTGATGGCCAAGGTCTGGTCCGTGCTGCTGCCCGTGCACGTCATCGCCGACACCGCCGAGGAGGCTATGGAGATCTTCGGTCCGATCGTCGACGACGGCGCGGTCCGAATCACCCTCACGCGCCTGCCCCACGTGTACGTCGACGCGATCCACGCTAACTACCCCGACTGTCACGCACCCGAGCACGTCTACGACACCAAGGAACCGGAGGGCGAGAACGCGTGACCACTCAGATCGTGCACCGCTCGGACTGCTCACTGCACAACCAGCCGGCCTACCTGCCCGACCCATGCGACTGCGGGGCCAATCCCGGCCAGCTGCCCGACCGCCTGGACTGCGCGATCGAGCGCACCCGAGGCGAGGAGGTCCGCATCGCCTCCCGCGAGCCGGACGAGGTCAAGGTGTGGTTCACCGACTGGGGCTACGAGGGCCAGGCGCAGTTCGTGATCCTCGGCGCCGACAAGCAGGTCCTGCTGGAACTGCACCCGCAGGAAGCCTGGGAGCTGGCCTGCGCGCTGATGGTCGTCGCGAAGAGCGCCGAGGCAGCAACTCCTGTCGAGGTGCGTGGCTGATGCAGATACTCCACCTTCAGCCACTGGAGTCCGGCGCGCCACTGAACGCCGTGCTCGCCCAGATCACCGATGCCGTCACCACTGGACGGCCTGTGGTCGTGGCCATCCTCAACACCGACCAGAGCATCGAGGAGATCAGCAATCGGATCCGCCGCCCCCGCCGTTTGCCGAGCTAGCTCCGGAAGGAATCCCTCGTTGAACGCTGATGAGCTCACCGAGGACGAGAGCAACGTCCTCGACGACCTGGTCCACGACACCGCCGCGGCGCAGGCGGCGAACGCCATCGCCTCGGGCGAGCAGATGGATTGGCTGGTCCTGATGACCGGCAGGAGCCCCGAGGACATCCTCGAGGAGGTCGAACGCCGCGCCTGCATGGACGAGGTCACCAGGCACGTCTACCAGGTGGAGGTGTTCACCCAGAAGGTCGGCCACGACCCGTTCCGTGGCGACCTGGCCGAGATCGCCGCAGCCATCAGTGATGGCAACGACGTCGGCGACGTCCGCCACGTCAGCGAGGAGCCGGTGCCCTTCAGCGAGCTGCGCCGGCACCTGATCCGCATCGGCAATGACGGCGAGTTCTTCGCACCCGCCTAGTCCTGTACCGAACACGGAATGGAAGACCCTTGAACCTCACCTGGATCCCGGCCGAGTCGGCCGACGAGGAACACCCCGACGTCGAGACCTCGGGCGAGCTCCCCCCGCCGGCGGTCTGGGCGTCGGTCACCCACGAGGGGTGGCAGCAGTGGCGCTGGGGCGTCTGGCCCCGTTGGCTCTGGCAGGACATCGACGAGGCCGGCGGCGCGCTCGCCGAAGGTTTCGTCACCACCGTCGAGGACGGCAAGACCGCCGTCCTCGAATGGCTCACCCAGCTCGCTGCCGACCGGACGGAGAACGGCACCCGATGACGATGGACACCGACGGCGACCACGACGAGACGCTGACCAACTACGAGGTCAGCGTCTCGATCTATCTCGAGGCCACCGACCCGCAGGACGCCGTCCGGCAGATGGTCGCCTGGCTGGACGACTCCACCCGGCAGGCCCGCTACACACTCACACTGCCGGACGGCACCTCCACGTACGTGGACGCCGAGAACATGAACTGGAGGTAAGCCGTTGAGCACCGATTACGACACTGTGCTGGCCGACTTCGTGACCGTCACCAAGGTCGGCTTCGACCGGTACACCGTCACGTTCTCCAGGCTCCCCGGCCGGAGGTTCGGACCATGGAACCTCGCCGAGACCAAACGCGACCTGCAGGTCTCCGCACTGCTTGACGGCGCCGAGGCCCGGGACCTGGTCCTGGACGCCGCATCCATGGGATCCGCCACCAGGAGGCTCTGAATGAAGGTGGTCGTGCACGGCACGGTCCCGGTCGAGGTCGTCATCGACACCGATACCGGGACGGTCGAACAGGCCGTGGTGGACGACGAGCAGCTCTCCCTCGCTGCACCCGGCGTCCTCGTACCGGCCGCGGTGACCGACTTCGACAAGAAGGCCGTCGACGACGACACCAGCAGGAAGGCTCTGAGCATCTTCCACAACAACGACGTCGAATGGCCGTCCTGGCAGTTCGGCTGGTGAGGACACCCATGGCGCGGTACGCGGTCGGAGACAAGGTCGACTTCTACAACCCCGAGTGGCGCCAACCCATGAGCGCGACCGTGACCGAGGTCCACGGCCCCGACGACGTCGACGTCGTCACCTACGACCTGAACTTCGTCGCCATCCACCTCCGAATCACCGGCCAGGAGTTGCTGCGGCCCTCCGTGGTCGACCTGGCCCCGTTCGAGGCGACGCTGTTCAAGGCGGCGCTGGCATGGGAACGCGCCACCCGCACCGCCAAGGTCTTCGGCATGACCGAGAACGAGATCGACCAGACCCTCGCCAGGGCGAGCAGAGAAGTGGAGGCCACAGATCACCGTGAACACCAAGCCGATCTACCGGCTCGAGAGTAGTGACCGCATCGCCGAGGTCCGCCGACTCCGGGGGAAGCCCGTCGAAGTGGTCGTCAACCGCCTGCGGGCCAAGCATGGCGAGGAGCGCCACTTCGGGGTTCTCGTGGCCGTCGGCAGCGCGATGGTCGGCAGCAGCGGCGACTTCCTGGCCCTCCGCGACGGCACCGGGTACGACCGGGCTTGGTCGTTGGCCACCGTGGTGTCCGTGGAGGAGCTCCCGATCTGATGGATCGAGGCCGATGAACACTCATTACGCACTGGTCGTCTTCAGCGGCGACTACGACAACGATCACCCCGACCCCGATCTGCGGGGTCGTGCACCGGACGCGGACCTGATCGCAGCCGGCCCCGAGCAGTTCTGCTGGGAGGCCGCAGCCCGATGGACGACCAAGCGCCCGCTGCAGCGCGGCCAGCACGTCGAAATCGTCGCCCGCACCATGAATGCCGCTGAACCACCACCACTCTGACCCACCGTCACATTCAGGCCCCTGGCACCCGCCGGGGGCCTTTTGCATGTCTGAGAGGAGTCGCATGCTCTACCTGTCCACACCTTCGGGTGGCCTGGTGCGTGAAGCGATGGAGTCCGGCCGCATCGGCTGCATGACCACGCCGATGCAGGGCAACAGGCTCCCGCCGAACGCCTGGTACGCCGCGGACAACGGCGTCTTCGGCAAGGGCTGGCCCGGTTACGACAAGTGGATGAGGTGGCTCGAGGCCACCGTCGCCGACTACGGCACCGAGCGCCTGCTGTTCGCCACCGCACCCGATGTCGTCGGTGACTCGGAGGCCACGTTCCACCGCTCACGGACGTGGCTCCGGGTCATCCGCAACCTCGGGGCACCAGCGGCGTTCGTCGCGCAGAACGGGATCGAGTCCAACCGCATGATCCCCTGGCGCGAGTTCGACATCCTGTTCCTCGGCGGCAGCCCCGAGTGCCTGCACTGCAACTGGGTCCGGCCCGCCACCGACTTCACGGTCAAGAACTGTCCGCACTGCCGGCACCTGCTCACCGAGTGGAAGCTGGGCCTCGGCGCCCGGGAGCTCACCGCCGAGGCCGTCAGCCGCGGCATCAAGGTCCACATGGGCCGGGTCAACTCCAAGCGGCGCCTGGCGATCGCGATGGAGTTCGGCTGCGCCACGGCCGACGGCACCTACATCGCCTTCGGACCCGACAAGAACCTGCCCCGCATCACCCGCTGGCTCGACGAGCTGGCCGGTGCCGCATGACCAGCAGGACGGCGAAACGGACTCCTACCCCGGCCGAGTTCGCGGCAATGCTCGTCGACACCGACGGGTACGGCGTCGTCTACTCCTCCCGCCAGCGCATCCCCGGTGGGGAGCTGGTGATCAGTAAGACCGTCTACGACTACTACCCCTCAGGGAAGATCCGCGGCCAGGTCCACGAATGCGTCGTGGCACGGATCGACGATCCCAAGCCCTTCTTGACCTCGATGGTGAGAGACCTGATCTGGTCAGCCAGCGAGCTGGCCGAGGAAGCCACCTACAACAACTGGTCCCCCGGCACCGTAGCCAACTGACGTCGAGTCACACACCTCACCCCCTGGCAAACGGCCAGGGGGCTTTCGCTTGCTCATCAAGCGTTTCTGTCCCGGCCCGCATCCCGCCCCAAAAATTTTTCGGAGGACCCACATGTCCGCAGAGACGATGCTCCACCTCAACACCAACGTCCTGGTCGGCAACACCGACGCCCGCGGCAACGCCTGGCACTGGCGCGCCGACCTGCAGGGCATGGAGTCCAACCACTACACCGGGGCCATCCCCGTCGCCGACGTCGTGCGCCGGCTGTTCAACTGGAAGGCCGAGTCCCGCCGGGTCGCCGTGGAGGTCCCCGCGGACTTCGACACCATGACCCACCTCAACGACAACGGCATGCCGATGCGTTGGGACGTGCAGACCGAGCGCCAGGCGATCACCCACGGCCAGACGCACCAGACCTTCGAGCTGTTCAAGGCCGGCTACGCCATGCACCAGTACGAGGAGTGGCTGCTGCAGTACGTCTCCAACATGCTGGGCGACTCCCTCGGCGTCTCCTCCGCCGGGCTGCTCAAGGGTGGCGCGATCGCCTGGGTCGAGGTGTCGGTGCCGGACTCCATCAACACCCCGCAGGGCGTCACCTTCCGGCCGAACCTCCTGGCCACCACGAGCTTCGACGGCAGCTGCGCCACCACCTACAAGCGCACGCTCACCGACACCGTCTGCGACAACACTCGCGCCATCGCCATGTCCGAAGCCTCGCCGACCTACAAGGTCCGCCACTCCAAGGGCAGCAAGGCCAAGGTCCTCGACGCCCGCCAGGCACTGGCGATGGTGCACCAGCTCGCCGACGACTTCGCCGCCGAGATCGCTGCCGCCTGCGCCATGCAGGTCACCACGGTCGAGTTCAACCGCTTCATGGACCTGGCCGTGCCGCTGACCAAGGACGGCACGAAGCTCGAGGGTCGGTCCAAGACCATGGCCGACAACAAGCGCGACCAGATGCTCACCCTGTGGCGCAACGACAAGCGCGTCGCTCCGTGGGCAGGCACCGCGCACGGTGTCATCCAGATGGTCAACACCTGGGCCCACCACGACCAGACGGTCCGCAACGCCACCCGCGCCGAGCGCAACCAGCTCAACACCATCGGCAACGAGTGGGAGAACCTGGACCGCGAGACGTGGTCGCAGCTGCAGCAGGCCATGGCCGGCGCCACCGCGGTCGCCGCATGAGCCTGGTCTGCATCGAGAAGGGCGACCCGGAGCTCGGGGATTGCACCGGGTCGCCCTCGGAGCACAGCTCCCTGACCGGCGCGAGCGTCTTCGTGCGCTGCGACGGTCACTACGAGAAGTACGTCGAGCGCACCCAGCCCCGGCTGGACGCCGTCAACGCCCGCTATCCCGACTCGTCGTTCGCCCCGGACTGGTTCGACCCGACCTACGCCGGCGAGCACTGGGACAGCGACTACTAGCAGCCCGTTCACCGAGCCCCCGGCACATGCCGGGGGCTCTTTGCATGTCCGGAGGTCCGATGTCCGTGCTCACCGACACCAAGCTGGTCGCCCAGTCGGGCAACAGCAAGACCGGCCCCATCCCCGTCACCTACCGCACCGACGCGACGTGCCCGACGACGTGCCCGCTCCTGCCCACCAACGGCGGCGGTTGCTACGCCTCCGGCCGACTGTTCGCGCTCGCCCGCAAGTGGACCGACGACATCACCTTCGAGGAGGCCGTCGCGGTACTGAACCGCGCACCCCGCAACGCCACCCTGCTGCGGGACCGTGTCGTCGGCGACCTCGTCACCGCCGACGGCGAGTTCGACTGGCAGTACATCGAGACGATCACAGCTGCCGCCCAGGCGGTCGGGCTCAAGCCGTTCGGCTACACCCACGCCTGGCGTCTGCTCACCGCGGCCGACGTCCAGCGGATCAAGGCGCTGGGCTACGCACTCAACGCCAGCTGCGAGACCGAGCAGGACGTGCTCGATGCCACCGCGCTGGGACTGCCGACAGTCCTGGCCGGTGACAGCTGGACCGACGGCCAGATGATCGGCGAACGACGGGTCGTCACCTGCCTGGAGACCACCCGCAACCTCAACTGCGCCGCCTGCGGACTGTGCGCCACCGACCGTGCCGCTGTCGTTCGCTTCCCCGTCCACGGCTCGGCCCGCGGCCGGGCCCGCAACACCCTGGCTGCGCTCGTCGCCGCCTGATTCCGAGAAACACCCACTGAGACTAGCCAGTCGGGCTAGTCTCATCATCTGCTCGCCCGGCCAGGCGCGAGCTGAAGGGATCTGCACATGTCCGTGAGCAAAGAGGTTCCGTTCTCCATCGGTCTCGTCACCTTCAACGTCGACCTGCACTCCAGCGTCGAGAAGGACAACCGTGGCACCGGGCTGTCCAACTTCTGCATCGGCAAGCCCGGTGCCGTGCGGCACGAGCCGCTCAAGACCGTCGCCCCGCTGCACTGCCCCGACCTGGGGTGCGGCAACGAGGACCGCAGCTCGTTCGAGAAGTTCAAGAAGCAGGGCAACGGCTGGGTCCACGTGCCCGACGGTGTCGTCATCGACGCGCAGGACACCGTGCCCACCAAGGGCGCGGGCATGCGCTTCACCGGCCACCCGACCAAGGACGTCGACCAGCACATGATCGCCATCGACGCCCCCTACTACCTCGCCTACACCGGCGCTGCCGGTTCGGCCGGGGCCGAGGCCTACGCACTGATCGCCAACTGGGTCGGTGCGAACGGTGACGTCGCCCTGCTCACCAACTACGCCGTCCGCACCGCGCCGGCGATCTACCGACTGCTGGTGAACGACGGAGTGCTGATGCTGCAGAAGGTCTGCTTCCCCTCGGACATGCAGGCTGCGCCGATCGTCCCGACCCAGTTCAACCCCGGGTACGTGCCGATGCTCACCGAGGCGATCCGTTCCAACCTCGACGAGTTCGACCCGGCGAACTGGGCCGACACGCGACGCGCACTGATCGAGGCATACGACTCCCCCGACGCGCCGGTCACCGCCGCGGCCGACGCCCCGCTGGCACCGGTGTTCGACCTGACCGCCGCACTGGCCGCAAGCATCAAGGCACCGGCCGAGGCGAAGTCGGTGCGCAAGCGGGCGCCTCGCAAGAAGGCCGCTGCCTGACACACCGTCACATCACGCCCGGGTCGCTGGAAACAGCGACCCGGGCGAAGCGGTACCCGAGGAGAATGCTGAGGTGGACATGATCGAGGAAATGCTCAAGCAGAAGCCGATGCTGTGCTCGTCGCACCGCAAGCTCGGCACCGACATCGACGCCGTGATCGAACAGCTCTCCGGCAACCACCTGTTCCAGCCCAAGCTCGACGGGATGCGCTGCATCGCGATCGTCGACCATGACGACGTCGGTCTGATCAGCCGCGTCCGGGGCAACATGAGCATCCAGTACCCCGAAGTCGTTGCCGCACTGCGCAAGCTGGGCACCACGGCGGTCCTGGACGGCGAGCTCGTGCACTTCGGCGCCGACGGCAAGCCGGTCTTCAATGCGATGAGTCAGCGCAACAGCCAGCGCCACGGCGCGCGGATCGTCCGGTCGATGCACTCCCTGCCGGTCACCTACGTCGCCTTCGACATGCTGTGGGCACCCAGCGGTGACCTCCGCCGCCGGCCCCTGGAGCAGCGACTGGACGAGCTGGGGCGGTTGGGCCTGTCCGGCAAGCTGCGGACGTGCGTCACCACCGGCAACGGCGTCTGGCTGTGGCGCGAGGTCTGCGAACAGCAGCTGGAGGGACTGGTCGCGAAGAAGTCCGGCTCCCTCTACACCGGCGACCGTTCGTCGAACTGGGTGAAGATCAAGGAGGTCCACCAGGGCTCATTCATCGTCCTGGCCGTCCTGTCCACCACGACCAAGAAGGTCGGCAAGATCGAGGTCTGCGTACTCGCCGACGGACAACCCAAGTCGATGGGTGAGGTGGGCACCGGCTGGACCGACCGGACCCTCGCCGAGGTGTCCCGACGTGCCGCGCAGTACGCGGCGGCGCCGCACGACACCGCACCGGTCGTGGTCGACGTTGCCTTCACGGGGTTGTACTCCGACGGCAGGCTCAAGCACGCTGCCTTCAAGGGGATCCGCGACGACATCGACTGGCGCGACTGCACCGATGAGCAGGAGGGGCTGTGACCGCACGTCGCAAGGACACCGCCGCTCGACTACGAACCGTCGTGGAGGAGCTTGACACGCAGTTCATCGGCCGACGTGAACACATCGTTGCCACCGTGGTCGGGTTGCTCGCCGGCGCGCATTCCTACTGGATGGGTGAGCGCGGGACCGGCAAGACCTCGCTTGCGCACGCGGTCTGTTCCAGGGTCACCGACGCCCGGTTCTTCGACTTCACCTTCGACCGTCAGATGAGCAAGGACGACGTGTTCGGTCCGACCGACATGCGTCGGGTCAACGAGGAAAACCTCTGGGTGCGCAACACCGGCAATCACCTTCCCGGTGCCCACCTGGCCCTCGGCGACGAATTGGACGAGGGCTCCACCTCGACTCTGAACGCTCTTCGCGCGCCCTTGTTGAACCGCCAGTTCTTCAATGGCGACCTCGGCATGCAGGAGATGCCGCTGATCTCCTTCATCGCCGCCTCAAACAGTTCCCTGGACACCACCCGGTTCAACCTCGGCGCCCTTCAGGACCGCTTTCTGCTGCACCTGGTCTTCGAGCCCCTGTCGGCACCGGAAGAACTGCTGCAGCTGATGAGCGCGGTGCCGGACGCAAAGCCGGTCACGACCATCACCCTGAGGGACCTGCTGGCCGCGCAATCGGCAGCCGCCGCGGTGAAGATCCCGGTCGAGGTCGTCGAGGACGTCGTAGCTCTGTACCAGGACCTCACCGATGCCGGTGTACCGGTCTCCAACCGCCGGCTGCGTGAATGCCAGTCACTGATCCGCGCCCTGGCCTGGCTACGTGGTCGCGACCAGGCCGAGAAGCTCGACCTCGAAGTGCTGCGGCACTGCTTCTGGACCGACCCGCAGCACCGCGACGTCGTTCACCAGAAGACCCTCGACGCGGCCGGGCTGACGGCACTGGCCGAGGCGATGAGCCTGGTCCAGTCCTGTCGCCGGCGGCTCAGCGAGCACGGCGGGTCGACCCAGGACCGCTCCCGATTGGGTTTGACCGTCCTGCGGGAACTCGACGAGCTGCGCTCTTCGTTCCAGTGGGAATCCCACTGCCAACCGCTCACGGTGGGCCTCACCCATGAGGTGTTGCGAGCCTGTCTTGATGAGGTCACAGTTATGGCACTGCGAGCCACCGGTTATGACGAGGACTCGGCACGTGAGCGTGCCTCACGGTGAGTACCGTCGAAGAACTCCTGCTGCGGTTCGAGCGACTGGCCGCTCTGGCGTCGCTGTCGACCGACCTGGTGGAACGTGATCGCCTCAGCGATCGGGTTGTCCAACGAGAGGCCGCGCGCGAACCCCTTGTCACTGCAGCGAAGGTCCGTACGGTGGCGCTGGTGAAGGACCTGTTCACAGTTTTCTGGGAACGGCAGCCGCAGCTGCGGCCCGCACACGAGGTGCGACCGGACCTGCGTGGCAATCTTCGGACGCTGTCCTACGTAGTCCGAGCACGCAATACGTACGGCCTCGCACGTTACGACGAGTTCGAGGCGACGTTGGCGACGCTGGCGGTCCTGGAGCACCTCGACCAGCCGGTCGACATGGACGCACTGACTGCCCTCGTGGGCGGCGATGACCTGGACGCGCTGGAGGCGGCACTGGACGCCGCGGAACAGTCCTTCGGGGACGACTCCCCAAGAGAGCTCGGGGAGGTCACCGCCGCCCTCGATGCGGCCAGGACCCGTGCGGCCGAGGAGACGGCATTGGCGATGGCGTGGGGCTTCTCACGTTCGGAGCTGTCCAATATGAGCGTCGCGGATCGTCTGACCCTCACCAAACGACTGTCCACCCCCGCACTGCGCAGGCTTGCCGACGAATTGGGACGTGACGTGACCAGTAACTCCGGAGCCAGCTTGGGAGTTTCGGTCACGCGATCGGGCCAGTTCAGCGACGTGGCGCCGACCTCCGAACTCGAGGACACCCTGCCGTCCCAGCGCGCCCGGTTCGGTACTACCAACCCGGTAGTTCGACTCCTGACACTGCGAGACTTCGCCGACGGCGCGCTGCTCGGGGAGGTGCGGGAGGAGCAAGTGTTCACCCGTGGCCCCGTGGTCGTCCTGGTGGACTGCAGCGAGTCCATGACCAGCCATCACCAGGACGGACTGACCCGCGAGGCCTGGGCGAAGTCGGTGGCACTGGGCGTGCTCGGACACGCACCTGACCGCGAGGTCCACCTGGCCCTGTTCTCCGGCCCGGGTGAGTGGCGCAGCTGGCGCTTCCCCGCCGCTCCGGAGCGCCGCCGCACCGAGGACACTCTGGCGTTCGTCGAGTCGACATTCAGGGGTGGCACCGACCTGGTGGGGGCCGTCGACCGGGCGTTGGGCCTGATCGAGGAGCGAAGCTCACTCACGGAAGCGGACCTGATCGTGATGACCGATGGTCAGGTGTGTCTTCCCAGTCAGTGGGCGATCCGGGTCAATCGACGCAAGGTTGCCCTAAGATCCGCCTTCAAAGCAGTCGTGATTGGCCCCGAGACCCTGGGCGACCTCGATCAGATCTGTGACGACATCCGCACAGTCGAGGAGTTGTGCCGCCCAGGCGACACCGCCAGGGCGCTAACTGGGGAGCACCACGTGGGCGAACAGAGTGGGGAACGCTGATGCAGGCGATCGGGTACCTGGTCCTGTTCTCCGTGCACGGCACGTCCAAGCCGGTGCGTATGGAGCTGGAGCGGGCCAGGGCGTTGTTCGACGACCTCGGCCTCGATCCGAATCACATTCCCGACAAGCTGCACCCGTTCTTCGCTTTCCAGGCGGCAAGCAGTTCCACGACGGTGGATTATTCGAACAAGGATTGGGATTTCCAGCTCCGTGCGCAGGTCTCGCGGCGCGGTGACGAGTTCGAGGACCGTCACGTGATCCGACACGGCGTGAGCCGGCGGACCCGTCGCCCGCAGCCGGCGTTCCTGATGTCGGTGAAGTTCTTCCACGGCGAGAAGGGTCGCGCACCCGAGGTACGCCGCACCGTGGCCGCTGAGCTCCTGGACGCCTCCAACCAGGTCATCGGTGACCTCGCCACCGAGGACCGGCGGGCAGCCAACGAGTGGTGGGCGGCGTTCAACAACCAGTACGAGGAGCTGCAGACACACCTCGCGGCCGACCAGTTGCGCACCGTAATTCGTGACTCGATCCTGGATTCCGACGGAATTCTGATCACCGCTCGCAGCGGTATGTACTTCGTTCCGGCTGAATACAACGACACGATGATCGCTCTGCGGGAATTCGTCGAGCAGATCTCCGAGGAATGTCGCCTTCATCTCATTCCTGTATTCAAGGACCCGAATACTCTAAAACTTATCGCTGACGCCTGGCAGGACTCGGCCGAGACAAAAGGACAGCGTATTCTTTCTGAAATTCAACGAATCACCGTGAAGATGCGTACGCAGCGCACCACCCGCGTCAAGCTGGAAACAGTCACCAAGTACCGCGTCGCCCTGGAGGACTACCAGGTGCGCATCGCCTATTACCGCGAACTGACCGGCGTCCCGACACCTGCAGGTGTCGCTGCGATCGCCCGGACCATCGACGAGGAAGTCGCCTACATGCAGACCCGGATGCCGAAGGGGCCCAAGTGAGCGAATACCCCACCACCTGGGACGACTACATCGGCCAGGCCAAAGCCAAACGCGCCCTGCGGATCGCGGCCGAATCCGCTCGACTGCGCGACGTGCCCATGTGCCACGTCCTGATCACCTGCCCCGACGGAGGTGTCGGCAAGACGGCACTGGCGACCCTGGTCGCGATGCAGTTGGGCTCCCGGCTCGAAACCATCTCCGAGCCGCCGGACCCGACAAAGTTCCGGTCCCTGATCCTGGGCATGGACGACGGTGACGTCCTGCTGATCGACGAGTTGCACCGCTTCGCCAAGGTCCAGTACCTCCATCACCTGCTGCAGGACGGCCTCGTCACCGGCCGCGACGGCGTCCTGGAGCCGGCTCCGGCAATCACCGTGATCGGCGCGACCACCGACGTCCATGACCTGCACGACACGATCGTCGGTCGATTCCAGATGCGACTGGACCTCGAGCCGTACACCACCGAGGAGGCGGTCGACATCGCCAAGGTGATGAGTCGCCAGATCTTCGACGGCCTGCGCTTCCCCGACGACCCGTGCCTCGAAGACATCGTCGAGGCGACCAACCACAATCCCCGCGCCATCAAGCAGTTGTTGTCCACCATTCGTGACGAGGCGCTGGTCGGCGAGACGGAGTGGGAGGAGGGCTACGGCTGGGTCATCGAATCCGCGCTGGACACCTGCAACCTGCGTCGCGACGGCCTGCGCGACGAGCACCTCGCCTACTTGCTGCTGCTCAAGCGCATGAACGGCCAGGCCGGACTGGTCAACCTGGCCAAGCAGCTCGGCGGCAAGAAGGCGGTCGAGAAGATCGAGCGGCTGCTCTTTGCCCGCGATCTTGTCGAGCCGACATCCAGTGGGCGGCAGCTCACCGCCGACGGTCGGGACCGAGTCCGACACGAATCCGACACCCTGGCCGCTTAGCACAACCGTCTGCCAGACTGACAGCTTCAGCACGAAGGAGATTTGCGGATGCCGCCCAGCAAAAAGATCGTAGCCGCCGTCGTACCGGTGGAGGTTGACCCTACAGAGGAGCTGCGCCTGTCGTTGCGCAGTAGTCTGGATGCTCTGAAGGCAGTGAACCTGCGTCGCTACCGCGGCGAGACCCGAGACGGTGTGCGCGAGCTCCGCACCGCGACTGAAAAGCTGCTTCAGTCCATCTGAAGCCCCCGATAGGTCCAGCGGCTTGACCGACCGCCCGCTCCGCAGCCACGGGGCACCGCCTGAGGGAACCGTTTTCAATGCCCAGAGTCACCCGAAAATCAACGCTCGTGAACGTCAGCAAACACCTGGACGACGCCCGACGGATCAAGAAGCAGCTCGATGCGCTCTATCCGGACATGCGTAAGGTCCCGCTGAAGGACCGCCAGGCGATCACCGATGCCAAGGCGAGCATCGAGAACATGATCGCGATGCTGCAGCAGTTGATGGAGCAAGAGTTCGGCAACGGCAGAGTCGAAGTCGAGTGACGAAACGAGCCCCCGGCCGGGACAACCGGCCGGGGGCTCGTTTCGTTGAGGGGTTGGGCTACACCGGGATGGGCACTTCCGGCGTGCACGGGCGCGCCCGGTCGGCCAGCTCCCCCACCATCCGGAAGTCCTGCCGCAGGACGCGCTGCATCGCGCTGTCGCGCAGACCCTGGGCCGGGTGGAACAGCGGCAGGAACGTGCGTCGGCCGCGGTGGAAGGGCCGGCCGTGCACCGAGTTGATGCGGACGTTCGGGACGAACGCCTGGGCAGCGGTGCGACCGCACAACAGAATCAGTGCGGGGTCGACGATCTCGATCTCCTGGTGCAGGTACACCCGGGAGGCGCGGACCTCCGCATCCGACGGCGCACGACCACCGGGCGGCTGGAACTTCAGGACATTGGTCAGGAAGACGTCGCCGCGGGTCATCCCGACATCGGCCAGCAGCTGCTCGAGCGAACGGCCGGACGCACCGACGAACGGCCGGCGCTGGTGGTCCTCATCCGCGCCGGGGGCCTCGCCGATCACCATCACCTTGGCGTCGCACGGACCCTCGCCCGGCACGAAGGACGCCCGGGTCGAGAGATGGACGAACCGGGGGTTGGCGATCAGGTGGCTGTAGAGGTAGCGCAGTGCTTGGGTCTTGTCCTGCATTCCGTCCTTCTCCTCCATGCGGTGAACTGACTGGCTGTCAGATCTACTGCCGTGACCAGCGCCGCAACTGCATCGCGGTGACACCGGGGCGGTGCACCACTTCCTGCAGCAGGGGGCGCCACATGCGGGCGTGCGGGCCGTGCGCGAGCTGGAGATGGCAGTCGTGCCACGGGGACCACCCGAGGCTGACCAGGTTCTCCACGACGTGCAGGCCCCCTTGACTCCGGAACTCAATGTGGTGCAGACAGACGTTCTCGTCATGGCGTCCGCACAGCCGGCACTTGAGGCCGTCCCTCTCGTGCACGAGCTCGCGGATCGCCTTCGGGACCGCCCGGGTCTCCTCATCCCCCCGGGGTGTCAAAGCCCATCCCGAGGTCCTCCTCCTCGCCGATGGCGGACAGCTGCATGGCCGGGATGGCGTCCACGTCCTCCAGCACGTCCTTCACCAACGCGATCGCCGCCTCGCGGACGGCGTCCAGCTCGTCGTCGTACTGGTCCCCGTAGGGCACTCGCAGCGAGTGGGAGTGGACGATGCCGTTGGCCTTGAGGTCCCGGTCGGGCACGACGTAGACGACGGTGACCGCATCGACATCGAACTCCACCGAGGCGATGACCGGTCCCCTGGCCACCTCCGGTCGCGGCCCCTCGATCGCGCGCAGCTTCACCGGCGGAACCGTTCGACGTCGAAGTCCCAGTCCACGACCACGCCGTCCTTGGCCTTGAACTTGTGCACGCGGCGCATCTCGCTGGGCCGCTGCGGGTCGGGCTCGAAGGCGACGTTGACGCACACGGCCTCGATGATGATCTTCACCATCTCGTCCATCTGGTAGACCGCATCGTCGAGCGGGATCACGCTGCTGGTGATCTTGGCGACCGTGTGCTTGATCGGCTTGCCCTCGAAACAGATCTCCGATTCCGGGGCCCGCTTGGTGAACGGCATCTCCAGCGGCGTGACGGCCGGAGTGTTCGGCGGGGCCTCGTCGTAGGAATCCTTCTCCACCGGTCGCAGGTGCCGGGAGCTCGGCGGCGGGGTGGTGGGGTCGTAGGGGTTCTCGTAGCTCATGGCGGTCACGATGTGCCTTCCTGATTCGCCGCCGGCTCGGGCCGACGGGGCTTCTCGTAGGGAAAGGTCCGTTTGCATCGGTCGCAGATCCACCAGGGACACCCCGGGGACAGCGTGTAGGTCGAGTACTCGTCGCCGGACTTCAGCTTGTTCTTGCGCGGGGGCCGGCAGTGCTCGAAGCAGCACTCCCCGGGGGCCCAGGTGCCCAGCCGGTCGTAGAGGCCCGGCCTGCCGGTGGCGCACAGGTAGCAGAACTCGTTCTCTTTCGGTTCATCACACGCGTCCTCGTAGGTCTTGTAGCACTTGCGGCAGCCGTGGCGATGGAGTCGCTTCTCAGCCACTCGTCTCCAGCAGGTGGCCTCGGGTCTCGAACCACTCGCTGTAGACGGCCTGACGTCCGTCCCCGCGGGCCCGGGTCAGTCGGTTGACCCAGGGCTCGTGGCCCTGGGGCGCTCCCTGCTCGGCGGCGACGGCCTCGGCGATGGACTTGGCGATGTCCACGACCCGGGGCTCGGTGCGGACGTACTTGTGCCGGGCCTCGGCGACCCACGCGGCAGAGACGCACGCGGCCGGTGAACGCTCCAGGCGCTTGTGCTTGAGGAACTCCACGACCAGGTGCAGGTTGTCCCAGGTGAACAGCTCCGGGTCGTGCGCGATACGCCGTTTGACCTTGGACGCCTCGATCATGAGGGCGCGGAACCGCGGCAGCTCCTCGGGCGGACACCACCCGAGCTCACCCTCCACGTACTCGCAGAACGCCGTGGCGGTACGGAACGGGGCGCTCACTGCTCGCCCCACTTCTGGAACCGCACCGACTCGGCGCCGTTCTCGAAGGCGTACTGGTAGGCCCAGGCCCGGTCGGCGAACACCGTCGCAGTGACCGGGCTCCCGTGGGACAGCACGACCCAGCAACCCTCCGTCGACCCGTCGCTCACCATGACGCGTGCGCCATCAGAGCCTCACGGATGAAGTCGTCCATCTTCTGGCCACGCTCGTGGGCAGCACCGAGGCAGTACTCGTAGTCCGCGCGGTCCATCTCGATCTGACTGACCGTCACCGTGGTCGAGGTGCGGAGATTGACGATGGTCATTTGGGACCTCCCATCCGAAGTTGCTTGGGCGCGGTCTCCTGGCGACGCAGGTCGTCCCAGGAGTGGCCGCGGAACTGCAGGAAGTTGTGCTGCTGCGCCTTCTTGGCGTGGGTGGTGTTGTCGTCGACCAGGGCCAGGGTCAACAGATCCATCTGCAGGCTGGCCACGGTGCCGACACCGCCGTGGCGTGACTTGAGCACCTGCATGCGGACCTTGCCGGTGGGCTGGGCGACACCGTCGACCTGCTGGGCGTCGTCCGGCCGGAACACCGCGATGACGAAGTCCGCGGTCTCCTCCACCGCACCGGAGTCCCGCATGGAGTCCAGGTCGACGGGGCGACCCGCCTCGACGCCACGGTTGACCTGGGTGGGTGCGATGACGACCAGGCGGTGCGACTTCGCCTCCGCCTTGAGCTGCATCACCGCGTTGGTGGTCTTCTCGTAGGGCGAGCCGCCCTTCTGGCCGCGGGCGTAGTACCCGAGGTAGTCGATGAAGGCGATCTCGGGGACGGCGCCCTTTTCGATCGTGTACTCCTCGACGAGGGCCTTGAAGTCCCTCTCGCCGAGACGGTTCTCCTCGCAGATCATCAGCCGGTCGAATGCCGCAGCGATGTCCTCGTCCTTGGCTTCCGGGTACCAGAACAGGTAGATCCGCTCGAGCCGGAGGATGATCTCCTCCTTGGTCATCTCGAGGGTGATGAAGAGGACCCGGCGGTGCAGCAGGTGCATGGCCAGGTTGCACAACACGAGCGTTTTTCCGGTGTTGTGGACGACGAAGCCGTTGGCCAGGAAGTTGTGGGGCTCGTCGGCCACCTCCAGGTCGTAGGTCTCCTCCAGGCCGAACGGTTCAATCGAGATCACGCGCTCAGTTACGACTCGTAGCTGGACGTTGCCCGTCGTGCCTTCCTCGGCGTGCAGTGCCGCGTGCTGCTCGTGCGTCAGCAACGCGAGGTTGCTGATCTCGTTGTTCTTCTCGTCGTGGTCGATGTGGTGCACCGCCCAGACGTCGGGATCGAAGAACTTGAAAGACGCCGCCTCCTCGGGACACAGGCGCAGCACCGTCAGGAAGTCCGACAGCGTGACGCCGTTGTGGTGTGCCTCGTAGACCAGGCGGTGCAGCGGGACGGAGTTGCCGCCGGCCCTGACGTTGCGGCGGTTGCGGTACGGGTGGTGGATCAGCCCGGACCGGTAGAAGTAGTGCTTGCCCTTCTTCTGTCGCCCGGCCGCACCACGGTGGCCGCGGACGTGGACCTCGTCGTCGACCTTGAGCTCGTCGAGTCGCAGCCACCCGCGCTCGGTGAGGAACGGGTGCTCGTCGGTCGCCCGGATGGTTCGGCCGGTCTCGGTGGTGACGGTGTAGGTCTGCTTGACGCCGCTGCGCCAGGCATCGACCAGGCGCCCGAGCCGGATCTTGCCCTCGACCTCGCGCTGCACGTAGGTCGGGATGGACCGGTTCCACTTCCTGCCGCCGCCCGGGGCCCCGCCGTTGAAGCGGTGGACCAGGTCAGCCAGCTTGATCGTGAACCCCTTACCGGCCCGATTGACGGCGATCTCCGCGTCGCCCTGGATGCAGCCAGTCTTTGCGGCCAGCACGAGCAGCTGGCCCGGCAGCATGCCGGGCTCGAGGACGGCGTCGATCTGCTTGTAGCCGAGCTTGATGCCGTGCGGGTTCTCGGCCTTGTACGCGCGGTAGGAGGCCAGGGACTCGGCCACGGTGTAGAGCCGGCGCCCTGAGCTGGACAGGAGCAGACGCTGGACGTCCTGCCAGGTGTGCCCGGCATGCGGATGCTCACGACGCCACCCGTCGTTGGCGTCGGCGGGGATCGGCAACAGGTACGCCGACCAGTCGCACTTGGGCAGTTCCTCAGGCAGGGTGACGATCCGCGCCCGGCTGCCGAGCTTGTCCTTGATCCCCTGGGCGGCGCGCTTGCCGGCGTCGTCGGGGTCCAGCGCGATGTAGATGCGCTTGACGTCCTCGAAGAACGGGATCCATTCCTCGGCGAAGGTGCCGGTGCCGGGGATGGCGACCACGGCGGCGTTACGCAGGCGCAGGTCCGGGCAGGTGGCGAGGTGCTGACGCAGCACCATGGCGTCGAACTCGCCCTCGGTGATGATGGCGTCCTCGGCACCGGACAGCTCGTCGCGGCCGAAGAGGTCCGCCCCCATGCTGGGACTGGTCCAGTACTTCCCGCCCTTGAAGCCGTCCTCGGGCCAGATCCGACCGCGGATCTGCGACACCGAGGAGCGGTGGGTGTAGGGGATGAGCAGGTGGCGGAAGAAGAACTCCTTGGTCCGCCCGTCCTTCTCCTGCATGAGGCCAGCCGTGCGCAACTGCTCGTCGGTGTACTGGCCGGGGATGCCGTTGGCCAGCGACCACCCGTTCCCGACCCAGCCGAGCTTGCGCTCGATGACGGTCTCCGGGGACAGGCCCCGCTCGTCCATGAGGTAGGTGAGCAGATCGTCGTTGTTGGCGAGCATCTGCATGCCCAGCTCGGTGGCCTCCTCGAGGATCTTGCGGCGCGAGCCGTCGTACTCGACCTTGCCGGGCCTGGGGTCGTCCCCGAAGTGCTCCTGCAGCAGGTAGGTCCCACCGCGTGAGTCGCAGACCTTGCAGTTTCCGGTGAGGATGTTGTCCTCGAGGGCGAAGGTCTCGGTGCCCGGGACGATCGCGCAGTAGACGGTCTCGGTTCGGGACGTCGGGCAAACGTCGGTGACACGCCAACGGACCTTCGTCGCGTGCCCCCCGACCTGCTCGTTGAACCGGGCACGGTGCGCATTCCGCAGGAAGAAGTCAGGCCACAGAGTGGTGCCGTGAAGCTGCACCCGCATGACCTCGTGCGCGGGCGCGATCTTGCTGGCCTTCATCAGGTAGGTCGAGATCGGGCCGGTCACGATGCCGAGCCGATTGGCGATGTCACGCACGCACTGCAGTGCGGCTGGGTCCGTCGAGTCGATCGCGAACGAGGTGCGGTTGACGGTGCCGTCGGTGGCGAAGTACCCCATCAGCCAGCCGAGCAGGTCGGAGTCCGACCAGGTTTCCAGGTCCGGCAGCTGCTTCCATGCTGGGTCGAGTCCGTTGACCCGGATGCCCTGCACCCCGCCAGCGGTCGGTTCGAGGTCGACAACGGTGCCATAGGACTCGAAGTGGCGCAGGAGTTCCTGCTTCTCCCCCCACAGAGCGACGTGATGTCCGGAACCGTCGCCGAAGTACACGCCTCGCGCGATGCACCGGCTCGACGCGACCCGGTGCTGCTCGGCGATGACGGCGTCGAGCTTGGCTCCCACGCGCAGGTCGCGCGTCAGCACCTCGTACCCGTCGACGATCCAGCGGTGCTGGTCCGTGGCGTACAGGATCTTCTCGCGACGGTTGCGGGTCAGCTTGATCGCCCAGAGGCGCTGACGGCCGAAGTCACGAATCTTCGCGTGAACCCATTGGCCACCCGACGTCAGGAGTTCGGCTTCCTGGTCCGCGACATCAGCGATCCGTCGAGTGCCTCCACGCGTGATGACGCCGGTGTCGCCGGCGAGGCAGTGGTAGTAGCCGTCCTCGACGGAGACGTAAAGCTTCAATTTCCTGGAGCCGGCGTCCTCGCCGCAGCCGATGAAACAAGGCATCGCAATCTCGCGACCACCGGACACCGACTTGCCATGAAAGCCCTTGCTGGAAAGGTAAGCGACGACATCGAGATCACTCACCACGCCACCCCCGGACCACGGCAACCGCTTCGGCCTCAGTTGCACAGTTCTTCCGCATGACGGCCCCGTCGTTCATCCACGCCGCCTTCCAGGCGCCATTGATGCGGTCGAAGCTGACACCGCGATACTCCGACGTCGAAGCGTCTCGATGGCCGATCTGGTTCTGCATGTTCCGCTGATGCGTCACCACCAGCAGGTTCGAGCGGCGGTTGTCGAGCTTGTTGCGGTTGTCGTGGTCGACCACACGGCGGTCGCCGGGCTGCAAGCCGCAGATGTCGCGGTGCAGATAGCCTCCAGGCGCCTCGTGACCCCGGCGACGCACCGGATTGCGCATGACGTAGCCGTTCTTGCCCACGAACCACCGATGCGTGACGAACAGCGCGACGTCCTCGTCGTCGACGAGCACGATGTGCGGCACATCCTTCCGCCACACGACGAACTCAGGCACCGGTCCTCCTCCCGAATGATCCTCAAAGCTGGCTTCGGGCATCATTTTCTTGAGCCCTGTCAGATCAAGCGTTCTGCGGTTGAGCGCTGAAGCGCCCCCAAAATTTTTCGCTTCGTCACTTCAATGGTGCAGCAATTCCAGAGCGGAGATCAGAATCCGCACCCGGTCCGGAACCGTGGTATGACGACCCGTCAGAACGGTGGCGCTTCCTGGCTGCCGCCTTCCATGGACGGGATCACCTCGGCGACCTCCTCCCACAACTTGGCGGGGTCCTTGCGGTCGGGCACCTTGCGGATGGTGATGTCCGCGGGCATGCCGGTGAGGTCGTCGGTGTCGAGGTTCATGCCGACCGGGACCTCGCGCTGCAGGATCGCCTCGGCCCAGTTGCGGAACTTGTTGTCCGGGTGATTGGTCAGGCGGGCCTCGCAGGTGCCCTTGACGCGACGGTAGCTGCCGTCGGCGGGGTTGCGGGTCTCATGGTCCTGGACCTCCCACCACCACTCCAGCAGCAGCTTGGTCTGCTCGATGCCGGCGTTCTTGCCGTCCTTGGGGGTCCAGCGGATCTCGCGGGGCTCGATCGACTGCAGGACTGCGCGGTAGATCTTGTCCTCGTCGAGGCTGAGGTCTGGCTGTTCTTCTACTCCGAATTGCATGGGGACTTCTTTCCAGCAGTGGGCGGTCAGGCGGACTTCTTCTGGCGCTGCAGGAAGCAGGTGCAGCAGATGTGGTTGCGGGCCTTGATGAAGGCCACGCGCAGGTAGCTCTCGACCTTCACGGGGCTCAGTGGCTCGCCACCGGTCAGCTCCACCGGGGGGACGGCCTTGATGTCGTTGCCGCACTGGCTGCAGTTGGCCGGTCGGTCACCCGGCGCGGGGGTGGACAGCTTGGGCTTCTCGGCCGGAGCCGCCGACGCGGCGGGCTCCTCGACCGCGGCATTGTTGGCTGCGACCTGCTGGGCCTTCTGCCCGATCTCCCCGGTGGTGGTGTTGACCGGCTCGCCGGCGTCGGTGGTCGGGGACTCCCAGGAGTGCAGACCCCCGTGGTCCTTGTCCCAGACGCACAGATCGCCGCCGTCGGCCTTCATGCACTGCGGCAGGTTCGCCGCCTCGTTGAGGTCGTCCTCGGTGAAGGTTTCTGACGCTGCGTCAGTCAGCTCGTCGTCCACGTTCACTGGCGCGGACTTGGAGTCGCCGGAGGACGGCACGGCATCCTGAACAGGGCCGTCCGTCGAGCTCGGAGACTCCGTACCGGAGGTCGGCGACGCATCGTCCGGGGGCGTCTCGGTCTTCGCAGTAGCCGGGGCGTCGGTACCGGAGTCCTTCGCCTCGGTGATCTCCTGCCACTTCTTCAGTCCCCCGGCCTTGTCGATGGCCTCGATGAGCTCGGACTTCAGGGCGTTGCCCTTGGGGTTGAGCCCCATGTCGCGGGCGATGGTGACCAGTTCGACCTTGCTGCGTGAGGCCAACGGTGCCTCGGCCGGGGACTGCTGCGGCAGCGGTCCGCCCGACAGCGGGCCGACCGGGGCCGCATCGGTGACCGGCGGTGCACCGAAGGAGTCGGTGGCCGGCGGGATCTCGCCGATCTCCGCAGCGTTGGCGCCGGCCTTGTCCAGCTCGGCGATGCGCTCGTTGAGGCGGTCGAACAGGCCGAGGTAGTCGTTCTCGGAGAACGTCACCTCCATCCAGTCGGGCATGATGCCCAGTCGATCCTTGAGGAACGGTCGTTCCGGGGTGGCCTTGAAGGTCAGGCCCCGCTTGCGGACCCGCTGACCGTCGACGGCGGCGTAGTAGCCGCCCATGAAGCAGGCGAGGTCGAGGTCGTTGAAGATGGTGTCCTTCGTCGACCCCTGCAACTGCAGGGCGAGTTCCTGGCGCTCGGAGGCCTGGTCGCCGACGCCCTCCTTGATCGTCTTCTCCTTGTAGTGGCAGTTGACGATCACGTTCATGTCGAGGTTGAGCAGTCGGGTGGTGAGCATCTGCATCTTCGACTCGAGGTATCCCCACGCCTCGTACCCGCGGAAGGACTCGGCGTTGGGGTTGCGCTGCAGCCACTCGTCCTGGACCAGTCGGGCGTAGCTGTCCAGGGTGTCGACGCACACCGTCTGGAACTGGCGCTGGGCCCAGGGGCGCATGTTCTCGGTCTTGAGGAAGGCCAGGGCGTCGAGCATGTCCTGGCTGTTCTTGATGCGGGTGTAGGCCGCTCCGCGGTCGGCGGTGGAGGCCATGCCGCCCTCGCAGTCGAGGAACAGCGTCAACGGCCAGTAGGTGGCCATGCGGGTCTTGCCGATGCCGGGACCGCCGACGACCAACATCTTCAGCCGGGCGGTACCTCCTGGGGCGAATTGCTCCAGGCCGGTGCGTTGGATCTTCAGTCCCATCAGCCGATCACCGGCCGCGGGTTCGATGGATTCATTCCGTCCCGTTCCTAAGCAGTCTTGAGTGGGTCACCGTGAAGGGCGTCAGGCAGTCCGCCCCCGCACACGGCTCGGTAGCTGCAGAAGTGGCAGTTCTCGCCAGAGATGGACAGCGGGTAGATCTCGTTCTTCACGGCTGCGGCCATCTGCTCCACGGCGAGCGTCAGTCGCCGGTAGTCGATCGGCCCACGCCAGCCGGCGTCGACGAACTTCATCTTGTGCATGTCGATCCAGGTGGCCCGACGCCCGGCGCCATGGAATCGCTCGTACAGATCGGTGCCCCGGTCCTCGCCGAAGCCGTCCTCGCCGCGCCAGCCGGTCCAGAACTCCTTCTTCGTGGAGGCGTAGCAGTTGTGCTGGACGACACCGGCACCCACGTAGGTGCTGGTGCCGGTGGTCATGTCGACGAGGTCCTGCTCGCCGACGGACTCGATGGCGACGATCCTGACTTCGGAGATCACGCGGACCGTGGTGTTGTCGAGGTCCTCGACCTTCCGGGCCAGGGCCGGTCGGATGGTGGCGGTGAAGGCCACACGCGTGGACTTGTCGCCGATGAGCTCGACGGACTTCGCACCGACCCGACCTTCGAAGCCGAGCTGATTGAGGTGCTTGGCGATCGACTCAAGGACAGCGAAGTCCTTCTGGTAGAAGCTGATGACGTTGCTGTTCGTGCCCCTGCCGCCGTCGGTGTCGTACATTCCCGCAAGCCATCCGGCGACGTAGTCGTCACTTTCGGCCGCGCGCTCACACATGCTGCGGATCTGGTCGACGGCTGTCACCGAGTGCGTCCGCAGCCCGGCCATGGGATTGCGCTGCCAGCCGCGACCGTCCGGTTCGCGGGTCCAGTCGAAGACCTGAACACCGAACTCGCGAAGGAAGGCGCGAAGGCGATCGAGGATGTCGGCGTCTGCGACGCCGACTCCGATGGTCCAGAAGGGAGTGTGTCCGGTGGGCCGGCTGATCGACCCGTCGCCGAGTGTGGCGCCAGCGATGTACCCGGCCATGTAGTCGGCGCTGCAGTAGTCGATCTCCCGCGGCTCCGGCATCACCTTGAAGACCTTGATGCCGGCGGTCTTGCGTCGAGGGTTGTCGAGGTTCTCGACGAGGTCCTCGACCGTCCGCCACGCCCATCCGCCCTCGCGCTGGGCCAGGAGCCGGTGTCCGGCGCCGACGGTGAACTCGGTGCCGTCGTTGCAAGCCACCCGGAACGCAGGCTTCCGCGTGCGCCAGATGGCGTTGACGGTTGTACGACGCCAGTGACGACGACGGACGCCACCGTCAGTTTCCACGGGTTCCTCGTCGACACCCATGATCGTGTCGCCGACAGCCAGCTCACCGAACGGCTTCCAGCTGTAGTCACCCATGAGGATCGGGGTCTCGGGCGTTGCGCAGTAGCTGGTGAACTGGATGTTGTGCCGCAGGTACTCCGGCCGACGCATCGCGGACTTCCAGTCGTCGATGCACACCGCGGCCAGGCGGCGGTGGAAGCGGACGAGCAGTCGGTCGACCGTGCCGGCGATGATGTGCGGCTCGCCGAGGTCCTCGTCCCATGTGCCGTCGATCGGGACCGCGAAGCCGAACTCCAATGCGAGCATCTCGTGGTCGTCGTCGCGGATGAGCTCGGCGTACTGCTTGATCGCCTCGATGCCGCGGGCCCGGCACTCCCCGTAGGAGCGCTTGGGCAGCCACCCGTCGGCAGGGACCGGGTCGCAGATCGCCTCGATGTTGGCCGGGTGCCAGTAGTGGATGAACGAGGCGAGGGCGCGGGCCAGCGCCTCCTCGAAGGGGACGCCCTCGGCGCGCAGCCGCTCGAGGACCTGCAGTGCGTGGTGCAGGACGGAGCCGTACGCGGCCCCGCTGTTGGTGCGCCCCGGAACTCCGTTGCGGCCGAGGCCGTAGGCGTAGGCGCACCGCGCGTAGGACTGCAGGTCGGATGGATGGAACCTCAACTGCTCTGCACACCGCCCCGTGACGAGCCGTCAGATGGTTCCCTCCGGGAAGGCTGGACGCAGAAAAGGGGCCACACGAGGCCACGCCGGAACACGCCCAGCTGGCTGCTGGGCTGCTCGTGACGTGGTGCTTCGTGTGGCCCCTTCGGCGACCGCGCCGCCTGGCGCCAGGATCCGTGACCGAGCCGCGGACCCCGTCAATCCGGGGTGAACCGGACTGGGATGACAGGAACCGTACGCCCCGGCCACGAACAGGTGTCAAGCCCGGTCGGCGAGTCCCTGAAACCCGTTCGCCGGTCGGGTTTCCGTCCTCTGCGGCCGGTGGTGTCAGGTGGGGCGCAATGGGCTCCGGTGAACCCCGGAAACCTATAGTGCACAGCGAAAACGTCAGTTCCGACTAGAGTCGGGATCATGGAGACGGGCGCGGTACGAAACTCTCAAGCTGTCTCGGGACTTTTGTCTGATGATCCGTTGCGGGTGTCGGAGGGCCCGGCTAGGTTCTCCCGGGTGACGACGCGGTCGGGGGTCCGGGAGGACGCCAGCGAGGGCGAGCTGCAGGACGCGCTGAACCTCGCCGTGACGGTGTTCGGCCGGCGTGCGGTGATCACCGCGCTGAGACACGTACACCTCTTCGATCATCTGCGCAAGCGGGCCCGCGACCAGCTCACGATCGCCGAGACCGCCCATGCCGCCGGCGTGGAGTTCCTGCTGCACTTCAAGGTGTCGCCGCGCCCGAAGGCCGGGGACCGGGTGGTCATCTCCACCGAGATCCCGCCGGAGCAGCTGACGCTGCCGCCCACGGTGAGCTAGAAGTCCCCCATGACGGCCTGCGGGATGTCACGCAGGGCGTTGGCCTGGAACGTCCAGGTATGGGTCAGGGTGTAGCTCGGCTCCGCGACGCTGATGGATTGCTGGGAATAGCTCGGGCGCACGATCGCGGCGAGGAAAACCCCGGTGTAGTAACCGCGGTCGTCGTTGAGCCAGCCCTGGACCAGGCCCTCGGCCAGCGGCCAGCGGTACTGGACGAGTGTCTGTCCGGGGTCGAGGACCGCGCAGTGCCCGACGGCGGGCATCTCCACGAAGCCGTAGCCGAACAGCAGGGCGGTGCTCGAGCTGAACTCGCCCCACCCGCTGGTGAAGGACAGCGCGGTCACGGTGACCTCGCCGCCGGCGTTGGCCTGGTGGTGCGCGATGTCGGCCCGGCGGGCCTCCATGGCCCTGAACGGGTTCTGGATGATCGTCATGAACTGATCAGCCCGATGCTCTTGAGGTAGTACTGCGTCTCGGCCGAGAGCTTGCTCGCGTCGATGACCCAGTTGCTGAACGGGTCGGTGCCCAGCCAGTTGGTCTCGAGGTCGTAGGTGTAGCGCCCGGTGCTGACGTCCAGGGTGCAGTTGATCGAACGGACGTAGTGCAGGTAGGACTCCCCCGTCATGCGCTCCCAGATCCGGACCTGGTCGTCGACCTGGATGGCCGGGTTGCCGGGGCAGGTGGCCGTACCGACCCGGTAGAGGAACATCTCCCGGACGCTGATCAGGTCGGCCATGATCTGGCACTCCTGGTCGGTGCTGAAGTCCTGGTCGATGTAGAGCCGGACCCGGCGCATCCCGCTGGGGTGGGGGTTGAAGCCCGGCGCCAGACCGCCGACGGTGCCGGAGGTGTCGGCGACGAAGTTGCGTTCGCGGACGTTGCGACCGGAGAGTTTGACCTTGTACGCGAGCAGGGTCGTTTCCTCGTCGAGCTCGACGTACTCCTGCACGCGGCCGACGTCCTCACCGGCGTCGGACTGGCTGACGTAGTTGCCGGGCTGCCAGATGTTGGGTGAGCGCCAGACCGCGCCGCCGCCCTCGTCGATGTAGAAGATGTAGCCGACGATGTCGCGCACGAAGCTGATGACGTTCATCAGTGGCTGCTTGTCGAAGTTGCCCTTGTCCAGCTTGGTGATGCTGGCGGTGCCGGTCTGCTCGAGGTCGCCCCACACCCGCCCGGCCGGCAGGACAGGGTCCGGGGCGTCAGGAGTGAACACGGCGCCGTTGCCGTCGCTCTGGGTCTGGAAGTTCAGGCCGGTGTTCGCCTCCGGCCAGTAGAAGCCGCCCCAGGCACACACCCACTTGACGATGTCGGTGAGGTCGGCGTAGTTGCCTTCCAGGTGGGTGCGGACCAGGCCGGTGGCCGGGTCGGTGTCCGGGACCATGGTCGTGGTCACCGAGCTGACCTGCATGGCGCACAGGCCGGCGCGCCATTTGTAGTCACCCAGGCCGCTGTTGGTCAGGGAGGTGAAGGTGACCCGGACCCGCTGGGCGTTGGCGATCGCCGCGGGCAGCTGGATGACGGCGTCGGAGTCCTTGTTGACGGTGACGGCGTGGACGAAGGGGATGTCGCTGCCGTTGTTGATGACCTGGCCGTTGATCTTCTTGCTGTAGGCGGGGATCTTCTGCGACCCGAGCCAGTTGGCGCCGTCGCTGACCGAGATGTAGATCCGGTAGGGCCCGCCCCAGACCTTGAGCCGTACTGCGGTCAGGGTGCGGCTGCTGAAGGTGCCGGTGATCCACTCGTAGCCGGGCTTGGACCAGCACCCGGTCGAGAGCCAGTAGGTGGTCAGGCTGGTGTCGAAGGCGTGGGAGCCGTAGTGCCCGAAGACCCCGCCGTTGCGGTCGACGTACTCGTACTTGCCGTCCTTGAGGCCGCGTCCGACGAAGGTCTTGTTCGAGTCGTTGCCGTAGGTCGGCCAGGCCCAGGTCAGTTGCGTCTGCGGGATGTTGGGGTTGTTGACGGAGTGGACCGGATCCCATTCCAGTGGGTAGTCGGTCTCACGTGGAATGACCGGCGGGAACGCGATCTGGTCGAGCAGCAGCCGCCCGAGGTCGCGGCACTGGATGGTGATCAGTCCGTCGTGGGTGAACTCGACGTCGTCGATGAGCCAGACGCCGCTGGCGTACATGTGCGGGTCGCCCTCGGGGGCGATGGAGTAGTCCGCGCCGTAGCCCTCATAGGTGCGGATGACCCGGTCGGGGACCAGGACGCTCTGCCACTCGTTGGGGTCGAGGCTCCAGCGTTCGCTGGCCTCGGGGTCGACGCCGTAGTTCGGGGTGTACCAACCCTCGCGCTCGAAGTACTGGTCGTCCTCGGGGACCTCTCCCATCGGGAGGATCTCGCAGTTCCACAGCGTCAGCGTCATGGTGGCGGCATCGGTGTCGACGCTGCGGCTCCATGTCATCGACTTGATGTTGGGCAGCTCGATCGGGACGTGGGACTGCCCGAAGGTCGCAGTGGTGAAGTTGCCGAGGCCGTAGCGCTGGACCCCGTTGAGCATCGTGAACTGGTACGGGACCTTCTTGATCGACAGCTTCTGGACGGTGGCCCGGCAGCGGGGCGCCTGGGTGCCGGTCTTGTCCCCCGAGACCCAGGCCTGGGCGGTGTCGTTGTCGACGATCCTCACGAGACCCTCCGGGTGAGAAAGGTCCGGGCCTGGTAGGTGGCGCGCCAGGTCTCCTTGGCCGAGGGCCGCTGCTCGGTGATGTTCAACTCGATGAACATCACTTCCCAGGTGCGCTGGAAGTGGTCGCGCACGAGGAGGAAGTTCGGCTTGTTCGACCAACGCCGCAGCTCCTCGTACATGGCCTGGCCGCGGATGACCCCGTTGAAGGTCCATTCGACCGGGCTGCGGCCGGTGCGGCGGGTCAGTGGGATGCCGGCGGTGCCGAGGGTCTCCAGCGCCTTGCTGGGGTGAGGGGTCGTCATCTGCCGGGGGTTGACCGGCATCTGCCACGTCTCGTTGAGGACGGGGTCGGTGAAGGTCCAGCGGTAGTTGGCCGGCGCCGGCGCGATGGCCGTGGGGATGTTGATGTTGTCGAACGCCGCGGCACCGGGAGCGGTCTCGGTCCCGTAGTAGCCGCAGAACAGGTCGAGGGTCACTGCGGTGAGCGGGAAGGTGCCCGTGGCCACCGAGTGCCGGGTCGTCCAGGCGACGCCGTCCCCGGAGGTCTCGAAGTAGACGGTGCCGTTGGATTCACGGATGCGCCACCCGGAGTGGACAGCCGGGTCGAAGGTGGTGCTCGACTGCGTCTGGACCCCGCCGATGATCGCGCGGAAGGTGAATACGCCGCCTGAGATGAAGATCTGCAGTTTGTTGCCGGTCCCGCCCTGCAGTTCGAAGCCGGACTCGATGGTGCCGTTGCCCGCGTCCGGGATGCCCCGCACGGTGAGGTAGGCCGCGGACCCGGTCAGGTCGTAGGAGCTGACGGTGCCGATCGAGGAGTAGGCAGGCGTACACGGCAGGGAGAGGTATCCGCTGGCGGTCGAGGGTGACCCGGCGGTACCCCAGACAGCAGGGTCCAGTGGTCCGTCGAAGTTCTCGACGAGCGTGGAGATCGACGCCATCGGCCGCTACCGGTCCAGTCCCGAGGTGCCCGTCACCCTTGGGTGGTTCGGCCCGTCCGGGGTCGACGGCAAATCACGTTTGGACTGGGCCGCGGTAGATCAGGAAGCTCAGCTCGTAGTCGTGGGCCCACGGCGCAGTGGCGTTGCGGTGAGGGGTCGCGTTGAACGAGACCACGGTCACGACCCAGCCCCGGCCACGGTGGTCGACCACCCAGAACCGTCGGTTCAACCCCGAGAAGGCGAGCAGCTTCTCGTAGTGCTCCTGGGTCTCGAGGTAGCCCTTGCAGGACCAGTTCTGCGCCGGGCGGGTGCCCTCCCAGAAGACGAGCTGGCCGTGCGGGGACGTGGTGGCGTCGGAGGTGACCGGGCGCACGCCGAACGGGGATGTCATCTCACTGGGGTTCCACGGCACCTGGTAGGTGCCCAGCCCGCCGGGCATCGGGTCCTGGAACACCCAACGCTGCACCGACCCGGTGGTGTCGGGCAGGTCGGTGGGCGCGATCTCCAGAGCCGAGGGGGCGCCCAGGGGCGGGGAGACGACGGTCAGGGTGGATGACGCGCTCTCGGCGGTGACGTTGCTCGAGCCCGAGGCGATCGCGGTGAGGGTGTACGTGCCCGGCTGGAGCAGTCGGGCGATCGGCAGGGAGAACTCGACCAGTCCTCCGGTCTCGTCGGTCATGACGTAGAAGGGCGGATTGCCGTTGCCGTTGGCCTGCAGCGGTGTGGCCGCGGCGCCGTTGGCGGTGATGGGGTCACCGTCGAGCTCGAAGGTGACCGTGATGCCGCGGTTGAAGTTGAGCAGGGTCGCCACAACCGCCCCGGGGGTACGGAACAGCCGGGTCTCCTGCAGGTGCAGTACGCCGTCGTAGGGGGCGGGCAGCATCGCCCAGTCGACGTTGACGTTGACCATCGAGCTGCCGGCGGTGCGCAGCACACGGATGTAGGTGTCGACGCCGCCGGAGACGGGGACCTCGACCTGCTGCCCCTGGCTGGTCGAGACCCGCTGGATGGTGTCGAGGTAGGAGCCCTGGTAGACGTCGATGATGTAGCCGGCGTTCGTGGTCAGGGAGCTGATGCGTAGCACGCCGTTGTTGGGTGTGGTGTACCGGGCCCAGTAGCTCTTGGTGCCGCCGTTGAGGTCGGGTTCACCGGTCTGCACGGTCGTGTTGGCGATGTCGGCCGGGAAGGTGCCGGAGAGGAAGTCGCCTCCTGCGGACAAGACATAGGGCGCCTCGAAGTGGTCGCCGATGCTGTAGGTGCTCGGCAACTGCATCAGCTTGCCCGGCAGGACCTGCACCATCGCCGTCTGTCCGGCGAGGTTGAGGAACCGGTTGGCCAGGGTGATGTTCGAAGGCGGTGCTGTCTGCAGGATCGTGGCTGTGGCGCCGCTGAGGTCCAGGGCGAAGTAGCCGGCGGCGACGCTCGTCGAGGCGGTGGCACCGGTCAGAGGCCCGGACACCTTGGCGGTGGCACCGCTGATCGCGTTGTACGGATCGACCGCCGCACCGATGTTGACCGTGGCGGTCGGGGTCTGGATGTCGTCGGGCTGCAGCGAGTACACGGCCTCCGAGCGGGAGGCGGTGATGGTGGCGGCAGTCGCGGTGACCGCGGTGATCGTGACGCTGCCGATCGTCCGGGCGGTCTTGTAGAGCCGGTCGGCCTCGCTGACGGTCAGTTCGCGTCGCCAGATCGCGACCTCGTCGATCGTGCCCTTGAAGGCCGTCTTGCCTGCCCATGCGCGTCCGATGTACCACTGCTTGGCGTTGGCGTAGGTCCCCAGGACCAGACTGCCGGTGATCGTGCGGGAGTAGGACATGACCCCGTCGACGAAGATCTTCAGTGTCGACAGACCACTGCCGTCGGGACTGCTGACGGTCAGCACGAGGTGTCGGGGCAGGTTGTTGTTGAGCTTGACGCCGGTGGTCAGTGTCGTGTTGACCCCGTCGGTGGCGGTGGGGCAGTTGAAGACCAGGCCGTTGGTGTTGTCGTGCGTGAGCCACCATTGCCGCTGTCCGGCGCCGTTGGAGTAGTAGCGGCCCATGACGAACATGTCAGCGGTGGAGTCGGTCTTCATGATGAAGGTGACCGAGAGGCCCGGGAGGGCGTCCATCCACGAGACGAGGCTGGAGTAACCGGGGAAGTCGACCGAGCTGGTGAGGGCCTCGATCGCCAGGTCGTTGTCACCGACGACCATGCCCGGGGAGAACTTGATGTTGGTGTTCGGGGCGTAGGTGGCGAACGCGGTGTCGTTCCCCATCTCGTCGGTCAGGACCTTGCCGGTGACCGGGGCGACGGTGGCGCCCGGGGTCTGGGTGGTCTCGGCGGAGAACGCGCTGCCCAGGGCCGGCCCGGAGGTGGTGACCGCCCGGACGACGTACTTCCACTTGATCGTGTCCGCGGGCCCGACGTGGGTGTAGCTGGTGCCGCCGGAGGCGACGGAGGCCAGCAACGTGTAGGTGTTGTCGTCCTGAGAGGCCCAGACCTCGGTCTTGTACTCGGCGTACCCGACGTGGTTGGTCCAGGTGATGACCTGGTTCGCGCCCGAGGAGCTGCGCAGGACGTTGGTCGGCGTCCCCGGTGTGGTCCAGATGTAGCCGGAGGTCGAGTAGGCCGAGGACCCGATGCTGTTGTTGCCACGGACCGCGTAGTTGTACCGGCTGTTGGCCGCGATGGCGTTGTCGGTGTAGCTGGTGGCGGTCGCCGCCAGGGTCGCCAAACCGGCGCCGTTGCGCAGCAGGGTGATGCTCGTGTACGGCTCACCGGAGGTGTAGTGGTCGGCCCAGGTGACGGACGCCGAGGCGTCGGAGTTGCGGCTGGCCGCGCACCCGGTCGGCGCGGCCGGCGCGCCGTAGGGACGGGTAGGAACGGTGGAGACGAGCGACTTGGTCGGGGTGACGCCGTTGAACGCCCCGGAGACGGTGGCGGTGAAGGTGACTCCGCCGGGGCTCGAGCCGTAGTTGGAGTAGGTGTAGGTGTAGCTCTTGGTCGCGCGCAGTTGCGCGCCGCCGCTGTCGTTGTTGGTGTAGCTGGTCGTGCCGCTGATGTCGTCGGAGTAGGTCAGCGTCTGGCTGTCGCTGTAGCTGTACTGGTTCTCGGTGTAGATGCTGATGGTCGCGACAGCGGTGGAGCTGGTGTGGGCCGGCGTGCTCCAGGACACGTCGATGCCGACGCGCATGCCGTTGCCGCCTGAATAATCCCAGCTTCCCCAACTGATGGCCATGCCGCTCCCCTATCGAACGGGCGGGTTGCTCACGAGGAGCTCCCCATCCGGAAGTAGACGTACGGCGCCATTCCGACGACGAGGTCCCGGTAGGTCGGGCGGACCATGCCCACGGTGATTCCCGGTGTCTGAGGGGCCGTCACATTTCCGGTGGCGCCGGTGAGGACCGGATTGGCGAGGAAGTTGTCCACCACGACGACGAGGCCGGAGTTGGTGTTGCCGGTGGAGCGGATCGCGCGCGCGCCGACCTTGCCGGGGTTGCCGGCCAGGTCGGTGTCGGCCGCAGTCACGTCCCACGTGCTCGGCTCGGTGCCGGTCCAGGCCCGTCCCTGCAGGGTGGAGCCGGCGATGTTGAACCGGGTCCGGTAGACGGTGTTGGCCGCTGCCGTGAAGGTGGATCCCATGGCCAGGGTGGTGAAGGTGCCGGCGACCCTCTTGACCAGCGAGACGTAGTAGGTGCCGTCGGTGAGGAAGTTCAACGCGAGCTTGTAGAAGTTCTGGTCGTCCAGGGCGCGGGCCATGGAGCCGCACGAAACGCTGGCCCCGGTGGGCAGTGCGGTGATCTGGTACTCCGCGTAGACGTCGAGGTCGAGCACGGTGACCGGGTTGAAGGCATGGTCGGACGTGCCGGCCGTGCCCATGGCCATGCGACCGGTGGTCCCGTTGACGGAGAAGTCGGCCGCGGTGGTGAGGGTCCAGGCCGCGCCGGTCTCAGGGGTGCCCCACGACCCGGCAGCGACCGTCCGGGTGAACGTGTCACGGACGAGCGCGAGATCTACCATCGGATCAGGCGACGACCAGCTGGACGAGCCCGGTCGTGGGCACGGCGATCTTCACGTCCTGCGCCGAGGCGGAGTACGTGGCCTCGAAGTCCATGTAGGACAGCAAGGGCTTGGTGCCGGAGTTCTGGTACAGGACCAGGTACCGGATGTTCGCCAGGGTGACGGCGGTGAAGGTGATCGGCGTGACCGTGGTGGTGAGCTTGAGGGTGTTCGTGGTGCCGTCGTAACTGGCGGTCTTTCCGGTCAGCGCCACCCCACCGGCGGTGTAGTTGGTGCCGGTGCACTCACCGGACAGGTCGGTCCAGTACCGGTGGGTGTCCTGGTTGGGCACGTAGGTCGAGGTGAACAACGCGGCGTTGATGGCGTTGGCGGTGTAGTTCAGCTCGGCGTTCACCAGGGACAGCGTGAGCGGTCCGTATGCGCGGGCGATGGTCATGCTGAGGTCTCCCGGAGTCGTGAGTTGACCCTGGTTTCATCGACTGGCCCCGGCGGGCCAGCAAACTGACCGAGCATCATTTCTTCGTCGCCGTCGTCATGGACTGCGTGGCCGTCGGTCCGAAGGTGTCGGCGAGGACCTTCTGCATCGTCGGGATGTCGGCGCCGTTGACGTAGATGTTCACCGTCTGCGCGTTGCCCTGGGCGTACTGGCCGTAGTTCGCGGCCTGGGCGCCGATAAAGCGCCGGACCTCGTACTCGGTCGGGAGCTTGACGTCGCCGATGTTGAACTGGCCGGACATGGCGTCGCGGGCGTCCTTGAGCAGCCCGTCGATCTGGTCGAGCTCCTGCTGCTGCTGGTACGTGCGGTCCTTGACCGCGGACAGGCGGTCGTGCTCGTTCGACAGGTACTTGATGTACTGCGCGTGCGTGATCCGCCCGAGGTGATCGGCGGTCTGCACGGCCGAGAGGTTCTTGTCGAAGGCCGCGGCCTCCTCGGAGGCCTGTTGGGTCTTGACGTCGAGCTGGTCGGCGGAGATGACCTCGTCGAGCCCGGCGATCTGGGTGCCGAGCGCCTTCTTCTGTGAGGCGCTGACCGCGGCGTTGTACTGCTTGACCAGGTTGTCGCGCGCGGCCTTGTCGGTGGCCAGCTGCTTGTTCACGGCAGCAAGTTGGCTCTCGTACTTGGCCTTGTTCTTCTTGCTGTGCGACTTGGCGATCAGGTCCTCGAGCGCCTGCTGCTTCTTGTAGTCGGCGGAGACCTTGGCCCCGGCGGAGTCACGCTTCTTGGCCAGGGCGGCGATGCTGGCTGCGTCGGACCTCTGCTCGGCGACCAGGGCGGCGCGGCTCTTCAGGTCGGTGTTCAGCTTCGACCGGGCCTGCTGGGTGTTCGCCTTGGCCTGGACCAGCGGGTCGGTGATGTCGCTGCCGAGCAGGTACAGGGTCTTGGCGTAGTCGCGTTGCGCGGTCGCGTAGGCGTCCTGGGCGGAGTGGAGCTCGGTGAGGGCCTGGTAGTAGGCCGCGGATTCGGCACCGGCGAACTTCAGGGCGTTCTTCACCTTGTCGGTGGCGTCGGCCATCTTGGCGCTGGCGGATGCCACGCTGGCGCCGCTGGGCACCCGCGACGCGCGCCGGGAGGACGCCACCTCGGCCGCGGCGTCGGCGATCGTGGACTGCTGCTGGTTGATCTGGTCGGTGAGCTCGTAGTACTCCTGCGTGCCCTTGGTCGTCAGATTCCGCTTGGACGTCAGGTTGGTCAGCGCGATCTGGTCGCGCTTGAGGTTGTCCCCGGGCCGGGTCGCGGCCAACTGCTGGGCATTGGTGCGGGCGACCGTCGACTGGGCGATCTGCAGGCTGAGCTGCTTGACCTCGGCGAGGGCCTGGTAGTACTCCGGCTGCCCCTTCGGGTAGAACTTCTTGCCGGCGGTGGCCCCGATCAGCTGCGCCCGGAGCTGACTCAACTGCGACTTCGGGTCGGCGTTGGCCTGCGCCTGCGCCTGGACCAACTGGACCGCAGCGACCTGCGCCAGCCTCTCCTGGGCCGAGGCGACGTCGATGTTGGACTGCATCTGGCCTGAGGTCAGCGCGCCGCTACTGCTGCCGCTCTTCTTGGCGCCGGCGGCAGCGGCCTTGCTGGCACTGCCCAGGTTGCTGATCTGCGACGTGAGGTCGTTGCGCTGGCGGATCAGTGCGCCGACGTCGGAGGGGTCGGCGGTCTTGATCTGGTCGTTGATGCTCTTGACCTGACTCTCCAGGTCCGCCTTGGAGATCCCGTCGGTGATGGAGCTGCCGAACAGCGCCGTCGCGTTGGACATGCGCGTGCCACGCGCCTCACCGGAGGAGCGTTCGAACATCTGGTCGAAGACCGCCGCGGCGCTGCTCGCCGTGCTGGTGCCCAGCAGGGCCCGCAGTGACTTGTTCTCCCCGCCCGAGAGCTCCTGCCAGAGGTAGCCGAGCTGGGCGTCGAGGTCGGTCTCCTTGAGGCCGTGCTTCTTGGCGTAGGCCTGCAGGTCCGTTCGCCGGCCACCCTCCCACTGGGCGATGCCGATCGCCTTCTCGCCGGCGTTGTACGAGGTCGGGGAGAAGCCGGACTCGACCTGGAAGTTGCCCAGCACGCCGGAGACCTGCGCCTTGCTCAGGCCCTTGCCCAGCAGGAACTTCGCGATGTACGCCGCGTTGGAATCGGAGGTTCCGGCCGCCCCGGTGGACAGTGGTGCCCCACCCGGGTAGACCGCGCCGTCGGCCGTGCCCCCGGTACTTGCGGTGGTGATGGAACCGAGCGCGGCGTTGACCCCGTCGATGATCTGCTGGCCGGCCTGCTTGCCGGTGTCCTGCCAGGGCAGGCCGGCGAAGGCGTCCAGGGCTGCGTTGCCGGCACCGACGATGTCGCCCTTGGCGATCAGCTCCTGGATCTGGTCTCCGCCGGGCAGTCCCTGGCCGGCGCCGAGTCCGCTCAGGTCACCTCCGGCGACCTGGTTCTGGTAGCGCTGCTTCTGCAGGGCCAGGTCCAGTGCGTTCTGCGCCTGGGCGAGGCTGCCCCGGGCGCCGGCGCCCTTGAGCTGGATCTCGTACTCCTTCTGCGACTCCAGCGCGTCGGCGAGTTCGCGGCGGGCCTGCAGTTCCTGCTGAACGGTCGCCTCGGTGACATCCATGTGGGTCGAGGCGGCGTTGGCCTCCTCCTGCAGGATTCCGGCGAGCTTCTGGCGTGCGATGGTGACCGGGTCGGCCGCGCGGTAGTCGCTCTGGTCGAAGATCCCGGCGCTGCGGGCCTGAAGTACGGCGGCGGCGTTGCCGTACTGCGAGTCCTGCGCCTTCTGGTTGAGGCGCTGGATGTTGCTCGATTGCAGGAAGTCCGAGCCGGTCTGGTCCAACCCGAGGACGTTGGTCGGGTCGAAGTCGGTCTTGAGCTTGTCCAGCCATCCCTGCCCGAAGGTCTGGGTGAGGATGTCGCGGGTCTTCGGGTCGACGTTGACCCCGCCGACGGCGACCTGGTTCTGCGCGAGCCGGTCGGCCAGTTCCTTCATCTGATCGTCCGTCAGCTTGCCGCCGCGCTGCGGGTTGATGCCGTTGGCGCCGAAGTAGTCGGTGACGATCTTCTTCGTGGAGTCGTTCAGTTTCTGGACGTCGCCGGCCGAGACATTCATCTCGAGCAGGCGTCGGGCGAAGGCGTTGTAGTCGTTCTTGTCGGCGGCGTCGTTGAGGCCCTTGTCGATCAGGTTGGTGTCGTCGCCCTTGCGGATCAACTGCTTGAAGTAGTCGCCGAACCCGGGGCTCTTGATGTTTCCCTTGGCCAGGGTGATGTCGCCGAGGTCTGCACCGGACTGCTTCAGCGCGTCTGCGACGGCGTTGACGACCGTGTCGCTCTTCGGTGATCCGTAGAGGCCGGTGAGGTCGGCGATGGTCGAGTCGTAGCGCGATGCGATCAGGGTGCCCGGCTTCGCGCTGGACAGGTCACCGAGTGCCTTGTTGACCAGGTCGACGCTGTGCGCGGCGCTGACCCCGTGGTCGTCGAGGGCCTGGAAGGAGGCCTTCAGCCCGTCGATGGAGAAGTCCTGGAAGGGCTGCGCGTAGGGGTCGTCGGTGGATGCCTGCGCCGCGGCGGTGATCCGCGCCTTCTGTGCGTCGGCCTCCTTCTGCTTCGCGTCGGCGGCGTCGAGCAGTGCCTGACCCTGTGCGCCTCGGCCCTGCTGTCCGAACAGCTTGCCGACGTCGTCCTGGATGGAGCCGAAGAACCCACCGGCCGCGCTCTTGTAGTCCTGTCCGGCCTGGCGCAGCTCCTGGATGCCGGCCTGCAGGTCATCGACGGTCTTGGCCTGGTTGATCGCGATGAAGGCGTCGCGACTGGTCGCCTGGGCGTCGCTGGCCAGCTTCGACTTGTCGTTGTAGCCCTGGTAGACCTGGTCGGCGATGGTGACGGCGATGAAGCCGCCGATTGCCTTGTTCGTGGCGCCGCCGAGAAGCCCCCGGACCCCGCCGCCGCGGCGCGACCCGACGGCGTTGAGAGCCCCGCTCGCCTCGAGTTCCGCGGCGTACTCGGCGTTGAGTCTGGCCGTGGCGGCGGCGAGGGCATCGGTGCTGAGAGTCAGCCGCAGGTTCAGGTCGTTGATGGCCACGCCGGCTGCGGCGTAGCGCTCCTGGGCGTCGGTGACGGCCAGCAGTTCGGTCTGCAGTCGGCGCTCGACGATCTCGAGTTCCTGCTGCGCCCGGGCGTCGAGGTTCGTCGCCCGCACCGCGTTGATCTCTGCCTCGGTCCGCAGGGCGATCTCGCGGGCGATGCCGGCCTCGACCTGTGCCCGGGCCTGGATTGCCTGCTGTGCCGCCTTCTCGGCGGCGACCTCTTCCTTGAGGGCGCCCTGGAACGCGCCGATGCCGGGGTGCTCGATGGCGATCGGCTTCTTGCCCAGGGCGCGGCCGAGCCGACCGGGCTGGCTGCCCGGCAGGAAGACTGTGCTCTTCGGGATCCCGTCGGTCCCGCCGACCGCCCCGGCTCCGCCACCGATCGGGGTGCCGCCGGCGCCGGCGATGAACGCGCCACCGGAGGCGCGGTTGCGCAATGCGTTGTAGGCCTTGACCGCAAGGATGAGCTCGCCGAGGGTGATCAGCGCGCCGGAGACGTAGCGTCCGAGGCCACCGAAGGCGCTGTTGAAGGCCTGGCCCATGTATCCGACGGCACCGGTGATGTCCGAGACGACCTTCAGGACGTGCTCGAGGACGTCCAGCCCGACGCCGATGCCGGCGCCGAGCCCGGTGCGGGCGAGGTTGATCTGGATGTTCTTGACGTCGCCGGAGATGCGGCGGTAGAGCCCGGCGAGGTCGGCCTGCTTCTTGTTGAACAGGTCCGCGCCGGCCCCGACGTTCTTCAGGTCCTCCCCGGAGCGCTGCAGGATCGACTCGGCCTCGCTCAGCGCGACCGTGAACTCGCGGGCGTTGGCCGGGCCACCCAGTCGGGCGGTGAGGGCGCGTTGCTGGTCGAGGGGCACCTTGCCGGACTGGAACTGCTTCTGCAGTTGCGCCATCTGCTGCAGGATGCTCTGGTCGGTGTCGATGCCCAGGCCCGTGAGGATCTTCTGTGCGCCGGCGCCGTTGAAGATCTGGGTGATCTTGCCGATGCGGGTGGCGACGGTCTGGCCCGACTGGTCGGTCCGAGCTGTGATGGCGCCGATGAGGTCCGCGGCCTCGTTCAGCCCGATGCCGGCGCCGTGGGCGACCTCGGCGACGTTGGCCAGGCCCTGGGAGACCTGGCCGAGGTCACCGGTGTAGCGCCGGGCGTTGGCGATCGCGTCGGAGACCTGGTTGAGCTGGTTGGCTGCCAGGCCGTAGGAGCTGGCGATCGCCAGGACGTCCCCGGCTCGGTCGTGCACGTCCGAGCCGGTGTTGACCGCCACCTGCGCGGCGACGGTGGCGGTCTGCAGGGCGGTCTGGACCTTTTCCTGCTGCGGCGCCTCGGGTGCGGAGAGGACGCGCACGCCGCGGGCGGCGACGTCGAGGTACTGCCCGACGTTGGAGCCGGACAGCCGCGCCAGCCGCTCCAGGGACGGGGTGACCTCGTTGTCGATGACCGACCGGTAGCCGCGGAAGTCCTCCCCGCCGGTGGCCAGCGCCGAGGCGAGGTCGGTCAGGGAGTCGGTGTAGTCCAGGACCTGCTGCTTGGTCCCGCCCAGGGCGGAACTGACGCCGTAGATGATGCTGGACAGTGCGCCGTACTTGACCAGGCTGCCCGCGGTGCCGGCGATGCCGGTCAGGTCCGGGGCCAGGCTGCCGCCGGCGTGGAACCCGCGCGAGCTCAGTCCCCCGAGGAAGGCGTCGAAGGGGCCGCGCGGCGGGTTCGGACCGCTCGGGCCGCTGCCTCCTCCGCCTCCACTGCCGCCACCGCCGCCGTAGAAGGACTGCAGCCGCTGCTGGGCGTTGTTGGCGATCTGCGCTGCCGGGAGGATCGCTTCGGCGCGCAGCTGGGCGGCGGCGCGCTCGGCCGAGGTGGCGAGCAGGCGCATGGCCGGGCCCGCGCCGGACTGGGTGACCTGGTCGACGGCAGCGGCGCCGCGCTTGAGCTCGGCCTGGAACGCGGCGTAGGCAGCGCGCTCGGCCTCGATCGTCGCGCGGGCGTCGTCGACCCGGCTCAGCTGCCGTTCGGCGGATTTGACGGCCCTGGACGCATCGTTGATGGTGCCGGACTTGCGTCGCTCCGGGTCCAGGACATCGCCCTGGGCGAAGGCCAGCCGTGCCTCGGCCAGACGGCGGTCCTCAGCGAGCTTGGCTCGCCGCTCCGGGGTCAGCGACGCCCGCTGGTCCTTGGGGTCGGCGAGGACGGCCTTGCGCAGCGCGGCCTGGGCGCGTTGGAACTCGGTGAGCTGCGTCCGGCCGGGGCCGGCCTGGCGCGCGGCCTGCAGCTGCTCCTCGGCGAGGACCAGCTTGGCGGTGGCGACGGTCTCCTGCTGGCGCAGCGCGGCCAGCTGCGCTTCCTGCTTCTGGTAGTTCGGGGGCAGGACCGGCTTGTCACGGCGCAGGACGTCGGCGAGAGCGGCGCGCTGGGCGTCGCGCATCGCGTTGGAGTTCGGGCCGGCCAAGGCGCCGAGCGCGCCGCTGGGACTGGCCACGGTGCCAGCCAGCGACCGGACCGCCTGCAGCGACGTGGCGCGCATGGCCGACGGGACGACCGATGCCAGGAGTCCCAGCGATCCGCTGGTCGGGGTCGGCGAGCCGAGCAGGGAGGTGCGCAGCATCTGCTGGGCGCGGAGGGCGGCGGCTGCCGCGGCCGAACGCTGCTGGGCTGCCGCGGCGTTGGCGGCTGCCTGCGCGTCGTATCCCTGTTGGCTCAGGTCCAGGCCCAGCAGGGAGGACCGCTGCCGCTGCGAATTCAGGAACGCCTGTCGCGCCGAGGGCAGCGAGGCAGCAAATGCGCCGAAGGACTGGCTCGACGAGAGCACGCCGCGCACCGAGCGCTCGACGCTCTGGCCGACGCCGACGCCGAACTGACGCGCCAGGAAGATCGGTGGCGTGGTGTTGCGCGATGCCAGGGTGCTGAGGTTCTGCCCGGCCGAGAAGACCTCGCGCAGTGCGCGCTCGACCTTCTGGCCCTGGACGATGCCCAGTTGGCGCGCGGCGTCGACCGGGCTCATCGGCTTGGGGCGCAGCGACTCGATCTGCACTGGGGTCAGGTTCGGCCCGAGCGCGGACTGGACCGGGTAGGCCGGCGGCTTCGGCTGCAGGGCGGCGATCTGACTTGAGGTCAGTCGGGGGCCGAACGCGGCCGGCTGGCTGATCCGCGTGGCCATCGAGCCGAGGCTCTGGCCGGCCGCGACGAATCCGCGCAAGGAACGCTCGATCGCCGGGCTCTGCGCGGTGACGCCGAGCTGTCGGGCTGCCTCTACAGGACTCAGTGCGGGCGGGGACGGGGTGAACGGCCGAGTGCCCGACATCTGGTTGAGCGTCCGGCTCGGGGAGTACTGCCCGCGCCGGGCCTGCCGCAGGGCCTCCTCGGCGGCGTCACGCTCGGCCCGGTACTGGGCCGAGGCGTACCCGGAGATCCTGGTCGCTTCCGCTGTTGCAGGCTTGCCCCGGGAGAGGGTGACGTAGTTGCGCGGCAGGACCACGCCCTCGGAACTGATCTGCCGGTAGGCGTCCCGGGTGGCCCTGCGGGTGCCCTCGACCAAGGACCTGGTCAACGGCGCGGGGTCGAAGGACGACAGCGGGACGCCTTGGCGGGCGAGCTGGCGGTAGAAGTTGCCGGTGACCTTCTCGATCTCGGCAAGCTGCTGGCGCTGGGCCTTGACCAGGCTGTCACCGCCCGGTACGACGGTGGCGCCGCGGGCGGTCTGCGCGATCTCGCTCTGGATCCGGCGCATCGTGCTCGGCACGATCTGGCCGGCACGCTCGAGGTCGGCGATGAACTGGTTCAGGGCAGTGCTGAGCCCCTTGCCGCCACTGCCGAACCCCGCGCGCTGCACCGAGGCGACCGAGTTGGAGATCTCGGCCATGCTCGACTTGATGAGGTCGGCAGCGACCGGAGCTGACGAGGCGTCAAATACGAACTCCATACCAGTCATGGATCGCTACCTCCCTCGCCGTAATCCCTTGGTGGCTTCGTTCTGTTCGAGCGGTACTTGTTCGATCGGTTCCCGGTCGGTGCTCGAGGAGGAGTACTTCTCCCGCACCCGGTCGAAATGCTCGGAGAGCGCTTCGTCGTCGAGGTAGATCGACTCCGGTGGCTGGTCCTCCTCCCGCATCTCGTGCCAACCGAGGATCGCTAGGGCGTGGGAGACGGCGACGCTGAGGTACCAGGGTCCGCAACGGGGATCACGTCCGGGCCAGAGGCTGTCGACGCCTCCTCCTCGTTTGAGGGCAGAGACGACGCGGATGAACTCTGCGGCCTGTCCGAGTTTTTTGCGTCCCTGGGCGTCATGTTCAGTTGGCTCAGGGCGGCGTGGATCTCCTCGATCAGGTCATCCGGCGCGTCGCGCACTTCCCGCCGGTTCTCGAAGACCTGCACGTGGTGGTTGTCGCAGGAGCTGTGGTCCCAGATGCCGTCGGTCGACTGTGTCCCGTCGCAGCAGCGAGCGGCGAAGAAGACTTCGGACAGCCGGTGTTCGGCCAGGGCGACGCCGGCGCCGCGCTGGTCGATGTAGAGCTTCACGAAGGCGTCGCGCACCTCGACGTCGCTCATGGCCTCGAACTTCTTGCGGTGGTCCTCCAGCGCTTCGTCGATGAGCTGGCCGGACTCCACCAGGTAGTCCTGGTTGATCTTGTCGAGAAGTTGGCGCTCCGGGTCGCTGGGCTCCCGCGACAGGATTTCGTCCTGGCGGGCGGAGATGGCCAACCGTTCCGTCCAGTCCGGGTCGTTGGCGATGGTCTCGTTGGCTCTGACCAGCGACTCGGGGTACTTCGCGTCGACCAGCTGCTCGATGATCCGCTCGCGGCCGATGACGAAGAAGCTGGCCTCGACCTTGGCGAGCTCGTCACTGCCGTGCTCCTGCAGGGCCATGACCATGCGGGCACGTGCACCGCGTCCGTCCTCGCGTGCAGCCTCGACCTCGAAGGAGTTGAGGACCTGGACCCACATGATGGTGCCGTCGCGCAGGGTGAGTTCGCGCCCGCGGACGTAGAGGTCGGTGACGCGTCGGTACTTCATCCGGTTCAGCGCCATGGGGCGCCGCCAGGTGCAGACATGGGTGTGCTCCGTCCGGTCCTGTTCCAGTCCCACACAGACCCCCGGTGGGGGCCCCGTTCCTGTTCCACTGGGCTGCATCGGCATCGCCGCGACGGACGGCGAATCGGACCGGACATGGCGCAGGGCCCGGTGACGAAGCCGGGCCCTGCGGTTTGCTGACTACCCCTCAGGCTTACGGACTGTCCGATTTGTAAACGTTGAGGATGCCCGCGTCGGACTCGAAGTTCAGGCTCATGCTCAGCTTCTGCTGGACCTGGCCGGAGTAGCCCGGCAGCGTGAACCGGGCGTCGGGGACCTCGATGGTCTTGATGGTCGAGCCGTTGGTCGGGCTCTTGAGCTTGATGAGCAGGCTCAGCGGGGTACTGGTGTACGGGCCGACGGCCTCGTTGGTGGCCGAGACCCCGGAGATCTGGCGGATGCGGGTCATGAGCTCGGCGACGTCGCGGGGCTTGATGTCGATGGAGCCGGAGACCTGCGGGACGTCGTAGTCCTGGGAGACGACGTAGTAGTTGCCGAACTCCTCGTCGCGGTCGAGGTTCACGCGGTACTCGACGTTGACCGCCTGGACCGAGGGCCACTTGAAGCCGGCGGTGTTGCCACCGACGTAGACCTCGATGTTCTTGCCCTTGATGGCAGAGGGCCTGGTCGCGGAGTCCACGGCGTGCGAGGCCTGTGGGTAGTTCGCGACGACCGCGCTCTGGTAGGAGATGCGGACCTTCTCGGCGACCGGGACCGCGGCCAGGATCGTGACGGCGGTGGCGGTCTCGGTGTAGTCGACGCCCTTCACCAGTCGCTTGCCGGCGGTGACCAGCGAGACGCCCAGGGCGTAGCGGGTACCGGCGATCGCGTCGCCGTTGTAGGCGATCGGGGCGTTGGTGAAGTTGATCGCCTGGTTGGCGACGTTGGTGCCCACCGTCTCCTGGACGTAGGCCGACGCGCCCGCGTAGTAGATGGAGTCCCCGCGCAGGGTGGCGGTCTGGCTGGCGTTGTCGCGGATACCGAAGCGGTAGCTCAGCGACTCCAGCATCAGGTACGGGATGACGACCGAACCCGAGACGTCGTACAGGTTGGTGTCGGTGCGCCCACGCTTGAACTCGTTGGCGATGTCCATGGGCAGCGACCGCGAGATGTCGTACTTGGTCGCGTTGATGTCGGTGGCGAAGTCCTTGCCGACCAGCATGGCTTCGAACTCAGGGGAAACGTCGAAGCTCTCGTTGGAGAAGCTCAGATCCGGGGTGTCGCGAACCGTCGCGACGGACTGGTAATTACCCAGCTCGAAGACCTTGTCGGTCGGGATGTTGACCTGTCCCGGACCCGCGGTCTGAACTCGGTCAACCAGGATCTGGTTGCCGATAGTGATGATGTCGCCAGCCTTCAGCGCGATGACTACTGCCCTCCAGATTTGGCGCCGGGCGCCGGCGCGACCGGGGTAATGCCGCCGTTGCTGGAGGTGTCGGCACCGTCGAGGGAGGCGCCAAAAAGGACTCAGCCCTCGATGTAGCGATCGGGCGTAGGGGGCAGTCGGCGCGGCAACTCGCCGGGCCTGGCGTTGCGTCGGAACTGGTCGAACCGCGCCGCCTGGTCGGCGTGCTGGAAGCCGAAGGCTCTGCGCATCGCGGGCCTGATGCCGCGGCCGGCGTTGCTGTAGACCAACTCGAAGATGTGGTCGGTGTTCAGCCACTTGTCGCGCAGATCGTCCATGGCGTCGCCGATGTAGCGGAACGGAACCCTCGGGCCCACCAGCGCCTGAATGACCGGCCCCTTGCGCATCTGGACGAACCGAACGGCGTTGTTGGCCCCTTCTCGCGGCCTTTCGTAACGGGTGTTTCCGCGTCGGCTCTGCAGCATGAACAGGCCTTGGAGTTGCTGTTTGCGACCCTCAGCTCCGACCTCGAGCTGGCGCCAGTACATGGTCGCCTTGCGGTCGAGGAAGGACTCGTTGTTGACGTCGAAGCCGTTGAGGGTGACGTGGCGGTTCTCGTCGGAGAGCAGGGCCTGCGCCAGAGGGCTCGCCGAGAACGGGCGCCGCTGCGGTCGCCGGTGCTCCCGGACGGAGTCACGCAGCTTCTCGCGCTCCTTCTTCTGCAGCTCGATGGCCAGGGCCGTGTTGACCTTGAGCATGATCTGGTCGATGCGCGCCGCGTCGCTGGTCAACCGTTCGCATTGGCGGCGGATGTTCGTGGTGTCGATCCGGGGGACCTTGAGGATCGGCCCGGAGAGTCGCCCACTGCTGTTAGCCACCGAGCTTCTCCACGATCTGGCGCTGGGAGGCATGCATGGCCTCGATCAGCTTCAGGGCGCGGTCGTTGCGCATCTGGTCCTGGTCGACGACCTTGAGGATGTCGCGCACGAAGTCGGTGTAGGCGTCGGCGGCGTCGAAGACCTTCTGCCGGAAGCCGTCACGCTCATCGTCGGTGAGCTTCGGGTAGAACTCGCGCTCGGCGTGCCCGAGTACGGAGGCGATGAAGCGTTTGCGCTGCTCCAGCATGAGCCGGACCACCATGTCGTCACGGGGCAAGACAGGTCCTCACTGGAAGCGCACTGAGGCGGGGGCCTTGACCACCCGCCAGTACCGACGGATGTCCGGGGAGCCCATGGACGCAGCCGGACGCTCGACGAAGACCTGCTCCCGCTCGACCCAGATGATCTCGGCGGTCTCGGTGCCGTCGGCAACTGACGTGTAGTCACGCAGGTTGAGGGCGAGGTCGCTGAGGATGCCCTTCACGTCGCTGGCGATGGACGTCGCGATGGCGGCGTTCGCGCCGTAGACGTCGACGAAGACCGGGAACACGACCTCCCACAGTCCCCCGGTCGAGGCGCCCATCTCCATCGGCTGGTCGGGCTCCTCATCGCCCAGGGTGATGGCAACGGTGTTGGCCTTGATCTCCTTGCCGGCCTCGTCGGGCTGGAACTCGAGGAACGTGATCGGGACCGTGTCGAAGTTGACCGGGGCGTTGACCCAGCCAAGTGATGCGAGCTGCGCTTCGACGTGATCGGCGAGGGTCTTGTGCACATGCCTCGGCCTGAACCGCAGCGCCATCAGAGCTCGTTCTCGGCGACGAAGACCATCTGGTAGACGCCGACGTCGTAGAGACCGACCGGCGGGGCGGTGCGTCGGTAGAGGTACTTGTCGCCGCCGGCGATCACGTAGGAGCAGCCCTTCACCTGGTCGTACTCCTCATCGAGCAGGGTGATGTTGAGCTTGGTCGCGGTGACCGTGCCGAAGGGCACCGTCTCCCCCTCGTGGTCGATCCACTCCACGGCACAGGGCACGCGGACCTCGCGGCGCGGTGACTGGGTCACGGTCGCAGTGGGGTCGAACGGGGTGTTCTCGTCGTCGGTCGGTCTGTTGTAGATCAGCTGCTTCGGGAAGCAGAAGATGACCTGCTCGCTGGACTTGGGCGCCGCGCCGAGCTCCATCACCATGCGGATGTTGGTCCGGAACTCGTCGCCGTCGAAGTCGGCACTGGATCCCGCCATCGCTCACCTCACAGCAATCCGCCGACCGGATCGTGGTAATCCGATCGACCGTGGAGCCAGTTGAGGTCGTAGCTGGCGATGGAGCGGGCGACGCTGGCATCGGCCATGTAGACGGCGCTCGCGACGCCGTAGTTCGTGGACAGGGTGATCACCTGCTGCTTCTCCGCCTCGTACTGCTTGAGCAGTTCGACGAGGACCTGGCTGGCGTAGTCCTGCTCGGACACGACGCCGGGGGCCTCGTAGCGGACGTGGCTCTTGCGGTTGGCGATCTGGGTGCGCAGGATCCGGGCGCCGGTGAACAGCACGACGACAGATCCCTGCTCGATGCTGATGTCCGGGGTGACGGTGTAGTCGTCCAGGTCGAGATCGGCGCTGCCGAACAGGCCGAAGCGGCGGGCCTCGGCCCAGCCGTCGGCGAGGGCCTCGGTGAGGTCCAGGTCGGAGGCGTCCGGGAAGTAGGTGTCGAACTGTCCCGGGGGCGCCACGAAGCGCTTCAGGGATCCCACCAGCGCAGCCAACTGACTCATGTTGGGGGTATCGGGCCGTGGGTGGCCCGGCGAAAACGGCACCGGGGCCCGGGCGGTCACGGCGCTCGGGCCCCGGTTCGGGGTCGCGCTCTCGGCCGGATCGGCGACCGGGGCGACGGTGGGGATAAAACTCCGGAGCTGGCTCCGGAGTTCTTCAGCTCAGGGGTGTGGCTGCGCGGTTGGGGTTGGCTTCCTCGCGGATGGCCTTCTGGCTCTTCGACTGCTTGTAGCGGGCGTCGATGATCTCGGAGAGGATCTCCATCTGCTCCATGGTCGCCTCCTTGCCACCGACATCACGCAGGCGGCGCAGGACGAGCTCGCTGCTGATGTCCTCGATGGTGGCACGGAAGACCTCACCGTCCTTGACCGTGAAGAACTCCTTCAACTCCTCGAGGGTCAGGTGGTAGGTGGAGTCGATGTCCGGGACGTAGTCCTCCGGGGCGCCGTCGACGCGCAGGAACTTCAGGGCGCCGTTGCGGAACGGATTGGAGGTGGACATCTCCTCCACGATCTGCTGCTCGTTGTAGCGGCGGTCGTCGATGCTGATGCGCAGGAACTTGGAGCCGCCGTCGGAGCCGCCGACCTTCTGCTTGGTGTAGCCCTTCGTGCGCGGGTCCATCTGCCAGACCCAGATCGTGCCGGGTCCGGTGACCTGCCAGGTCTCGGTGCCCTCGGTGTAGATGTAATCGGTGAGCGCAGTTGCCATTCCATGTCCCTTCACGACTTGTTGTTTCCGCTATCGACCTTTCCAGCGAAAACTGAAAGTGCGTCAGGCGCCGGGGCTCTGCCCGGGGGCGTGCTTGGCTGAGGACGGGCCGATCGTGGTGATCTGCTCGAGGGTCTGTACGCCTGAGGGCAGCGGCTTGAGCAGGTGGGCGTAGGAGGTCTGCGCGGCGATGACCACGGCGGCGATGGACGCCATGGCCGAGGTCGCGGAGAAGTCGACCTCGCCGTTGAACAGGGCGTTGCCCAGGCCGACCAGGACGCTGATGACCAGGGCGACCGCGCGGCGCGTCTTGTCGTTCCAGCGGGCCTGGTTGATGACGGCCACGAGGTAGGGGGTGACCACGCCGAGGATGAGACCCCAGCTGGCGGCGGTAGTCATGGTGCCGTTGTTGTCCATCGGAATCCTCAGCCCCGTAGGGCGACCGGGCGCCGGCTCTTGCGACGCTTCATGAGTTTGCCGAGCTTCTTCGGGCTGCGGATCACGTCCTCGCCCTTGGACAGCGGCGCGGTTGAACGCACCGGCTGCTGCCGGGCGTCGTTGTCGCGGGTCCGCTGCTCCGGGCTGCGTCGCAGGCAGCTCTTCGAGCAGTAGGCGCTGTCCTCGGACAGGTAGGCCATGGTGGTGATGGGCGCCTTGCAGTGCTTGCAGTTGGTCATCGTGTTCGGCGTATGGTGCCGCGGCCCGTGAGGTGCGTTGACGCTGTTGTCATCGACCGGTCGGGCGCCCGCCGCAAACGAGTCAGGTCTTGATGATGTGGTACAGCGCGAGGTACGGGTCCTGCGTCGGCACTGCGTTGGGAGTTGCCGATCCGGTCGTTCCGGTGTTGCTCGGCGTGGTCGAACCGGTGTTGCCCGGTGTCGTGGATGCAGTGGTGCCCGAGACAGTGTGTGTGTGAGCCGAACCAGCGACCGTGAAGTCCGTGAAAGTACCCGTCGTCTGGCCGACGGGCCGGGTCGTTGCTGTCGGGCTCGCGTCGAAGGCGGTCGCCGCGCTCGCTGGGATCGCATTGCTGCTGCTCGTGGCGGAGAAGGTGTGCGTGTGCGCGGCCGACGTGTGCGTGTGCGCAGCTGACGTGTGGTCATGCTGGGGCAGCTCGCTGATGGTCAGTGTGTAGCTCGCAGTGCCACCCACTGCCGCCAAGGCCACGCCGGCCCCCGCGACGGCCGGGTTGTCACCGGCGCCGATCGCAACGCGTTGGCGCATGTCGGGCAGGCGGAACTCCGTCGCCAGCTCGCCCCCGGTGTTGTACGTCGTGCCGATCACGGCGAACAGCGCCGCGTAGGTGGCCCGCAACTGCTTGGTGCCGTCGCAGATCAACCAGCCGCTGGGGGCGGTGCTGCCCGCGAACTGCATCATCGCCCCCGGCGGCGTGCTGGCCCCGGGGGGGCTGACCTGGTCCAGGTTCAGGGTGGTGCCCAATCGCATCTCAGGCCAGCTGGCCGGAGATCGTCACCTTGTAGCCCTGGGCAGGGCCGGAGCCGCGGTCGACGAAGCGACCGTCACCGTCCTTCCACATGGGAAGGACGGTCTCGGTGGCGACGACGTTCTTCTGCAGCTTGAAGCCGTGCGCGTCGGCCGAGGCCTTCCACTCGGCCTTGACCGCGGCGATCACGGCCTTGCGCTTCTTGTCGGTGTCGAATGCCGCAAGCTCGGCGACCTTGCTGTAGCTCCACATCTGGGGTGCAGGCATGAGGGCGGCGATCCTTTCCTTGATGGCCTGGATGATGTGCTTCAGATTCACGGTGTCGTGGTCCCGTCCGGCGACGTCGTCAAATCCGGGAGGGCAGTGGTGACCGGCTGGATGACCTCGCCCATGGCCGCAGCGTCGCCGGTGACCTCCTGGATGACACCGGAGGCGTCGATGACGACCTCCAGGCCGTCAGTGCCGGTGCTCGCGCTGGTGTCGACGGCCGGGTCGGGGAAGGTGACCTCGCCGGTGACGGTGAGCATGAAGGCCTCCGGCTCCACACCGTCGACGGTCTGGTCGTCCAGGACGCCGGTGACCGGTAGCGGCCACATCGGGGCGACGGTCTCGATGGTGGTCTCGGGGTTCGGGACGTAGCCGGCGTCGCGGGCCGTCGATTCCCAGTACTGGTGCACGACGGTGGCGAGCTGGGCTCGCGCTGTCGGGTTGGTCTGCCATTTGGCGGTGGAGAGAAACTCTCCGTAGCTCCACAGCATGACTTCGTATCCCCCTCGGTCCTCGATGGTGAGATTCCCTTGTCCTGCGTCGGCCATCAGAAGATCCCTGCCAGTCGCAGGTCGAATGGAGAGCCGACGGACTTCTTCACCTCGATGGCGGCGATGGTGTGCCCGCCGGCGAAGTTGGTGGTGAAGCCGAGGTTCTTGGCCCCGACTGGGCCGGCGTCGGGGTACCAGGCCGCGTAGGCGGTGTAGTTGCCGGAGCTGTTCGTGTAGACGATCTCCCCGCCGTTGCCGGCGCTCGGGGTGTAACCGTTCACCGCGTTCCAGACGCGGCTGGTTCCGGCGACGCCGGACCAGTCGGCCATGATCACCAGGATGCCGGAGTTCGCCGCGGTGGTGCTCAGGGCCAGCGCGGGCGGCGTCGACCCGGAGCCGGTGGTCAGGGCCGAGGCGCCGGGCACGCCGTTGGCGAAGCGGGCCACCGCGGTGCCCCAGGTGCCGCCGACGCTGCCGGTCACGGCCTGGGAGTAGGTCCAGGTGGCCCCGGCGGCGACCGGTGCCGACCACAGCCCGGCGCGGCAGCGCGAGGCGGTGCCCAACTGCTGCTGCTGGGTCCAGGTCACCGCCCCGCCGGTCGGGGTGGCGAAGACCTCGGCGTCCTCCTCGTCCATGGACAACGCGACCAGCAGGTCCCCGGCCGCGGCGGTCACCGACACGGTGCGCGGGGAGGTGGTGGCGTTGAACCCGGCGTCGTACTTGCCGAGGTAGGACATCGCGCCCCCGCCGCCGACCACCGGGGGGACGTAGTTGACGTGGTCGACGTAACCCGCCGGGGGCACACCGGAGGCCGATTGCAACCACACCAGCGGGATGGAGTAGTCCAGGAGGTCCGGGGTCCAGGGGTGCCCGCAGGAGGCGAACTGGGTCCAGTTGGTGCCGTCGGCGCTGTAGTCGTAGTAGAAGTACCCGTTCGATTCGCGCACCCGCACCCAGTCCGCCGCCGCGACCGGGGCCGAGTCGGTGTAGACGCCACCGGCGATGCGGGTGCGCGCGAACATCGTCGTCCCGGTGTAGACGACCCCGCAGTAGATGAAGCTGGCGGGCATGTTGGCCAGGTTCACCGCGACCAGCAGGTAGGTGTTGGCCGGCAGCGACGGCCGGTTGGGCACGTTGTAGAAGATCGAGCTGCCGCGCATGTTGAAACGGCCGTTCGCGTTCACCAACGTGTTGTACGGACTGGCGGAGGCGTCCAGGAGCACCACGCCGTTGGGCGTCGTGGCCACACCGGAGTAGACGGTCCAGCGACTCAGCGACCCGAAGGAGTCGATGAACTTCTCGATCTTCGGCAGGGTGGAGACGTAGGTGTCGTTGCGGCCCTCGAGCAGCAGCAGCGTCACAGCGGTTCCTCGGTGTACTCCACCGCGATGGTCCAGCTGCCGCTGGTGCCGATGGCGGTGCCGTTGTTGATCACGAGGCCTTCGGCCGCGCCGCGCAGCACCGGGCACTTGGACGGTCGGGTGCCACCGAAGTCCCACGTGACCAGCGTGCCGGTGGTGGCCACCGAGCCACGCCAGATGCGGACGTTGCCCACCACCGTGCCGGGGGTGGAGGCGACAGTGTACCCGGTGGAGGATGCCGAGCTTGCCGGCTGGGTGCTGTCCACCGCCGCAACGTTGGTCGCCGCGGTCGTCCCGCCGGAGTTGGCGGTGCTGCGCTTCTGGACCGTCCAGGTGGTGGTGGTGGCCGCACCGGCGATGCAGAGCACCTCGATGCGGGTGACACGAATGAGCTTGGTCGCCGAACCGGACAGGCGGAACACGTCCGAGGCGATCGTGGTGCTCATGTTGGAGACGGAGGCGACGAAGGTGTCCTTCTGCCCGTCGATGATGGCCACGGTGGGACTGGGGTCGTAGAGGAACGGGCCCTGGGTGATGTAGGCCGCGACGGTTCCCTGCGTGGTGGCAGCCCCGGTCTGACGCACCCTCACGTACTGGTAGCCCGGGGCGATGTAGTTCCACGCGTACACCCCGTTGGCCGGCAACGTGGTGGTGATGTCGATGCGGGTGCCGTCGGTGCGGACCGCGTCGATGGGGAACCAGTTGGTGTTGTCCAGGCTGGCCTCGAAGGCGACCGGCACGTTGACCGAACCGCCCGAGGCGAGGATCACGATGGTGCCGTTACCAGAGGAACCGATGGCGGTGGACACCGAGATCCCCGAACCGGTCAACGCCCCGGTCACCGTCGCAGCGCCACCGGCGGACCCGGCGAAGTTGACGTCGAGCATCGTCTTGGACCCGCTGGCGCTGAACGTGGCGATATCGGCGTCACCCACGCCGCCGGGCACCACGACCTGGCGGTGGTCGCCGCCGGTGACGGTGCGGGTGTCGATGTTCGCACCCGACCCCGGGGTGACTGCAACGGAACCGTCGGCCATCAGAAGCCCTTCCTAGTACCCACGGACGAATCCGATGACGTAGAACAGGTCATCGGCCGAGTCGTAGGTCGCGGTCATGAAGTCCACGGCGCCGGCCGTGCTGGACAGGGTGGCGTTGGCGATGTCGGTGCCGAAACGGAACTTGTTGCCCAGCGCCAGCGTGCGGGAGCCGGTCGCGTCCTGCTTGATCTTCCAGAGCAGCTTCTGGCCGTCGACGGCGCCGACCGGGTTGGCCAGGGTCCGGTTGCCGCCCAGGGTCACGCGGAAGTTGCTGCCCTGGGTGGCGTTGGTGGTGATGGTCGCGGCGTCGGTGAGGGTCACCGGTGCGCTCGGCTGGGTCCAGCCGTCGACCGGGGCGATCGTCGACATGATGAACTCGGCCATCATGCGGTTGCCGAGATCGTTGAAGTGAACGCCGTCCCCGTAACCGATGCCGTACGGGTCGGTTCCGGTCAACCCGAAGTAGTCGCCGAGGGCGATGCCCATGTCGATGAGGATCACGGCGCGGGTTGCTGCCGCTGCCTGGATCGCCGTCCGCGCGGTCTGCCAGGTCCCGGCGTTCGCGCCGTTGAACATCGACGGGATGCACAGGAAGAACGCCGGCAACTTGGCCGAGCAGGCGGTGTTGATGCGGTCGATGATCGTGGCGAGGTCCGCTTGGAGCTGGGCCGGGGTGCGACTCTGCGCGATGTCGTTGGTACCCAGGTTGAGAATCACCGCATCCGGTGCGACCGCCGCGATGCTCGCATCCCAGGTGTTGGTGCCCGCAGCTACGAAGTCCGAGGCCTTGTAGCCGGCGTGTGAGGCGTCCCAGACCCGGACGCCGGTGGACTCGTCGCCGTTGTAGACGTACACACCTTCGATGATCGAGGTGGTACTGGCGCCGGTGTTGATGATCGTGAGGGTGTGGCTGCCGGCCGTCAGGTTGCGGATCTGGACCTTGCGCCCGCCGATGGAGGTGGCGTTCGCGGAGTCGACGACCGTGGCGCTGCCGCCGTCGATGGCCCAGGAGAACGTCCCGAGCCCGGTGCCCTGGGCGAAGAAGATGTCGGCCCCGGTGCCGGTGAACGTGTAGGTGACCGTCTTGCCTGTGGAGGTCAACCAGGAGTCGCGCATGCCGAGGCCGAAGCCGACGCCCGCGACGTACCCGGACGGGTTGGAGTAGACCGGGTTGGTGGTCCACGTCGTACTGAAGCCGTACTGGGACGGCAGATAGCCCGACCTCCCGGACACCCCCAGCTTGTTGCCGAGGGTGGTGGCGAGTTGGTCGGCGTACCGCTTGGCCTTCGCTGAGACGTAAGCGCCTTCGGAGATGGAGTCACCCATCACGACGATGTCGACGCTCTTGCGGGCGATGGCTGCCGTCAACGGCCGGAACGTGGCGCGGTCCCCGTTGCCAGGAGTGACCGGGACGATGATCCCGTTGGGCTGGCGGACCTTCACCACGCCGTTCTCGGCATACAGCAGCGCGCCCCCGGTCGGACTGGACCCGGGGGCGGACCCGACGTTCGCCAGGTGCTGGACCGCCTTGATGAACTTCATCAGCCGGCGACGGTGACCCGCAGAGCAGCTGCCGAGTATGCGAAGTCCGAGGTGACGCCGATGGAGTTCGCGTCGATCACGCGGACCCCGAGCTCGACCAATGCACCACCGGTCGTCTCCTTGAACGCGGGCGGCAGGATGTCGGTGGTGTTGAGGTTGTGAGTGACCGTCACCTCGACACCGGCGGTCAAAGCGACCATGTCGGCGGCGTACTTGCCGAGGGTGCCGAGGTTGGCCCGGGCAGCCGCGGCGGTGGTGGCGCCGGTGCCACCGTTGGCGATGGCGATCGTGGTGCCGTTCCAGGTACCGGTCGCGATCGTGCCGAGCGTGGTGATCGAGGTCTGGCCCGCGTAGGTGGCGGCGATGTCGATCGTGGCGCCGGAGACGGTGACCCGGTTGGTGGTGCCGGTGTAGGTGGTCCCGGCCGCGCCCCACTGGTTGATCGCCAACGACGTGGTGCCGAGGGTGATCGGGTTCGGGGTCGAGACCTTCCACTGGCTCGCGCCGTAGGTGGTGCCCTCCTCCACCATCCAGAACGCCTCGGAACTGACGGTGTCCGTGGCGCGGGACCAGGCCCCGGCCGCGGCGACGTACGGGCCGTTCTGGCTGGCGGTGGTCTGCCCGACCGCGAGGACGCGGTCACCGGCGATCGGGGTGACGCCGTCGATCGCCGCCAGGCCCGACAGCCCCAGGTTGCCGGTCGCGACCAGGCGCACGCTCGGCTTGTTGTCGATGCCGGCCTGCGCGGCCTGGAGATCGGCGAGTCGCACGGCGTCGGAGGTCTGGACCGGGGCGCCCAGACCAGTGAGGATCTGGCCGTTCATGTTGACGCTGGCCGTCGGTACGGCGACCTGGTCCAGCCGGTAGTTGCCCGGCATCGCCTGGGTTGCGCCGTTGCCCAGGGTGCGCAGGGATGCGAGGCCGGCGATGCCGTCCTTGTTCGCTGCGGCGATGTTGACGTCGGTGATCGTGGCCGCGGCGATCTTGACACCGGCCCCTGCCGGTCCGCCGGTGACAGACCCGTCGGTCGGCACACGCTGGTCCGACAGGCGGGAGTCGTTACCGGCGGCAGCCTGCGCGGCCCCGGTGCCGAGGGTTCGCAGTGAGGCGACGCCCGCTGCACCGTCCTTGTTGGCCGCGGCGATCTGAACGTCGGTGATCGTGGCGCTGGCGATGTTCGCCGCGGTGATGGTGGCCGCAGCGATCTTGACCCCGGCACCAGCGGTGCCACCGGTGACCGAGGCGTCGGTGGGGACACGCTGGTCAGAAAGACGCGCGTCGTTGCCGACGGTCACCGTGGACGCGGTGGAGCCGAGTGGGATCTGCGCGATCGGGACCGTGCCACCCGCGCCGAGTGATGCGTAACCGTTCGCGACGCCCTTGTTGGTCAGCAGTTCGGCGCCGGTCAACGACGAGAGGACCCAGGAACCGTTCTCATAGACCTTGAAACGGTTGACGCTGGTGTCGTACCAGAGCTGACCGTTGACCGGGGACGACGGCGCGGACGATGCCGACTCGGGCACAAGCCCGAGGACCGGGATCTTCCGGTGGTCGTACTGGACGGAGATCTTCTTGGCCACCGCCGTTCTTCCTTTCTAGTAGAGGATCTGGACGACGCCGGCCTCGGGGTAGAACCATTCGAGGAGCACCGTGTTCTCGTCGAGGACGACTGGGTCGCCCTCCTTCTCCGTGACCCCGTCGAGCTCGAAAGCCGTGATCTCGACTGCACGGGTGTTGAGTCCGTGGTTGACCACCCACTCGGCAGTGGCCGCGGCGAAGGTGACGTACATGTGGCGGGCCCCGGCCGCGCCGTCGACGCCGGGCAGGCCCTGGGCGCCTTGCGGACCGGCGATGCCTTGCGGTCCAGCGGGCCCGGTGGTGCCCTGCGGGCCCAGAGGTCCGGGGATGCCGCGGGGGCCGGTGTTGTAGAGGACAGTCCACGGCGAGGCCGGGTCCTCCTGGCGGACCTCGACCTGCTCGTCGCCGGTGACGGTGACGTTGATGTCAGCCACGGGTCACTGCCGGGCGGAACTCGACGTCGCCCTCGATCAGCCGGACGACCTCGGAGGCGTCGGCGATCGTGTGCAGCTCGAGGTCGTAGACGCCCTTCTTGGCGGAGATGGTGTCGGTGACGTCTGCGCCGATCCACAGCATCAGGGCGCCTGGGACGGCCTCGATGCGTCCGTTGGCGAGGTTGAGGGTGAGCAGCGGATCGGGGTCGCTCAGGCGCTGCCGGATCTGCATGACCGGCGAGATGCCGACGAAGCTCATGGGCGAGCCGTCGGCGTTGTAGCAAGCGATCGTCTTGCGGAAGGTCGCGCCGACCTCGATGACGAGCTTCACCCTCGCGGCGGTCATCCGACCTCCGCGCGCACCAGTCCCGTCATCCTCGGTGTATCGACCGGGCGCGGCACCTCAGGAAAAGGCGTTCAGGTGCATGTCCAGGCAAGTGCCGAGCCAATGTCCATATGCCGGGGGCAAGGCCTCCCGCAGCTCGAAGTGATCGTCGATCCAGTCGATCTGCTTGGCGACCTGGATCTCCTCGACGGTGGCCTTGCCGCCGCCCTCGCCGTACGCCGCAACGTATGGACCGTCGTAATAGACGCCGTGACGCCAGCCGCGGACCCGGCCGCGGTGCGGGACGTGGGTGGGCTTGTCGGTGGTCCAGTTGCCCAGCTCGAAGTAACGGTGCATCAGGACCCCGAGGCCGAACATCTCCCCGCACAGCGTGATGTCCTTGCGCACCGGGGCGCCCTGCACGTTCTCGATGACCCAAGGGATGTCGTAGCGCTGGAGGAACTCGCGGGTCGGCCCGATCAGGTCGACGTGGTTGTGAGGCCGGTCCTTGTTCGTCCCCTTGGTCGGGGCCGAGTGGATCTGACAGGGCGGGCTGGCGTGGATGGCGTCGAAGCGGTCGACGAACCAGCTGCTGGACAGGACCTCGAGGGCGTCGGCCTGGATGAACTCGAAGGGGTAGCTCGGGCGCGGTTCGATGTCGACGCCGACGACCTCCCAGCCGGCGCGGGCGTAGCCGACCGCCCCTCCCCCGGCACAACAGAACAGATCGAGCAGCCGCGGCACTGATCTCCTACGGGTTGGGTGAGCGCACGACGGCGCAGAGGATCTCGGTGGCCTCCTCGCGGCTGAAGCCGCTCTGGATCAGCAGCTCGTGGAAGCGCTTGAGCTGCTTGGCCGTGGACTCGTGCGGACGCATCGGACGACGGTATGACGTCGCGTCAGTTCCTCGTGGGGGCGCAGTTTTCTCCCGAGCCGGCTTGGGAGTTTGCTGTCAGTGGGTCTGTGCGTAGTCGTGGATGTGGACCAGCACCAGCAGGAGCAGGCCCAGGGCGATCCAGTTGATCTGCCTGGCCCGGGCCGGCATCCCCACGTCGATCGTGGCGATCCCGAAGGCGATGGCGGCGAAGATCCAGAGGATCAGGTCGATGGTGTCCATGCCAAGACATCGACCGGGGCGTCGATGCCGACGACATCCGACTGCTGCTTGAGGTAGCGGATCGCGGCTTCCAACTTCTCGACGGAGTCGCGGAACAACCCCAAGCCGTTGTTGCACCCGTGGCAGAGCAAACCCCGGATGCACTTGCCGCAGGTCTTCGTCGGGTGCGCGCAGCAGGCGTGGTCATGATCGACCACCGGCTCCAACATCGCCTCCGAGCAGATCGCGCACCGACCCTGCTGAGCGATGAGCATCGCGGCCCAGGCGTCCGGCGTGAGACCGAACTTCTTGGAAAGGTGCGAGTGCCACGAGATCACGCGCAACTGCACCGCGCGATCTCGTCCATGCACTTCGGTACAGGTAGCGCAGCGGTACTGCCAACCAGCACCGCGCCGGTGGTAGTCGTCCAGCGGCTTCACGATCCCGCAGTTGGTGCACCGACGAAGGCCCTGGTTGAGCAACGCCACGCGCTGACGTCTGAGCGCGCCAACTTGAGGATCTGCAACCTCTCGCGCGTCCCTGCGCCGTTCGGTCTGCGCCGCCGTGTCCGCCGATCGCTTGCAACGAGTCGAGCAGTAGACCCGGTCTGGACCGCTACCGCTCATCCACTCCATGCGCGCCCCACAGATGGCGCAGTCCGCCGTCCGCTTCTCGGGGCGCTCCCGGGTCCGGTCGTTGTAGGCCTTCTGGTAGACGGCGCGACAGGGCTTGCACCAGGACCCGCGTGCCGCCCGCTCGTTGATGCCGCACTTCGTGCACAACGAAGCCCCCGCCGGTCCGACGGGGGCTTCGTTCGTTTCGATGATCGTCATGCAGGGTCTGTCGACCCAGTTACCCGCTCAGTCAAGTTTCATCGTGAGCAAGCAGTCCGTATCAGGGCGTGACCGAGCTGTCGACCAGGCGTCGTGCCTGCTCCGGGTGGTGCACCAGGCCACCGATGTCCTTGCGGCACCGGTAGTGGGTGTAGTCCACCGTGTTCTCGTCCCAGGACTTGACCTGCATGCCGCCGTACATCGCGAACCGGCCGACGTCGCCGCCGAAGATCCACAGTTCGTTGGCGGGGATGAAGCTCTCGCCGTCGTCGTCGGTGTAGTTGACGACCTGCTGGACGGTCGCGGCCTTGTAGACACCGAGGCGTCCACGCGACCGGACCTCCGCCGTGGCCTCGGGGTCGAACCCGAGGTTGAAGTCGGAGATCTTGTCGACCATCGAGGCGCGCCCGATGATCGTGACCGGCACCGGCGCGGCACCGTTCGGCTTGATGGCGTCGCGGACCTCACGGAGCGCGGCGTCGACCTCGGGCTTGGACAGACCCGCCGTGGCCACGTAGTACGGGCTGGTGGAGGGGACGGCCATCTGCAGCATCTCGAAGATGCGGCGGTTGACCTCGGCCTCGAGGCGCATCTGGCCGAGTGAGACCAGGTCCTCCATCGCCGTCGCGAAGTTCATACGGAGCTTGTCCGTGTGCTCCGAGACGTGGAAACCGATGGTGTCGCGCGGGAGGGTCCAGTCCTCCTCGCGGATCTGGCTTTCCTCGATGTAGCCACCACGGGAGGTGTAGAACACCTTCATCCCGCGACGCTCGGTCAGCTGGAACCGGTCGAACTCACCGACGTTCTCGACGCGGAAGTACTTCGAGAACTCGTTGGTGAAGGTGAACTGGTAGTCGAGGACGTTGCTGATGTCCTGGGCAACCTGGCGCTGCCAGTTGTGGTTGCTCCAGTTCTCGCGGGCCTCTTCGTTGAACTTCGCGCGCAGAGCGGCGAGCTCCTCGACCTTGCCCTTGTCCTGACCCCAGGGGTCAACGGACCCACGAGTGTTCATGAGCTGCGACGCAGTAGTCGTCGTCATATCGAGTGACCCCCTTCCTTACTTGTTGAGGACGACCTCGACACGGCCACCAGCCGCGTCGAACTCGACGACCTCACCGATCGAGGTGGCGGACTGCGGGTCGGCGACGTCGATGAACTTCGCGCCGTCCCAGGCAAGGCCCCGGCCAATGGCCACCGACGCGGTGGCGAACATGGTCACGGCCGGGATGACGCGACCATCGCTGCGCGTCTGCGAGGGCGTGTTCCGGAACCAGACCTTCACGCCGGCACCGTTGGTGACGACGGAGAGTCGGCCGGGGATGCACTTGCCCCGCTCGAAGGAGTCGATCCGCATCGACTGGTAGATCGTGCGGTCCCAGACCTCTTCCTGCACGAGCAGGCCGCAGGTGTGCGGACGCGGCTTGGCGTTCGCGGCGGCGACCTTGAGGAAGTTCGGCGCGCTGGTGTCCTGCTCGACGAGCGTCCCGCACAGAAGGACGGGACCGCTTGCCGGAGTCCGGAGTCGGCCGTTCGAGTTGCGCATGGACTCGTCAGAGATGCGGAACCCGAAGTTCAGACCGTAATCGCTGGCCATTTCCCCTCCTTCCTTAGCGGTTGGCGGCGAGGAGCCGCATGAACGTGGTCTGGCCACCGGACGTGTCTGACGGGCCGTCACCAGCGCCCCGGAAGGCCGCGGTCTCACGCGCCGCCTTCTCGGACTTCTTGGCGTCGTCCTCGTCGTCGTCGGTCATGAAGGCCGGCTTCTCCTTGCCGTCCTTCTTGTCCTTCTTGACGGCACCGGCGGTCTCCTTGAGGTCGGCGATCGCCGCCTCGAAGGCCTCGGCCGACATCTCGGCCCAGCGCTGAATGCGCTCGTCGGTGAAGTACTTCTCGTCGAGACCGGCAAGTTCGGTCTTCGCCTTCTCTGCGCGCTCGGCGCGGAGCTTGGCGATCTCCTCCTTGCGGGCGACCTCGGCCTTGTGGCCGTCGAACTCCTTCTGGAGTTCCTCGGTGGCCTTCTCCGCAGCCGACTTCTCGGCCTCGACCTTGTCGATGCGAGAGAGCAGGTCCGCCTTCTCCGACTCCAGACCGTTGATCTGGTCCTGGAGTGCGGACTTCTCCGTCTCCAGCTTGTCCCTGTCCGCGTTGAGGGTGGCGGTCTGCCGCTTCACCTCTGCGTCGAGGACCGCCGCGTGCTCATTCGCGGTGTAAGTCCGCTCGTCGGGCATGACGGCTTCTCCCTCCTTCGCAATTTCCGGGTCGACGGCCCGGCAGAAGGAGCAGGGAGCGTGCGAAGCGCCCTCCGGCTTGAGAGCCAGAAGGGCGTCGTGCGCTTCTTGTGCCGTCCGCGTCGCCATCTCGATGTGGGGCATCGGCGATCGCGGAGATCTCTGAAATTTGCCCCTCAGGCAGAAGCGATGACTGCCGCCATGAGGTTCTGCCACTCCTCGGGGGACATCCCGTTCGCGGCCTCGAATGTGCTTTCCGCGGCCTGCTCGGCCTGCTTCATGACAACGGCGTCGGCATGTGCCCAGCCCGGTCGTGCGGGCGGGAGAATCAGTGCCGACCCGAGGAACGTGGGGTTGTTGAAATGACGCACGGAGGACCGTTCACGGATGTGGTCGCAGCCGGCGCCCTTCACCATGTCCATGTAGCCGACGGATTCCCCGCAGCCGCTCTCCCCGGCGCAGGTGACGGTCTCGGAGATGCACTCCATGGACTGCCAGACCTTGCCCCATTCCGAGGCCTGCTCGACGAGCTGGGCCTCCTGGGGGTAGAGCCAGGTCCACATCGCCGACTGGGTGCGGATGTAGGGGAACTTCCGTCCGCCGTCGTCAGCCTTCTCCTGCGGGTAGACCATCTGGGCGCCGACGATGGTGCCGACGACCGACCGGGCCTCGTGCAGCCAGTTGAGCGGACCGTTGAGCACTGAGGGCTGCCCGAACTCCAGATCCGCGGTGCTCCACAGGGCGCCGTTGCGGTTGGGCTCCTCGGAGCCGACCAACGCACCCTCGATCCAGAGGTAGTGCGGGTTGTCGGCCCGTCCGACGTTCTCCACGGGCGCGGCGAGCAGGGTCTTGCCGGCGACCTGGAGGACGACGGGCTGGGTGGTCGAGGTGTCGGGGGTGGCGTTGACGACGAGCCGCGCGGCTTCCTTGATGGCGGGCAGGTGGACGCCGTCGATGTTGAACACGACGGTGGTGCCCTCCGCGGCCTTCTCGTTCTTGCCGACGATCCCCTTGGCCCAGGCCGCACCGGCATCCCCGCCCCAGGCGAGCCAGGCCACGTAGCCGGGGGTCTCCTTGCCGGCGTCGCTCCAGCCGTTCTTCTTGTCCCCGGCGTGGCGGCTGAAGAACGAGTGCATCCGGCGGATCGTGGCCAGAGATACCGCAGTGCCGGCGGCGAGCTGCTTGGCCCGGGCGCGGCCGACGTCGGTGAACCCGCCTCCGGCCTTGCCGTCGGCGATCAGCTGCAGCGCACGCCTGGCGGCGCTGCGCACTCCCTCGGGCGGGCTGTAGGTGTCCTCGGCCTCTTCCGGCAGGACGAGCGCGTCCTCGTCATCGGCGTAGGCGAGCAGTACGTCCATCGCCTGCTCGACGTTGCGCTGCTCGCCGAACTGCTTGGCCTTCTCGATGAGCTCGTCCCAGTAACCAGTCATGCCTGGTCCATCGACTCGTCGTCGTCGTTCGTGGACTCCGAGGCCTTCGTGCTGGGGTTACCGCCCGGCCCGCGCGGCGCGGCCTTCTTCGCCGGGTTGTTCGCGGTCCTGCCGCCACCGACAGGTCGCCCACCGCGCGCGCCCGAGACGCCCGGGGGTTCTCCGGTGTTGTTGGGTCCGGGCTTCTGCGCTGCCGGCTTGGCCGGGGTGGCGGGCGGGGGCTTCTCCTCCGGCTGTTTGCCCTCACCGGTCGGACCACCGGGCATCTGACCCGGCATCAGGACGGTCTTGAAGACGTCGTCGTAGAACTCCCCTTCGACCTCCAGGCGCATGGCCTCGGTGGCCTGGTCGAGGCCGAAGTACTCGAGGATCGTCTCCCGGGAGAGCTCGCGGGATGCGCGCAACGACAGCAGGCCCTGGATCTGGGACTGGTCGAAGGCCAGGGAGATGTTGCGGGGGGTGAAGACCAGGCTCGGTTCGGCGGTGAAGACGTCGGCGTTCTTCGGGTGCTGGCAGATCGCGTGGGCGATCTCGCGCTCGATGGTCCGCGAGAGCATGTGCCGGCGGTTGTCCATGACGCGGGCGACGATCTCGCTGATGGTCACCTGGGTCTCGTTGCGCTGGCCGCGGCCACCGACGGTCAGGGTGCCGAGCAGGCGGGACAGGATCTGGTTGTTGATGACCTCGTACTTGTCCGGCTGCAGAGTGAGGTCTGTTTTGGGCGCGACGATGTCGATGTTGAGGCGGTGGTCGGCGATGATGACCGGCGTGCGGGCGATGACGCTGTAGTTGTCGCGGAGGTTCTGCAGCTCCTCCGGCCGGGCGGGCATCTTGTCGTCGCCCTTGCGCACCAACAGGATGTAGTTGGCGTTGCCGATCAGGGCCGCGCGGTCGGACTGCATCAGCTGGGTCTTCATGTCCAGCAGCTGGAAGCAGCTCTTGAGGCGCGGTTCGGGGAACGGCTCGTAGTCCGCCTTGGTCGCGGTGTGCCGGAAGACCCACTCGGGGTCCATCATCAGCAGGTTGTTGACGTCGACGTTCCAGGTGACGAGCTTGCGGACGTCCTCCGGCGGCGGGGTGTAGGTGCCGGTGAAGAACGCGATCATCAGCGGGTCGTCGATCTGCTTCTCGAAGGCCCGCTGGTAGTACCCGACCTCCTCGGTGTTGGAGGCCCAGCACAGCCGGTCCCCACCAAGGGGTCCGAGGTCGACAGGGATGCAGCGCGCGGGGTTCAGCGTGCGCAGCGCGATCGGGCACCAGATGCGGAAGGTGCGCTTGCGGCGGTTGCCGCCCTTGGTCTTTCCGCGGACGGTGTAGGTCTTCCAACCCCAGATCTTGGCCACGACGGTCTGGGAGATCGTGAACTCCTCGCGCCACATGGAGCGCACGACCTGGTCGAGGTTGACGTCGCGGGACCACTGGTTGAAGACGTCGGCCTCGTCGCCCTCCTCGGACTCCCACTTCAGTCCCTGGAAAGCGATGGCCTCGGTGATCTCGGAGACGCCGGAGACGATGGAGTCGTACTTGAGGGCGTGCCGGGCTGCGCGCATCTCGTCGTAAGGGTTGTCCGGGGGGACGTAGGCGCCCTTGTCGAACATGTTCGAGCGGCTGGTCGCGGCGCGGGCGTTGTCGACCCAACGGGAGAGCTGGGACGCCAGTTGGCGGACCTCCGCGTTCTCGGTGATCGCGGCCGAGGAGATCTCGGTGGTGTTCCACATCTGCATCGGGCGCCCGGCGACGGGCAGGTCGGAGACGACCTCGATCGGCTCAGCCACGGCTCATGTCCAAGTCCTGGCGACGGACCTCGAGCATCCGCGAGGCGGTCTTCCACTGCCGGTCGCACTCGGCGAGGGCCCGCTCGGCCTCCTGGGTGCGGACCTGCTTCCACTCGCGCCGGCCTTCGACGCGGAACAGGTGCACGCACATCTCGCTCAGGCGTGCGCTGATCGCGGAGAGGGTGAGCATCGCCTGGTCGGGCTCCATGGCCCAGAGCTCACGCAGGCGGCTCAGGCAGTAGTCGATCTCGGCCTGGACCTTGTCCTTGCTCTCCAGCACCCCTGACGAGAGATTCGCCGCGACGTCGGGGACCAGGTCGGCGACGAACCCCGCCCGGCTGGTCCCCTCGACGGTGAACGTGCCCACATGCCCTCCAGAACTCGGTTCTGGTGGGCCGCATCGTCGTTTTGGTCCGAGGAACTAAAAAATCCCTATCCGAAGGCGATCCCGCCGCCTGGCCACTCCTCGCCGTAGGGGTTTGCGCCGACGATGCCGTCGTTCTTCGCGGTGGCGACCGCGCCCTCGAACCAGGCCCGGAACAGCTGGTCGCGGATGTTGCTCTGGCAGTAGGGGCAGCAGTCCTTCGCGGGGTCGAGCACGGTGCTCCTAGATCGGGGTGCGGGCCAGCGCGAGCATGGCCTGGGCGTAGAGCTGACACACGCGGGACTCGGTGACATTCAGGGCCTCGGCGACGACGCCGAAGCTGCAGCCGTCGTAGTGGTGAAGGGTCACGACGATGCGCAGGTTCTCGGCGAGCTTGCCGATGGCGTGGGCGAACAGGACCTTGGCCTCGGCGATGACCGCAGCGGTTTCCGGGGACTCTGCGCGCTGGTCGTCGATGAGCTCGGCCAGCGGGAGGCGGTCGCCCTTGCGGCCGACGGAGACCTCTTCGTCCAGCGGGTGGAAGTTGGCCGCGGAGACGTCGCGGGCGATGTCGGAGACCTCTTGCTCGCTGATCTCCAGGGCGCGGGCGAGCTCGCCGCGGTTGGGGGGCCTGCCGAGTTCGGCCTCCAGGCGCAGGAACGCGCCGTCGATCTCCCGTGCCCGGGCACGCACCGAGCGGGGCACCCAGTCCACGGCGCGCAGGCCGTCGACGATCGCACCGCGGATGCGGGTCATGCTGTAGGTCTGGAACTTGATGCCGCGCTCGGGCTCGTAGCGCTCGATCGCATCGAGCAGCCCGAGGTTGCCCCAGCTGACCAGGTCGTCGCGGTCGACGTGCCCGGGGATGTTGCCGGCGACCATGCGGGCGACGTAGTTGACCAGCGGCTGGTAGTGGCGGGCGATCAGTTCCCGCAGCGCGGGATCGCCGACCTCCTTGTACCGCGCCCAGATCTCCGGGTCGACGGCTTCCATCATCGACATCAGACGAACAGGTCCAGGATCGGACCGCCGTCGTCGGGGCCCTCGATGATCTTCTGGATCGGCGGGATGAACTTGGCCGCGGTGACCATCTTCAAGGCGTCGAGGGTGTGGAAGGAGCCGCCGCCGAAGACCCGCCGGGTGCCGTAGGGCGAGCCGTTGTCCTTCTGCACCGTGTAGGTCTGGCCCTGCATCTCCATGATGATCTCGTTGTCGAAGGGCAGCTTGATCTTCTGCAGGTCGACGTAGTCGTTACGCAGCCAGTCGGTGGAGGCCTCGACGACGTTGCGCATGATGGCGAGGTCGGCCCGGGACTCGCCGTACTTCAGCTCACGGTCCTCGAACCCGACCGGGTAGTTCTTGCTGAAGTTGTAGCCGTGGATGCGCGTCCCGATCCCCTCGTAGCGCGACAGCTGGTCGACCAAGGGGAACCCGACGCCGGTCTGGTCGATGCCGAAGCTGACCAGGCTGTCGCCGTAGTGCCGGAACAACAGCTCGACGACGAACATCTGGTCGTCGATGTTGATGCGCTGCAGGTGGACACGGGTCAGGACATGCAGCTCGTCGGAGCCCTTGACCTGCCCGACGATGATGATCTCGCTGGGGTGATTGGTGACGCCGACGTCCATGCCGCCGTAGAAGGCCTCGTACCCGTGCGGGGCGCCGACCTCCTTGCGGTTGCGGTGCTGGCTCCAGCCGCTGATGTGCTCACCGGGCAGGTGGATCATGTTGCGGATCGCTTCCTGCCGACGGTCCGCCTCCTTGGGCAACTGCTCGACGATGATCGGGACGCGGGTGTAGACCTCGCTGTTGTAGCGCGAGGACTCCTCGAGGTCGATGCAGGCGTTGAGCTTGGCCAGTACGAAGACCACGCTGCTGGCGTCGCCGTGCTCGCCGTAGATGTTGCGCTTGTAGTTGATGTGCTGCCGCGACCCGCCGAGCTGCTTGATCTTCTCCCGGCGCTCCTGCTCCGACCAGTGCGGGCGCATCATCGCCATGGGCCGGTGGACGGTCCAGGTCACGTCGGCGCTGGACTTCGAGCCCTCGGTGATCTCGAAGAAGTTGTCACGCACGCCCTTGGGCACGCCGTGGCAGCGCCAGGTGGCGCCGGGCAGGCCGCGGTTGAGGGTGTCGACGATCTCGGTCCAGCCTGCGGTCGGGTAGTCCTGGGCCTCGTCGAGCTCGATGGAGATGACGTGCTGGCCCTTGACGCCCTTGCCGTCCTTGTTGGGCAGGCGGGAGACGATCATCGTGCCGTTCTTGAACTTGGTCTGCCAGTGCGGCTGGCGGTTCATGCCGTTGCCCTTGCCGGCGGGCAACATCTCCCGCAGGATCCGGGTGCTCAGCAGTCGACCTTCGATCGCGTCGGTGAGCGGCCGGAGGTGGTTCAGTTCCGGGGCGGTGACCAGCATCTTCTGGCCGCTGTAGGTGAACGGGAACGAGCAGGACCGCATGGTGATCGACACGGTCTTGCCGGTGGCACGGGCGCCCTGGTCGACCTGGTGGCTGTCGCTGCACCGGTACCAGGAGTGCTGGAAGGGCCAGGCGCGGTAGCACCCGGAGTCGGTCTCCGGGTCGTACCAGGAGAACTCGGCGAGGTCGAGACCGCTGGGGTCGGTGAGCAGCGCCCACAGGTACAGCTCTTCTTCTGACGGCATCGTGATCGCGCTCAAGGACGCACTCCCGAGAAAGGACGGACGTTGCCGAGCTCGCGCATGAACCCGAGGTAGGCCATGAGGTCCTTGGCGCCGTGGCGCCGGGCGAAGCCGGGGACGATGACGTACTCGCAGTCGTGGTAGCCGCGGATGCGAGCGATCGAGTCGACGTAGATCCACTGCTGCCTGCACAGGCCGCGGTTCTCGGCCCAGTACTGGGCGGCGTACCAGCTGTGGGCGAAGACCAGGACGGGCTGGCGCTTCACGCGTCGCGCTCCCGCAGTCGCATGAAGTCCCGCAGGACGATGCTGGACATCTGGGGGTTCTCGCTGAGCACGTGGCCGACGAGTTCGGCGAGGAACAGGGCCCGGTACTCGAGGAAGTAGCCGGGCGAGACCTTCGCGTGCTCCGCGATCCGCTCCATGATCGCCATGTCCGGGCGGTACGGGATGACCTCGCCGGCGCGCTTGATCTGCTCCCCGGCCAGGAGCTTGGACAGGGTGCCCTGGCTGATGCCGGACTTCAGGGCGAACTGGCGTTGGGACCGTTCGCCGAGCAGCTTGCGGAACGCTTCGGGGAACGGGTCCATGGAGAACCGCGTCGGGAAGACGGTCTCCAGGACGACGTCCAGGCTGGCGAAGCGGGGTGGGCGCCGTCCGGTGCCGTTCTTGCGGGCGCCGCTGTTGCGGTCCTGGTCGTCCTTGACGGCGTTGAAGGCGTCACCGAGCAGCTTGCCCAGGGTGGCCATCCCGGCCGGTCCGTCGAAGTGGCGGATCCACTCCCCCGCGCTGATGTCCGCGCAGTGCGGGTACAGCGCTTTCGCGTTGGCGTAGTCAGCTCGTGGGATAGGACTCACCTGCCATGCAGCCGCAGGCGCGCTCGCCCCCGTCGATGTCGACGTAGGCGGCGAGGCAGGGCTCCCCGAGGTGGGCCCGGTGCATGCACTCGTACTGGCAGTGCCCGCGGGTGATGCGCGGGTTGGAGACCAGGAGCGTGTTGATGACCTCGACCCAGAGCTCGAGGTCGATCGTCATCCGCCCCACGAATTTCCCGAGCATCCAGACCTCGACGTGGACCTCATCGCCCACGACGAGTTCGTCGAAGTGAATTCCCTGACTCCTGCCGGTGTCTCGCCGGATCATCCACATGCCGAGGCTGCCCTTCTCCGCTTCAGCGGCAGTTACATCTCGCGAATCCACAGGGCCTGCTGGTTGTTCTGGAAGAACTCGTCGAGCTCGTCGAACTCGGGAATGGCCACGGTCCGGATCCACTCGAGGATGTCGTTCTCGGAGTTGAATCCCAGTCGCTGTCGCTCCTCGCCGTCGGACCGGTCGTAGGTCTGCACGATCGACTTGAGCTCGTTGAACAGGGCGATGGTCTTGCCCAGTTGCTCCTGGCGGTGGACGCCGAAGATCTTCGCCCGGCGCTTGACCTCGTCGAACCACTTGCTGAAGTTGCCGTCGTTGGCCGCGGCGTCCCGGACGGACTTCGCCAGGCCCATCGAGTGCTTGATCTTGTTGATCTGATCGCTGTAGGACTTCAGGTCTGACGACACGTCACCGGTGTTGACCTCATCGCCGTAGTAGTCGGTACCGCGACCGAGCCACTGGGTCCACCGGAAGACCATGAGCTCGAGGGCGAGGAGCCGGTCGACGTCACGCAGGTCGGTGACGTCGGTGAAGCGGGTCTGCTGGACGTAGGCGTCCCGGGTCTCCTTCAGCCACATCGCCTCGTCGCGGGTCATCACGGTCAACGTCTTGTTGGAGACCAGACGTACCTCGAACCCTGCAGGTGAGGTCAACGAACTTCCTTCCCGATCCAGCTTCGGAGTTTCACCGAACGGGAATGACCATAAGCCAGGGTGATGCGACGCTCGCTTCGGAAATTTGGCCCTCGGTAGCTTCATTCAGAGCGTAAATATCCGATGTTCCGGTCTGCATTTGCCACCCGACGACAGAATGCGACTCAATTACCGGATCGGCGATTTCGGGGCAGCGGAAATGCTCGAAAGATTTTGCTTTCCCGGGCGTGTCAGGCGCTCCTGGGCAGTCGCGGGTTGCACCCACCGCACAGCCGTCGCCCGGCCGCGATCAGGACCGAGGAGCCGCAACGGGTGCAGGGGCGCACGGCGTCGACGCCGCGGGTCATGGTGGTCTCGTGGTCGGCGAAGGCCAGGACGGTGCGGGGGTTGTCGGCGTCCAACTCGAGCACGCCGGACAGCGAGGTGATCTGACTGTCGTCCTTGAAGACGATGCCGTTGGCGGCATCGCAGACGTGCTTGAGCAGGTTGTCGACGTCGACCCGGCGGCGGGTGGAGCGGTAGAACACCGCGATCAGTGCGACGTTGCCCGTGAACATCGGGATGCGCTTGAGGCGGAAGCCTGTGGCCTGCTCCGCAACCTTGTCCTTGGGGTCGTGGTAGGCCCTGCCGTTCGGGGCGAACCGCGGCCGGGCCTTCGAGTGAGGCTCCCCCGGGACGACCGCGAACTCGACCCGGGTGAAGTGGCGGTTGAAGGCGTGCATGAGGGCCAGAACCTCGTCGGTGTAGTCCATTCTGACGTTTTCGACGGATCGTCAGATCCGATCGAGCTTCTAGACTGACCCCGTGAAGCAGCTGGAACTCGCGGTCGATCTGACCCCGGTGGAGGCGCTGCGCATCCTGTTCGACGGCTCGACGGTCTGGCGTCGTCGCAGCGACCGCCTCCGGCCCATCGAGGACGTCCCCCTGACCGGCGACCTGCTCTAAGCCAGTCGCGGCAGCTCAGTGGTCTGGCCGCAGGCCTGGTACATGACCTGCTCACCGAGGTACTTCGTGAAGGCCGGCGGGATCGCCTGCGCCAACTCGACCTTGGACATCCACCAGATGTCCATCGCCTTGCACCAGAGTTCGAACTCGTTCCTGCCGAGACCCTGCCCACGCCCGTAGACCCCGATCACCGGCGACATGTAGACCACCGGCTTGCCCGAGTGATAGCGACGGGTCGGGTACATCGGCGAAGCAGCGTCCTGCCGGGCGTGCTGGCACTCGGGCTGGAACAGGTCGAGGTTGGACTCGAACAGGCGATGCCGCCGGACCCCCAGCTCGAACATCGAGCCGCACAGCACGATCGGGTCGTACAGCGGGGCTCCGGGCACGTTCTCGATGACATAGGGCCGCGGCAGTCGGAGCCCACGCAGCGCGTCACGGGTCGCCCCCACCAGGTCGGTGTGCTCCGGACCGGAGAAGGCCTTGAGGCTGGTGTGGACCTTGCAGGGTGGGCTGGCGTGGATGACGTCGAACTCGTGCCCGTGCTGCCGGATGAACTCCACGGCATCGCCCTGCACGAACTCGAACGGCGGGTAGTTGGGCTGGGGCTCGATGTCGATCCCCACCACCTCGAAGCCCGCCTGGTGGTACCCCATGGTGGCGCCGCCGGCCCCACAGAACGCATCGAGCAGAAGCATCCACTCGGGATCGTCCCGATCGAGGCGAAACCTCAGTCCTGCTCGAGGAACAGCGCCCGCAGGACCTTGCGGACAGAGTCCTCGTCCACGCCGGTCATCCGCGCCAGCTGCGCAGTCGGGTCACTGCCGCCCGGTCGAATCGCCCAGGGGGCGACCGGGTACTCCGGGTCCAGGTAGTCGCGTTCCATCCGCCGCAGATCGCCCACGAGCAGCCACAGCGACGTAGGTGCAGCAAAGCCTTCCGGCAGGTACGGGTGGACCTGCCCCGGATCCGGTTGCCAGGTCAGCCCGTTGCGCGCCAGTGCTCGGCGATAGGACATCCAGCCGCCGATGTCAGAACTCCCGTCCGCCCGGCGGCGTCCAGCCCTGGCGCTCCAGCCAAGCCTTGGTGCCCTCCTCCAGCGCGATCTCCGGGCCATTGAGCTCCAGGTCGACGCATTGGGGTCGCAACTCCAGGGTCAGGTAGCAGGTGCCCCCGACAGCAGCACTGAAGCGCAGGGACCGCACGTTGAGTCGCTGGCCGTCGATCTCGACGAAGCCGGTACTGCAGTGGCGGTCCAGCTCGATGCGGACGTTGGGTCCGGTCACTCGCCCTCCCGGAGGTAGGCCGTCTCCGCGGGCTGCTGGATGGCCTCGACGGTCGCGGCGAACCGAAGACGCTGAGCCTCGACGCCGGCCAGCCCGACCGTGCCCATGAGCGGCTCGGTGACCTCGAGCCAGACGTCCTCCACGGGCTCGTGCTCGATCTGACCGGCCGTCAGGACGGCCTCGTAGACGCCTCCGGCGACCAGCGGCCACGGGATGTTGTCCGGGGACGTGGGGCCGACCAGCCGCGCCGCGGTGACGATGGCCAGGGAGGTGTCCGCCGCCGAGATGCTCCAGGAGCCGTTGACCGCGTTGCGCAGGTCCTCGCCCAGGTCGTGCCAGAGGACCATCTGCATGTCCTCCACCCACTCGTGGAGCTGGGCGTGATCAGAGGTCAGGGGCATGACGCGCCTCCGAGACGTAGAGCCAGAGCGGCCCCGAGTCCAGGGGGTTGGGCTGGCGTACGTAGCGGGTGGACTCGCTGGAGTCATCGGCAGCGACGTTGAAGACCGCGGACATGACGAACGCCGGGAGCTCGATCTCGGCCGGAGGGTCCATCAAGTCGGCGTCGAGATCGAGCTGGTGTCCATGGGCGGGGCCACCGATGAGCTGGACGGGGATCAACGCGCGGCGTCCGGGATGGTGCTCATGCAACGACGGTAGTCGTTTCGGCCGACAAGCTCGAGCCCCGAGTTTCCCAGCTAGGACTTGACTTTCTCCCCGAGAACTACACGGTCGCGAGCAAGATCCAGCGCTCGCCGGGCGTCGGCGAGCGCCAGCTGCTGCCGGGCGACCGCCGCCTCCATCCGGGACAGCTCATCGAGGAACAGGTGCTCGTGCTGGGACTCGACGGTCGCGGCCCGCTCGATCATCGCCAGGGCGTCGGCGACGACGTCGCCGGAGGCGACCGGCCGCTGCTGGGGCCTGCGGTTGGCCCACCTGGCCAAGGCGCGCTCCCACCCCGGACCCTTGAGCTCGACGTAGCCGGTCCTGGCGCTGCGCAGCCGGGTGCTCAGCGCCTTCCTGGCCTCGTCGTCGACGGTGCAGGTGGCCCAGGTGTCCGGCGACATGGCGCAGGCTCCGCGCTCGGTGTCGACGTAGACGTCCATGTGCCCGATCGAGGCGAACAGCACCACGTGGAAGCGCGCGTCGAGGTACTCGCCGGTGTCGTGCTTCGCCAGGTCGCCCGGCAGGAAGTACAGGTCGTCCATGGGAGCCCTCCTCGTGGGCCGAGCAGCGTAGCCGAAACGTCAGTTCCCTTGCTGGGGAACGAACCCGGGACGGGGGTTCCCGCGATCTCCCTAGGCTCCGTTCATCCCCGTGGGGGGAAAGGGGGGCGCGGCCGAGCGCAGCGGAGAGCGGAGTGACGAGCGACAGCGAGTCTCGAAGCCTTGGTTGAAGCAGCTGTTGACGACAAAGACGCCCCCCCTCCTGCGCTTCGCTTGGAGCTGACTCGTCTCGTCGCTGCGCTCCTCAACAAGTCAGTCCCCCCCGGGGGACCGACCTTTGGGCGTGGCGTCCAACGTACGCGACGCGCGACCAGCGATCTGAGCCGCGACGTTCCCCAGCCAGCTTGGGAGTTTCTTCCGCTCATAGCGGAAGCACGCTGACGCCGTACTGCGCGAAGTGTTCGTCGCTGGTGGCGACGGTGTACCGACCCTCCAGCGCCTGGGCGATGATCAGCCGGTCCCACGGGTCGCGGTGCAGCCACGGCAGACCCTCGTAGCGGACCACGTGGGTGTCCTCGATCCCCAGCCTCGTCAGCCCGCCGGCGTGGACCATCTCCAGCAACCGGGGCGGGCGCACCAGCTTCCCGACGGACACTTTGGTGGCGATCTCCAACAGCGAGATGACCGAGTAGGCGACCTCGGAGGCCGCTTCGATCCGGGCGACAGTCTTCGGGGCCACGTTCCCGACCCCGATGCGCAGCAGTGCCACGGTGTCCAGCAGCAGGCGTTCGTGACGCGGCACGTCTACTCGCCCTCGATCAGCAGCTCGGCCAGCTCGCCGTCGGCCGAGCTGAACGCCGCCTCATCGAAGCTCCACACATCGCCGAACCAGCCGAACATCGACATCCGGTCACTCGTGGCGACCTTCACCAAGGTGAAGCGCTCGTTGTTGCGCGTGATGACGACCTCCTCCCCGGCGCGGGCTGCATCGAGCAGCTTGCTCAGGTTGGACTTGGCCTCGTGGACGTTCGCGGTCTGCATCCGCCTAGAGTAGCTAACCGGGCTAGTCTTGTCAGGGGGTCCAGAAAGGGATCGGCGGCAGGTCCACGATCGGCGGCGTCGACGGCGAGGGCTCCGGAGTCGGACTGGGAGCCACCGCGGGCTCTCCAGCCGGCCCCTGCGGTCCTGCCGGTCCTGCCGGGCCGGTGTCGCCCTGAGGACCTTGCGGCCCGGTGTCGCCCTGGGTGCCCTGTGGGCCCGTGTCACCCTGCGGGCCCGGCGGGCCCTGGGGGCCGGTCGCCCCGGTGTCGCCCTTCGCCCCCTGCTGACCCGAGGTCCCGGCCTGGCCGGGCACCCCGGCCGCGGGCGGGTGGGCCGCGAGGTACGCCGCGACAGCTGCCGAGAGGTCCGAAGCGCTGGGTGCAGGGCCCTGCGCGCCGGTCTCGCCCTTCTGTCCAACCGCCCCGGGGATGGGTGGCGCCGGCGCTGCGACCTTCGGCGCGATGCCCTTCTGGATCAGCTGCCCGCGCAGGGTGTTGATGTCCGTGTTCGCGGAGTTGACCTGGTTGGTCAACTGCTCGACCCGGTTGTCCGAGGTCTGGTTGCGGGAGTCCTGCTTGGCCTGGACCCAGGCGGTGTACGCGATGCCGAGGACGGAAAGCAGGAGGACCACGACGACCCAGGCCGTCCGTCGACGCGCCTCCACCGGAACCGCATGCGTCCGGGGAGCAGGCTCATCAGTCTGTAGCGTCACCGCGCTCCCCCTGTACCAGCTCGATTGCAGCCCGTCGCTGCTGATCCACGCCGCGCTGGTTCTCGGCCTCTACGTAGCGCTGGTAGCGCCAGTCCCCCGGGTTGGCCATCCGCTGGTCGCGCTCCTCGCGGTCGCGCAGCAGCTGTTCGGCCCGGTCCGCCCGGGCCTCCGCGGCCTTGGTCCGCTCGTTCTCGCGGTCGGCCGCGTTCTTCTGCAGCTCCGTGTTGAGTCGGGTCAGCTGCCAGTTCTGGCGCAGGAGGTAGATCACGATCCCCGCCATCCCGGAGCCACCGACGAGCAGCGGCGAGACTGCCGCAGGGTCCACAGATGGCAACTCGCTCACCCCCGCGTCGGGCTGCCTCAGCTGACCTTCCGGCCATTGCCCGGGTACATGACGACATCGAATCTCTGGACCAGGGATCCGTCCTTCAGGGTCGCCGGTGAGATCTCGACGTCCTGGAAGTACTTCCGCCCGTACTCGTCTCCGGCCGGGGTGACGAACGTGCTGACGGCCATTACGACCCCTTCTCGGTCTGCAGAAGAGAGGTCTCCGTGGCCTTCTCTGTGGTCATCGGCTGGTGCAATTCGTCATTCGCGCTACGCCCGCACTCACACACGCCGGCCTTCTCGGCGTAGCCGTGCGGAAGGTCGAACCGATCGACCCCGAGTTCTCGCTGAATCTCCATGTCGAAACCTCCAATCTCCTTCTTGGGGTATCGACCGGGAACGCACCGAAGACCAGCCGGGATCCGCCCAGCTGGTCTTCGGTTGGGAGCGTCAGGCCTTGGCGGCGGCTGCGGTCTTCGGCTCCGGCTTGTCGTCGTCGGACTTGGCCTCCACGGGCCGAGTCTCCGCGTGCCGAGGCGCGTGGCGAGCCTTCGGCTTGTCGTCGTCGTCCTCAGGCTCCTGGTTCTCCTGGAGGCTCTGCGGGGTGACGTAGTCCTTCGGGTCTCCGTGCCGGGACTGCAGCGGGACCGAGTCCGGCCAGTCCTCGTGGTCCGGCTTGTTGAAGTCGAGCTCGCCTGCGATCTCCTTGGCCCGCTTCTCGTCGGCCTCCTTGATCGCCGCGAAGCGCTCCTTGTTGACCTTGTCGACCTCGGCCTGGATCTTCGGGTCGACCTTCTCGGCGCTCACGTCGTCAGCCATTGAGGTCCTCCTCGGTGTTGGCCTGCTCGCCGGTGTTCGCCGCCGTCGAGGTAGGGCCCTGGGCGTCCTCGACGGTCGGCTGCTCGGCCTCGCCGTCGGGCTCGACGCCGTACTCCGGGTCACCGGCGGTGCCGTCGAGCTCCGCCTTCTCCTCCTCGGTGGGCGGGGCCTCCGGGTCGCTGATGCTGCCCTTGGCGCCGGTGCCGAGCGTGCGCTCGACGTCGTCCTGGGGCTCGCCGTCGACGAGCACGGGCTCGGTTGCCGGAGTCTGATCCGGCTGGGTCTTGGCCATGGGGGACCTCCTTCAACTAGGAGATCGACCTGACGGCCATGGACGACAACAGAACGGCTCAGCGGGCCGCACGCACTCGAAACTGACGTTTCGTCAGTTCGATCATGCCTCTGACCTGCGATTTCACGGACTCAAATGATACTCAACCGGAACCCTAGCCATCCCACTTCGGTTCTGCTTGAATATCAATCGGTCCTGCAAAGAGTTTCCGCAGGTCAGACAGGGTGACCGCCTTCGCCAACATCGGCTTGACCGGCGGCATCACTGGCAGATCCATGCTGCTGTCCCCCTCGGAGGGCTCGTTGTCCAAGGCTCAACCCGTGCTCACCGGCCAGGCTAGATTGAGCCGCCTTCGGCGCCGCAAGCCGGATCGCGACGAGCGGCTGGGCGTGTCGTACGCCCGGTACTCCGAGGAGATCCAGGGCTCCATCCCGGAGCAGGAAGGCACCAACCGCGGTGTCGCCGCGGACTTCGACGTGAAGATCGTCGACTACTTCAGGGACGAGGCGATCTCCCGGTCGATCCAGGAGCGGCCGGGCCTCATGGCGATGCTGATCTACCTGGAGGCGCACCCCGAGGTCGGCTTCATCGTCATCAACGAGCTGGAGCGCCTGACCGCCGGCGTGTCCCAGCGCGGCGAGATCACCGAGATCTGCCAGCGTCTCCACGTCACCTTGCTGACGGAGGACATGGATGACATCGACCCGTTCGACGAAGAGAAGATGCAGGAGGCCGACAAGCGGGCTGTCGAGGCCAAGGGTGAGGTCCTCAAGGTCCAGCGACGTGTGCGTCGCACCATGAAGCAGAAGTTCGGTCCGGAGACCCAGCGGGTGTCCATGCGGCCCGCCTTCGGCACCCGGATGAAGCCGCTGCTCGGTCCCGACGGCAAAGCGCTGCAGCCAGGGATGAAGCTCGTCGATGAGAACGGCCGGACGATCCGTTCCGGTGAGCTGGAGAAGGACCCCAACGAATTTCCGCATCTCCAGGCCATGTTCAAGATGGCGGACGAGGGAAAGACCGACGCCGAAATCGCGCGGCATCTGACTGACCGCATCCCGACGAAGTCCGGCAACAGGATGTGGCGGGCCAACACGGTGGCCGGGATTTTGACGAACCCGCTCTACAAGGGCGAGTACACCTGGGGGAAACAGGCCGTCCGCCGGTACAGCAACGGCAAGACCTATCTGGAGGAACGCCCCGAGGGTGACCCTGGCAGGGTCACCAAGCAGTTGTCGTCGGGGCCGTTCATCCCGGTCGAGCTGTGGGAGCGGGTGAACGAGCGCCGGAAGGCTCGTCTCGACACGCTGCGCTTCAAGCGGCGTACCCGCGATGTCCAGCTGTTCGACGAGCGCATGTTCTGCCTGGAGTGCGGCTACAAGCTCTACGGGATGATGGCCAACGCAGGACGCCCGGAGCCGAAGCGCCGCTACAAGCCGGTCCGGTTCAACTACGCCTGCAACAACGCACGGCGGGGGAACACGACCAAGCCGGGGTTCAAGCCTCCGTGCGAGAAGTCGCGGATCATGAGCGACTACCACCTGTTCGACGCCCTGGCCGCAGCCCTGGACAGCGATGCCGAGCGGTACGTCACGGTCTACCGAGCAGCGGTCAACGCCGATCACGTGGTGGCCCGCAAGGCGGAGCTGGAGAAGCACATCCGCGTCGCGGAGGCCAAGCTCGAGCGGGCGGTCAACCTGCACCTGGACGACCCCGAGATGATGCCGCGGCCGAAGCTGGACAAGCTGAAGGCCGAGACGGCCGAGGAGATCGAAAAGGCCCGCCAGGAGCTGGCAGGCCTCACGGTTGAGCGGGCGATCAGCGTGCCCGAGCAGGACGAGATGTTGCTGCGCCCCGTGGTCGAGCTGGTGGAGCAGCTACGCGACCTCACCACGCCGGTGGAACTTCGCCGTCAGCTGCTTTCCCGAGCCGGCATCGAGCGGTTCTACGTCCACCGTCCACACGTAATGATCGAGTTCAGCAAGGGGTACGCCGGCGTCGAGTAGCGCCTTCTGCGCCTTGTGGATCGCGACCGCCTCGGCGATGCGGTCGATCTGGGTGGAGCTCAACCGCTCCTCGCCCCACATGACCCTTCGGTTCGGGGTCTCGTCCATCACTCGAACTCCATCTGGCCCTCGCAGGTCCACGCCGCGGGGGTCTTCTCCTTGGTCTCGGTCACGAGGTTGTCCTCGATGAACCGGGCGACGTCGACCGGCCGGAGCCGGATCGACCGCCCGATCCTGACGTGCTGGAGCCGGCCGTCCTCGACCAATCGGTAGACCCCGCGGGCACTGATCGAGTACAGGGCCGCGACGTCCTTGATCGACAGAAGGACCATGTCCTCCTCAGCGACCTCGGGGGTCTCGACGGTGCTGACCACGCAGAGCTCCTCGGATGAAGTGATGCGACTGTCGCTTCACTTTCTGGGGCGGGACGAGGCCCGGGCCCTCGGCAGTACGGCCCGGACCTCTGTCACCCGCATGTCCGTGGAGGACGGACGTCTCCGACGCTAGGTCGAGGCCCAGGAGCCTGGCGAACGTCCTCGGTGAAGTCCGCGCCAGAAACTCCCGGGCTGGCTTGGGAGTTCTCAGGGGGACCTACTGCTTGACGGTGAAGTGGTACTTCGCGCCGAGCTTGGTGAGCGACTGGATGCCCGCCACCCCGTCCCAGGGCTTGCCGACGCCGCAGCGCTGCTGCCACTTGGCGTAGCCGGTCTTGTTCGCCGGGAGCCCCTCGTGGACGAGCGCCGTGGCCACCGGACCGACGTAGGTGCCGTGAGCATGCAGGGTTCCGAGCACGTCGGACAGGTCGATGACGACGGCCTTGACCGCGGGTTTGGCGGCTGCCTGCTTGCTCGCGAGGTAGGCCTCCCAGGTGGTGACGGGCAGCTTCATGTCGCGGTGACGGTCCAGGCCGTTGCTCGCCAGCCCGTTGCGCCCGGCCCGCAGCGAGGCGACCTGGCGCGCGGCAATCGCCGCCAGCTCCTTGCAGCCGACGGCCACAGCGTGGATGTGCTCCGGCCACGGGCCCTCGCTGGGGAACCGGTGCCAGGCGGCGAACCCGACGATGCGCAACGCCCGGACCCGCTTGTTGATCTGCGTCAAGGTCAGGCCGCGGACCGAGAAGTCGATGCAGCCGCCGCCGTTGTGGGTGCCGGCCGAGGCGGCGACGGTGGTGTTGTACGAGCCCTGGGTGACCGTCAGCGGGCCACCGAGCTTCTCGGCCTCGGCGATCATCGCCGCGGTGCGGGTGTCGGTGGTGTAGCGGCCCTGGACCGTGGTTCGGGTCAGGGCCATCAGTCGGCCGCTGCGTTCGGGTCAGTGTCCGCTGCCGGGGAGGCGTCGGGCTGGGCCTGACCGGCGTCCTCGGCGTCGTTGAGTTCGGCGCCCTCAGCGGCCTCGGTGGCGTCGTCCGGGGCGTCGGGCAGATCGTCCAGCTCCGGCTCGGTGCTGGTGTCCGCGGTGTTGGACGGGTCGGTCTCGCCGGTCGGCCACGGGATGATCTCTTCCTGCGGCGCGTCGGGACCGGCGGTGCCGGCCGTGCCGGCGTTGGCGTCGGCGTCGGAGTTGTCGTCCGGGAAGTCGGCGGGCAGGCCGGTGTCGTCCGGCACCGGGGGAACCTCGGTGTCGGGGCCCTCGGGAGTGCTCATCGGTGTCCCTCTCTCTGTTGGCGGTACAGAGAGGTGGATCGACGAGCTCGGAGACGGCAGCGAAAAGGAAGGAGCCCCTGCGAGGCCGGGGAGGCGGCGCAGGGGCTCCGGTGCAGGTGGCCCAGGGGGGCGGACTGACGCTCCGGTCGGGGCTACCTACAGATCAGGCGCAGGCGACGATCGGCTCGGGCGCCAGCGGGACGTGGATGTGCAGCGTCTGGGTGCAGCCGGTCTCGAAGTCGAGGTCCCACTCGACCCAACAGCTACGGCAGAACATGCGGATACCCGTCATGACCCTCTCCTCCTTTCCCTGTGCGACGGCTTGATGGGGTCATCGGCACGGTGACGGGAAAGTGAAGCGAGGGTCGCATCACTTGTGCACCGCTAGCCCACGAAGTCGTGCGCCAGCACGAAGGCGTCGGCATCCCAGGCGCTGTGCCCGCCCTCGGCCTCGAAGACCACCCAGTCCCCCGGTTGGGCCTGGTGGACGCGGGCGTCGGGGCCGGTGAGGGTCATCGGGACCTCGGTGGCGAAGGCCTCCATGACCAGACCCCGCCGGCTGATGGTCATCGTGACCACCGAGAGGTCGACGAAGTCGCGGAAGTTGCCCTCGTCGGTGGGCAGGTCCAGACAGGTCCGGATGCACTGTTCACGGCCCCCGTCGATGGCCAGGTAGCCGCAGGGGCACATCTGGGACTCCTTCGGCGTCTCGGAGACCAGCTCGGTCAGGCAGCGCCCGCAACGGGCCCGGTTCACGATGATTCGGTGAGCGCTCATCCTCAGTCATCGGCGCCGGACAGCCAACATTTTGGTTACGCTCAGTGAACACCGCAGGTCCGAGCCTTGATCAACTGACCCGCGACATAGAACGTTCTACAACTTATCGACGCCGCAACATGTTTGCTGTGCCACTAACCCGTTGACCTGTGGATATCGTTCCGAAGCTGGCTCGGGAGATCGGAACCTGTGGCGCACGACTCAATCAGAACGTCGAATTGGACGCAACTATCACCAACATTCGGTAAAGCCCAGATGGTCCGCAGGTAACTTCTGATGGTGCCGAGGTTTGACCCAGCCTTGCGCTGTGTAATCAGTAAAGGACCACCGGGCTGTTCCGCAGACGCCCCTCCGGCCCATGCCCTCCAGGTATGCCGTCGGAGCGCCTGGTGGCAAAGCCGGGGGGCGACGCGGCGGATCCGGCCAGCAAGGGCCAGGCCCGAGACGCCTCCCGAGTCCCTGGAGCGACCGGTGTTGATCGTTCTTCCCGAAATCCTGACGTCGCGCACCTCTGTGGAGACCGCCTGCGCAAGAGCGCTGCACGCGCTGTCCTCGGTCCATCCCCCGAAGGAGTGCCAGGGCCAGTACGAGGATCTCGTCCATGAGCTGAGCCGGCTGCGCTCGCGCCTGCAGTCCGACCACCTGGCCTGCTGATTCTGCCCTACTGAGGGCCCATCAGGTTCCGATTCACGCGGCACTTCGTGCTTCCTCAGATCGGACGAGGCTTCATGCATGAGCGTGATGGAGGAGCGGCTGCGCGCCGCCAGTGAGAAGATCAGGATCCTCAAGACCGAGACGGCCAAGTCCGCACAGGGGTTGCCCGGCTACGGCGACATCCACCCGACGTTGGAGCTGTGGCGCGGCGCCGAGCCGGTCGGGTTCGCCGTCGCCCACGCGATCGACAAGGAGACCGGGCTGGCCCTGTGCCGGATGCTCGCCTCCGGCATGGACGCCGACATGATCTTGCTGGCCAACGACACGATCCGCAGTACCCACGAGAACAACCCCATGACCGGGGAGCCGTGGAAGGCCGGCGACATGCAGGACCTGATGGAGAACCACGAGGGCCTGGAGAAGGGCTGGGTCAAGGAGTGCGTCTCGATCTGGGCCGCGAACCGCGCCGGTGACCACCAGTCCGCGAACTGGTGCTACCGGATCTCCGGCCGCGGTACCGACGAGGTCGCGATCGAGTGGGCAGAGCTGGACGTCCTGCCAGCGAACTCCGGCAGCGGCTACATCATCGACAAGCTCGTCGAGGCCGCGACCATGACCTCCATGGGCGAGACCATGGCCAGGTACGGCGTCACCCACGCCACCTTCGGCATCTCCGAGGAGCACGCCCGCGCGATCCAGGACTGCCAGACCGCCGAGATGACCATGGGCGCGCTGCAGATCGACGGCCGGCCCGGCGTCTCGATCGCGCTGTTCTCCGAGCCGGACACCGAACGGCGCGCCGTCATCATGGAGAAGTTCCCCGACAGCATCGTCCAGAGCCACTTCTGATGGGCGAGGCGCTGGAGATCGCAGGGGCGACGGCGGTCAGCTGCCGACTCTGTCACGGGACCGGCCTGTTCGACGGCGACCTTCCGTGTCCCAACGGTTGCCCGGCCCGGAAACCTGACGAGCCTTCAGATGAGTGACGTGTTCTACGTCAGCGACCTGCACATCGGCCACAGCTACATGGCCCAGCTGCGGGACTACGAATCGGTCCAGGACCACGACGAGGACCTGGCACTGGCCTGGGTCAAACAGGTCCGGTCCCGTGACATCGTCTGGGTGCTCGGCGACGTGGCGATGAACCCGGCCGCGGGGATGGCCTGGATCCGCAAGATGCCCGGCACCAAGCACCTCGTCGCCGGCAACCACGACCGCTGTCATCCCGGCCACCGGGACGGCTACAAGTACCTGCGCCAGTACCTCGACGGGTTCGAGTCGGTGCAGCCCTTCGCACGCCACCGGATCGCCGGCACCAACATCGCGCTGTCGCACTACCCGTACGCCGCCGACCACACCGAGCAGCCGCGGGAGATGCAGTGGCGACTGCGCGAGCTGGGGATGCCTTTGCTGCACGGGCACACCCACTCCCCCGTCGTTCGCACCAGCGAGCTGGAGATGCACGTCGGTTGGGACGCCCACGGTTCCCTGGTGCACCGCGACCTGGTCGCGAAGGAATTCGACCTCGGCAGGAGAGAACAGTGAACGACCCCTGGAAGGACCCGGACATGAAGGCGTGGGTCGCCCACGCCCAGGAGACGCTGGTCCCGATGCTCGGCGACTCGAGCATGACGGTCAGCCTCTGCCCCGATGCCGGGAACGGCGACATCAAGTACGCCGTCGAGCTGGGCCTCTCGATCATGATGAACAAACCCATCGTCCTGCTGGCACGCGTGGAGGACGACATCCCGCCGAAGCTGCGGGCCGTCGCCGACGAGATCGTCGTCGGCGAGATCGACGACCCGTACGTGCGGTCCCGGCTGCACGCGGCGATCGACCGGATCCAGAACAACCTCTGACCCCAAGGGATCAGGCAGGGTCGAACCATGAGGCCGGGCGCATGTCGCCGATCGCCATCTTGACGTTGAGCTGATCGGCCGGGTGCTCGATGCCGTCCATCTGCGGCTGCCACAGCAGCTCGACGTCGGTGTCATCACACAGCGACCCGACGATCTCGTCCCAGTCGAAGTCCGCCAGGTCCGGGTCCGAGGACTCCGGCAGCGCCTCGAAGACGGCAAGTTCTTCTACCTCCAGATCGCCGGCGTCGATGTGGTCGTAGCAGGAGGACTGGAGCACGACCTCGGCTGCGACGGACCCGAGGTCCCTTTCGCCGGTGCGCAGGGACTCCTCGACGCGCCGATACCACCCGAGCATCTGGATCCACCATTCGCGGGGCTGATTGCGGACCATCGGCGGCAGATCGACCGGGACCGGCTCGCGGCCCTCGTGCTCATCCCACTCCGAGAGCCAACGTTCGAGCATGTGGCCGGAGACCATGACGTCCTGCCACAGCAGAAATCGCGTGCGCTCGGTCAACGGCCAGTGGGCATGCGGGTTGGGGATGAAGCCGGATGCAGTCACATCGAAAACGGTAGGTCGTCGGCACGTGCGCCGGAAGGAGTTCCGCAGATCAGCTGCTCGATCGGCGTCGATTCCGGCTCTCCGGACAGCAATGAACCCCGGCGCCCCACCACAAGTCCCCGGGGTTCATTGGTCTGGATCTACCGTACTCGTTGCTTGATCAAGCGCAGCCACGGAATGAGCTCGTGGGTCAGGCCGTCGTAGAGCTGCTCGTCGCTGACCTGCCGCGGGATCTTCGCGTGGAAGGCCGAGGCGTTGTCGATCGCGCGGCCGGGGAGATTCGACAGCGTGCCGAGGTACCCGACGTCGTTGCCGAACCCGACGAAGGCGAAGAACAACTCGTCCTGCTCGGAGCAGTCGCGCAGCAGCTGCTCGGTCGCGCCGCGGTCGCCCGGGGCGCCGTCGGTCTGGAAGATGACGAATCCCGGGACGCCAGCGTTGCTCGCGCGATGCAGGTCGCGGACCTTCTGCATCGCCGGTGCGTAGCGGGTACCGCCCCAGCTGGCCTTGCGGTGCTGCCGTTCGACCACCCCGGCGTAGGCGTTGATGTCGACGTCGAAGGGCTCGTACACGTCGTCGTGGAACAACACCGTCGGCACGATGCCGTCGTCGTCGAGGTTGGCGCTCAGGCCGAGGGCCTGTTCGGCCAGGCGTTGGACGTCACCGTCGCTGTAGAACATCTCCATGGACCCGGAATGGTCCAGGACCAGGTAGACAGCGACCTTCTCGTCACCGGAGGCACCCGCCTTCTCAAGCGACACCTTGGCGGTCTTGATCAGATCGACCATCGGCGTCGACGTCGAGCTGCTGGACGACGCAGTCGACTGGCTCGGCCGGTCGGACTGGTTCTTTCGCAGAAAGCCCATGCGTTGAATCAACTCCCTGGGAGGTGCCGGCCTGGTTGGCCGGGCTCCCGTAGACGTAGTTCGGATCCAGGCGCACCCGACGACGACTCTGACGCAGAGTCCGGTCGTACTTGGTGCGCCACTGCTTGTTGTCGTCGAGCCACTGCACCTCGAAGCGACGGTTGTGCGCGAACATGTCGGTGATGATCGCCCGGGCACCGATCTCCTGCTGCTCCTGCAGCGTCCTCGGCTTGACCCGAGGCTTGGGGATCGGCTCCCCGTTCTCGTCCTTCCCGTAGGCGTTGCGTCGGTCTTTTTCGCACCGTCGAATGGCTTTCGACGGCTCGACCGACTCCATCGCCTTGATCAGGATCAACGCCATGTCGTGCCATTCCCCGTCCGCGAGCAATTCCATGGTGCGGTGGAAATACGGGGTTCCTCTTTCAGACATGGTCAGAGCCGCGCCATTCCCTTTTCGTAGATCGCCTGGAACTTGGCGATCGTGGCCTCGACGCCTTCCAGGAAGTCAGGAAGTTCCGCGTCGGAGTAGGCCTCCAGCACGGCGGTGTAGTCGTCGTAGACCGACAGGTTGCCCATGGCCATCCCGAATCGCTGCCTCGGCGTCATCGGTGCCCGGCTGTTGTTGGTCTTCCGTCCGCCGAGGTTGTCCTGGATCCGCTCCTCCATGTTCTTGACCCAGGTCTTGATCACCTTCTCCTTGGCCGCGAACGAACGCGCCGCGTTCAGCATGGTGATCAGGTCGTTGACCTCGTCGATCTTGAGGTGAGCCTTGATCGTGAGGTTGGTGGCGCCTACGAAGATCTCGTCCGGGTTCACGTTGTTCAACCGACCGCGGATCTGCGCGGAGAGCTTGGTGAACAGGTGCAGGTCGATGTCGTTCTCCTGCGCCCGCTTGAGTGCCGAGGTCTCCGCGGACTTGCGCTGCACCTTCGACAGCGGCACCTGGTTCTGCGCCGCTGCCTCCTTGAGGGAGATCCCGAGGTTGTCGGCCGCGAAGAGCGCATTGATGATGCGCTCGTCCTCGGACAGCGACAGGCCGTTGAAGTTGTTGGCCTCGCGGCACATCGCGGCCACCGTCGCCGCCTTCGCACCGGTGACCTCGTAGCGGTCCACGGTGGGCACCTTGGCGCGCATGGCCCCGGCCGCACGGTGGTTACCGTCGATCATCAAGCGCTTCGAGGTCTTGGTGGTCCGCTGCACCACGATGGGCGGGAACGTTGCACCGGTCAGCCAGGCGACCTCGTACCGTTCGACCGTGGGCTCGTTGAGCGGCTCCAGTCGCGCCTGGTTCTTCAGCGACCGGACCAGGTCGACCTCATTCAGGTCCGCCCCGGGAATGAACTCCCAGCTCACGTTGTAGGAATCGAGCCAGTCCTCGATCTCCTTGCGCCGATTGGTTTCGGCCTTGCTAGCCGCCATTTTCGCAATCTCCCTTAGGACGCCATCTCGTGACGTCGGTATACGGTGACAATTTCTCGGGCCTGCAGGTCGGCGACAATTCCGATCTCGCCATCCAGATAAATCCTGCAGTCGCGCTTCTCCTTGTCGGACTTCTCGGTCCGGGAGGGGTCCAGCATGACGGCGAACGCACGTTCGACCGTGATCTGCCGCTCCGCAAGACGCTTGCGTGCGTGAGCGCTGATGGTGAACCGCGAGGCCAACTCGGACACAGCTTCGGCCGGGGTCCGGTAGCCCTTGTCCTTGATGACCTGCAGGACGGTGTTGTCCGTCCGGTCCACCTGTACCGACCAGCCCGGCACGACGAGCAGTTCGAGGCCGGGGCCGGTCCTGTCGGGCGTGGTCACGAGTGGGTTGGAGATGATGCGTTCCACCTGCTCGGCCGTGATGCCGTACTCGGCCATCTGCTTCTCGGCCTTGTCAGCGAAGGTGAGTCCACAGACCTTCACGATCCGCTGCGGGACGGTGACCTCGACGACCTCGCGGCTCTGACGGTGGTAGTCCAGGTCCTTCGGGGCGCTGAGGCCGAAGCATCCGGTCTCCTGGTGCGCCAGGCGCAGCCAGCTCCACAACCATTTGGTCCAGCGCTCACTGTCTTTGTCACAGAGCCGGAAGTAGTAGCTCTCGCCGTCGAGGGTGAACGAGACGTGGTCGTTGCCCTTGGGCTGCCCACACCGGAAGCAGGACGTGGTGCGGTTGATCGGTGAAGTCTCAGCCGCTACGAGCCAGGACCACAGCTCGTGGTCCCACTCCTTGAAACAGGGCCTGCTGCACAGCGAGAGGAGGTACGTCTCCTCGTGAACTACTTTGCTGTGGTTCAACTTGGACTCCGCGACGCGCTTAGCGCACCGCATGCAGCCAGCCATCCGGTCCCCGTCCATCTGGGCCAATGATTCGGACACGGTACCGAACCAGTGGGCCGGCGGAACAGAAGCTCCCAAGCCAGCTTGGCAATTTTTCCCACCACCGGGTCATTGACCGACCATAGGGTCGGCTGAATGGAACCACGACACGTGCTGGTGGCCGGCGACTGGCACGGCGACACCGGTTGGGCGATCGGCGTCGTCGAGATGCTGCCACGCTTCCTGCCCGAAGAGAAGGACCGACTCATCCTGCAGTTGGGTGACTTCGGGATCAGTGGCAGACCGAGCGGCCAGAGCTACCTGCATCAACTCAACAAGCAGCTGGAGAAGGCCGACGCCGACGTCGTCTTCATCGACGGCAACCACGAGGACCACCCTCTCCTGCGTACAGCGAAGAAGGCCGACGGGCCGCTGATTCCCACCGGCGCAACGAAGCTGCGCCGTGTCCGGTCCAGGATCTGGTGGGCGCCGCGCGGCTTCCGCTGGCGTTGGCACGGACACGAATGGGTGGCCGTGGGCGGCGCGGTGTCGGTCGACCGGGCGCTGCGCGAACCCGGTGTCAGCTGGTTCGCCGAGGAGGAGCTCACCGAGGCAGAGATCGAGGCGATCATCGACGCGGGCCCGGCCGACGTCGTCATCAGCCACGACCGCCCGGCACAAGCTCCGCTCGCACTGCCGCCGTGGCCCGACGAATGGGATCTGGCCGACCTGGCCCGGTCCGAGGCCCATCGCGACCGGATCCAGCGCGTTGTTGACGGCATTCAACCGCGCCTGCAAATGCACGGCCACTACCACGTTTACAGCCACGACTTCGCGGGTATGCCTTTCGGCCAACTTGAACTTCTGGCCCTGGACATGAATCGCCGAGCGGGAAGTCTTATGCGCGTGAACGTCGTCGACCTCCGGTTGGAGCCCCCGCGGTGAAGCCGCGGGTGAACAGTCATCGCTTCTCCTCGGGCACCGGGATCTGGCACGGCTAGAGAGGCTCGATGTACTCGACGGACTGGTCCCGCTCGAGCTTGATCTGCTGCTTGCAGGTACCGCTGCAGTACTCCAGGGAAAGGCCCCGGACGGTGCGCCGGCGGGCCTGCTCCATCGTCAGCTGGTTGCCGCAGACGGTGCAGACCGGCAGACGCTCGATGGGCGGCAGCTCCTTGTACTTCTGCGGTGAGCCGCGGAACGCCTGCCCGCACGCACTCGAGCAGTACCGGCGCCGACGGCCGGAGGCCTGCTGCTGCAGGTCCTTCCCGCAGACCGGGCAGGTGTCCAGGCCGCGGTTGAGGCCCATCTTGCGCAGGCCCGCGGCGATGGTGGAGACGGTGCGGCCCATGGCGGTGGCGATCTCGTCGTTAGTCAGACCGGCCTTGAAGAGCTCGGTCAGCATCTCGTAGTCGTCCTCGGACCACCCGTACGGGCGCTTCGGAGGCTTGATGGCGGGGGTCGTCATTCTGATGTTCTCGTCCTCAATCTGAGGTTTTCAAAGACGGATAGGGGTGGGCCCGAAGACCCACCCCTCGACCGCCTACAGCGCCTAGGCGCCAGTGTCGTCCGGGTCCTCGGCCAGGTCCGTCGGGTACGGACCGGTCCACGCCTTGGCGACCGGGAACTTAATCTCGGCGCCCTTCGGCGCCTTGGTCACCAGGCGTACGGGGCTGTCGGTGACCAGCCCGTTCCAGGTCTTGATGAACAGGGTCAGCATGACCCCGGAGGTCACGCGCTCGTTCTTGCGGCGGATCTGCCGCAGCCGCGAGTCGAGGGTGAGGATCGGGGAGTTCTCCCCCTCGTTGGTGCGCCGGGCCAGGCGGCGGATGAACCAGTCGGCCAACCTCACCCCCGAGCGCTGGACGATGAGCCAGTGCGCGACGGCGATGACGCGCGGTGCCGCCTCGATCTGCGTGCGGTACCGCAACCCGACGGCCACCGAATCGTGGATCTCCGGGTTGCTGTCGATGAAGGCGACGATCTCCGGGGAGGTGAACTGCGGGGTCTTGTTCTTGGTGATCGCGTCGGTGCGGCTCATCATGCACAGCCGCGCCGTCGCCGCGAGCATCGCGGCGTTCGACTCGCCCCGCAGCTGCAGCGCATCGGTGGTGGATCGGTTCGCGCCGCTGTCCATCGTCAGGAACGACTCCGGGCTCATGTTGCGCATGACGATCCAGAGCTGCGTGGTCTGCGACTGGACCTGGGCCATCAGGCGGTGCTGACCGTTGATCAGATTGTCGTTGGTGTCGAAGCAGATCGCTGCCTCGCACGGCCCCCAGTCCCCCTGCTCCATGGCCTTGGCGTAGGTGTCCACGCGGGACTTCCGCACCGGCCGGTTGATGACGTTGTGGATCAGGGCCTCCTCGGCCCAGCCGGCGTCGGCCTTGACCAGCTCGATGTCGAGCTCGCGGTTGCTCAGGTGCATGCGGGGGCGGCTCACGGCGCGGCCTCCCCGTCGGCGCGCTGCACCGTGAAGGCCATGACGCAGTTGAGCTCACGCCAGTCCTGGGGCGTGCCCTCGACGAGCTCCGGCTGGAAGCCGATGGTGTAGTCGACCTTCTCGTTGGCGGTCGCGATGGCGCGGACGGCGTTGTGGACGGCGTGCGCGCCGACGGCTCGCAGGACAGCCCGGTCACCGCACCGCACGACGCTGATGATCGTGGAGGCCAGCTTCTTGACGTCGGCGTCCTTCTTGACCTGGAACACCCGGTCGACGGGTTGGGGCAGAGCCCCTGAAGGCGTCACGGACATGACTCGATGACCCTTTCGGGAGGGAGGGGAAGCGAGAGGGCGCCATGAGTGCCCTGGTCCGTGTTGCGGATTTCAGCCTAAACGCTAGGTGCGCGATCGCGCCAGAGAGGTTCAAGTCCACCGCTCGACCCACGCCAGACCACCGACGTCCAGCAGGCGCTGGGCGCGGGTGACCGCGACGTAGGCGAGCATCAGCTCATCGGGATCGAGCTCGGGGAGGTACCCGTTCTCGTCCTCCTCCGGCTCCCGGTCGGCGAAGTCCATGCTGATCCGCACCGAGTCCCACTGCCGGCCCTTGGCCCGGTGGGCGGTGGAGACCACGACGTCGGCTGCCATCTCCGCAGCGAGCGCGCCGTCGCCACGCAGACCGTGGTTGGCGGTCTTGCTCATCGCCTCGATGACGCCTTCGGGCCGGTAGTCGTCGATGAGTCGGACCCAGGTCTTGAGGTCCCCGCCGTCATGACTTTCTTCGACATATTCCTGGACCTCCGCCCAGGTCTTGAAGACGAACAGGTCGCGGTGCGTGGTGGTGCCGGTCTTCATCAGTTCCTCCGCGGCCCGAGCGAACGCGACGACCTCGTCGGTTCCGCCCACCACGGCGACGCTGCGCCCGTCCTGGTGACAGCGCAGGACCTCCTTGACCACCGCGGCGTTGGTCCGGCACAGCACGGCCTTGGCCGCGGTGCCGAGCGGGCGGATCTCCCCGGGCTTGTCGGGATCGCCGGGCAGGACGCGCAGGTCGGCCCTGAGCAGCTCGAGCCACTTGTTGGCCTCGTCGGCGATCGCCTGGCCGAACCGCCAGGACTTGGTCAGGGTGCGGTCGTGCCGGGAGTCGAAGCTGTTCATCGCGTCGATCGCGCCGCGCCATCGGTAGATCGCCTGGTTCGCGTCCCCGACGACGACGACCTGGCAGCCCTGGCGCTGGAGCAGGTCCACGATCACGCCGTTCGCGTCCTGCCCTTCATCGAGCAGCACGTAGTCGTAGGGCAGTCGGGGCCGGGTCAGACAGAAGGCCTTGAGGTAGTGGTCGTGGGAGAAACGAAGTTTCCCGTCCGGACTGGACAGGTCCTCCCATGCCTGTTCTGCCCGCGGCACGATGTAGCGGGCCAGTTCGCGGCGCGCTTCGACGGTGTCGATGCGGGTCACGCCGGGGACGTGCCACTGGTCGATCTGCTCGTCGCCGGTGTAACAGAACCGCTGGACGGTTTCCATCGCGATGCGACCCAATTGTGGTGCGGGCATGACGATCCCGGCGAACTCCTGGAACTTCTTGATCCCGAGGATCTCGGCGGTGACCTGCGGTCGCACCCGGCTGCCGTTGAGCCGGTTGCGCAGGGCGTTGCCGCCCCAGGCGCGCGCTGCCCATCCGTAGGCCAACGAGTGGGCGGTCTTGCACTTCACGTACTCGGGGAAATCGAGCTGGGCCTCGTCAGCGATCGCCCGGTTGTAGGCAAGGTAGAGCCCGTTGCGGCCGGGGTGGACCCTGCTCATCATCTTCAGCGTCGACGTCTTCCCCGAGCCGGCCAAGGCGCTGATGGTCATGTTCTGCCGAGTGGCGAATGCCTGGATGCAGGCGTCCTGCTCGGAAGTGGGGCGCGGGCCGTGGACGGCGGGCGCGGTGGGGTCACTCTCGGCCTGGATCTTCACGTGGCGCTGTGCTCCTGAAGGAATGCCTCGACGTCGTCGAGGTGATGGGGCTGGAGGCCTCGGCGTGGGTCGGGCTCGATGAACAGGTGCGGCGGCAGTCGGCCTTCGTTGGATTCGAAGAAGCCCTTGAACTCCGTGATCGCCTCGTCGTCGGTCCAAATGACGGGGTGGCCGGCCTGCATCACCTCGACCGCTGTCAGGCCCTTGGCGTAGTGACGCGTCCTGACGGTGACGTCGCGCAGGTGTTCCGAACCGATCGGCAGCCGCGGGAACCCCATGAGCTGTTCGACCTGGTGGGTGTCGAGGAGTTCGGGGTGTGTGGTGCTCATGCACCAGGTGCTCGACCAGCGCAGGTCGACGTCGAAGGTCTCGCGCAAGTGCAGGATCCGGGCGACCAGTCGCGGCGCCCAACGCATGCGGAAGCCGTTGCCCTGGGAATAGGCGATGCCCTGACGTGGAGCCTCACCCCAGCCCGGCTTCTGGCTGGTGTTGATCACTCCGTCGATGTCGAGCAGCCAGACGGCTCGCAAGGTCCCTCCCTGGGTCAGTTGCCCAGGCTAGGGATTTCCGCCGACACGGCCTTCGGGAAAACGGCCGGGGCTCAGGTGCACTCGCAGTAACGCCAGGTCCAGCAGCCGTCCTTCCAGATCAAGTCGATGCGACCGTCGTGGAGAGGGAAGGTGGGTCCGTCGTAGGCGTCCTGGATGGCGGTGTGCGCCAGACTCATTGCCTCGAGCGCCACGCAGTAGTCGACGTCTGTGACCTGGTGGTGGAGAGGCAGCTGCCCGCCGTCCCAGTCGGAGTGGGCGAGCGCGAACCCTTCGCCGCAGCTGTTGGCCTGGACCTCGCAACCTGCAGAACAGACCATCCGACAGCCCTTGGGTCCGGGCCCGAGGCATTCCAGGTGGGCCGCGATCGCTCCGTGCTCGGTGATGGTCCAACTGATCTCGTGCACGGCGACCTCTTCTCGGCCCAAGCTCCCGAGCTGGCTTCGGAGGGAGCGGGGTCATCCTGTCACCGGCAGAAATTTCCGGCCAGGTGGGGCCGGGCAATTGTTCTACCGTCGGGAGCGACCCGAAGGAGGAATCCCTTGACCGACCCGGATTACACCGCCATCGCCCTGGTGGTCGACCGCTCCGGCTCGATGGCGTCGATCGCCACCGACGCCTCCGGTGCCATCTCGCACTTCATCAAGGACCAGCGCGAGCAGCCCGGTCGCACCACCGTGAAGCTCGTCCAGTTCGACGACCAGTACGACGTGGTCTACCCCTCGACCGACATCCACCAGGTGCCGGAATACCAGCTGGTACCGCGCGGCAACACCGCCCTGCTCGACGCGATCGGGCGGACCGTCACCGACTTCGGCCACGAGCTGGCCGCGCTGCCCGAGGCCAACCGGCCCAGCACGGTCATCGTGGTCGTGCAGACCGACGGGCTGGAGAACGCCTCCCGGAACTACGGCCGGGAACAGATCGCCGGGATGATCCAGAACCAGGAGGCGAACTACGGCTGGAAGTTCGTGTACCTCGGCGCCAACCAGGACGCGATCGCCGTCGGCCAGGCCATGGGCTTCCATGGCCACTCGACCATGGACTACATGGCCTCCGGCGCCGGCGTCCGCGGCATGTCTGCCGGGCTGAGCAACTACGTCAACAACACCCGCACGTCAGGGACCTACGCCTTCACCGATGCCGACCGTCTCGCGGCGGTGGCGCCGGAGGACGAAGGGAAGCCGGCCTGACCGATTCCGCCCATCGCCCCGGGTCGAGCCGGAGCGATGGGCGGAGCTGTCAGAGCTCGCGGGCGATCGAGTCGCAACTGGAGACCGCGACGCCGAGGTCCTCCTCGACCTTCAGCTGCTGGATCACGCCGTCCACGGCCAGCAGCGCGTAGCGCCTGGACCGCAGTCCCAGCCCGAAGTCGCGACCGTCGAAGACGAGGTCCATCGCGTGGGCGAAGTCGAGGTTGCCGTCGGAGAGCATGAGGATCCGGTCATCGACACCCTGCGAGATCGCCCAGGCCTCCATGACCCACGGATCGTTCACGCCGATGCAGGAGACCCGGTGCACACCCCGGCCCAGAAGCGAGTCCACGCCGGAGATGAAACCGGGAAGGTGCTGACGCGAACAGCCCGGAGTGAACGCCCCCGGCACCGCGAACAGCACGTGTCTCCCGACGCCGAACACCTCACCGGTGCGGATCGACTCGGGCATTCCCATGACGTTCAGGACCTGGACCTCTACATCCGGGATCCGGTCCCCGACCACTACTGCCATGCCCTGGTTATCGGCCCCTACTGGCCACGTGCCGAGCTGGTGCCGCCCACGATCGAGGAGTACCTGATGGAGCCCTGGCGAGACCCCGACGCCCCGCAGTGCAAGAACACTGCAGCGCGCTGCAACCACGTCCTGAGCGCACACGACCCCGCCAGCGGCGAGTGTCTGGTCCAGATCTGCGAATGCCGTTCCTGGCAGCCCTGAGACCGCTCCCGCCCGCAGCCCCTTCCGTTCCCCGGAGGGGGCTTTCGTGGTCTCCGGGGTCCGTCAACCCGTGACCGCGAGCCTCCGAAGCTGGCTCGGGAGTTTTTCGCTACCACGGACAGGCCGCGCGAGCGTGACGACGACGCCGACGGGGCCCTCCGGCCGCGGCGTAGGTTCTAACCAGTCGCAGACGCCGAAGACCTCGGCTAGCGTCAAGCAACGACGCCGTGGTCGGTGCGAACGGTCGGGATACTTCTGTTACTGGTTCGAGTCCGGTCTCGGGAGCCACTCCCGAGAAGCTCAATTGGCTGAGCAAGGTTCACGCCTGACCGGATCTGATGGTTCTCGACCACGGCTGCACGACCGCACAGGTGACTGATCGGTGCGTAGGACACGGGATACTTCTTTCGGAAAAAAAGGCGATTCCAGTTCGACTCTGGGCCGCTCCACTCGTGGGGCGGGGTGTGGACCTAGTAATTTCCCGAGTTCGCCTGGATCTCGATCGGTCTCCTGTGCGGTTGGGCCTTCGACCGCACAGTCAACCGCTACCGGTGCGCAGGAACTGGTTACTTCCCTTGCATGGAGGGAACGCGGGTTCGAATCCCGCCTGGAGTCCTCGTGGCTCCTGTCGACCAGCGGCCTAGGTCACCTACGTTCCCAGCTCCGACCTTGTCCTCGGTGGCGGCTGCCCTATTCCCCTAATTGACGGAGCATCAGATGGAACCGATCGAGGCCGACGGCCAGATCATCGTGAAGCCCAAGACCGCGGCCCAAGAGGCCGGCAGTGCAGTGCTCAAGGAACTTGCGCGACTCGGCGGCAACCTCACCACCGAGGACGCCCTGGAGTTCCGTGGCAAGAAGATCGTCCTGCCGGAGTCGATGAGCGGCGACGTCAGCGCCGCCATCAAGTGGCTCAAGGAGCACCAGGAACAGCAGGAGCAGAAGCACATCTTCCGCCGCGTCTTCAAGTACCGACCGCTGGACGGCGCCCACGCCTTCCACCAGGTACTGAAGAAGGTCTGGGGCAACACGGGCCTCGGCAAGCCGATCAACACCATGTTCGGTCCGATCCCGCCGGCGTTCATCACCATCGACGTCGGCGTCAACGAGACCGCCCAGGTGCCGCAGAACCGCATCGACTTCCCGCCGCTGCAGGCCGAGATCTACTGCGAGGACGCGGTCGACCCCGAACTGGGTCCGCTGTTCGAGCTGATCATCGAGGCGCCGCGCAAGTTCCGCGGCCACATCGAAGGTCTGTTCATCGCGATCGAGCAGGAGCTGCAGCACCACTCGATCTACAAGGGCAAGGCCATCACCGGCGCCACGGTCCCGGCCTTCATCGACACCTCCAAGGTCGACCCGGACAAGGTCGTCTACTCCCAGGAGACGCTGACCCAGCTCGGCGCCAACGTGTGGTCGGTCCTGCGCCACGGCGAGGAGATGAAGAAGCTCGGCATCTCCCTCAAGCGCGCCGTCCTCCTCGAGGGTCCGTTCGGGACCGGCAAGACCCTGGCGGCGTTCCTCACCGCGCAGGAAGCGGTCAAGGCCGGCTGGACCTTCGTGTTCTGCCGCCCCGGCGTCGACGACCTCGACCGCACGATGAAGACCGCCCTGCTCTACGCACCGTCGGTCGTCTTCTTCGAGGACATCGACGTCCTGGCCGAGCGCGGTGACCCCGAGGCCGTACAGAAGCTGCTCGACACCTTCGACGGCATCGGCGCGAAGAACCAGGACTGCATCGCGGTCCTGACGACCAACCACGTCGACAAGATCCACCGCGGGATGCTGCGCCCGGGCCGTCTGGACGCGGTCATCCACATCGGCGAACTGGACGCCAGCGGCATCGAGCGGCTGATCCGCGTCAAGGTCCCCGAGGACCGTCTCGGTGAGCTGAAGATGGACGAGGTCTGGGACGCCATGAAGGGCTTCCTGCCGGCCTTCGCCGCCGAGGCCATCGACCGGGCCATGCGCTACCAGATCCACCGCACCGGTGCCCTGGGCAAGCTCGAGACCACGGACTTCGTGGCCGCGGCCCTCGGTCTGCGCCCGCAGCTGGACCTCATGGAGGGCGCCGGCGAGGGACAGCGCACGCCGACACTGGACGCGGTGATCCACAAGGCCGTCCGCGGCGCCGTGCACGAGATGGTGCTCGTCGACCGCTCCGGCGGACGCAGCCACCAGCTCGACGGCCAGGGCGACCCGGTCTACGCCGCCAAATAATCCAGTGGCCGTCGCCGGGTAACCAGGGGAAGCTCGGCGACATGAGTCCGGTGCGAGACCAGGAGATACTTCTGTCGCCAGCTGGGCCTTCAACAAGCCTGGCACCCAAGGGGAAACCTGACAGGTCCCCGACTCCAGGTCGCCTGATCTCGGGCTCCTAGTACTTCAGCAACACCGCACCTCCCGGTGCGAAGACCCACGGCTACTTCGGAAAACAACCTGCCTCCGGGCTCGGTTCAGGTGGTTCAAATCCACCAAAGGCAACACCAGCCGTGAGTTGACCTGTTCTCGGGAGGCGCAGCCCCAAGGTGGGCCGGTGCGCAGACATCGGTTACTTCGCCTGTGGAGCCGTGGGTCGCAGGTTCGAGTCCTGCCGCGCCGACCTGGTCTCGGCGTGTAGCTCAGTCGGTAGAGCAACGTCAGTTCCGACGTCGACCTGGTTCTCGGCCCACCCTGAGGCTGCGCCTCCCTTCATGGAAGGCGATCGAAGATGGCAAAGTTCAACAGCGCCACCGCCACGAAGACCCGCGCCCGCGGCCCGATCAAGGCCAGCGCCACCAAGACCACCGTCACCCACGAGGGTGCGCCGGCCTACTCCCGGGACGCCAAGAGCGACCTGTTCCTCCTCGCCGTCTCCAACATGGTCGGAGAGGCGACGTTCTACGAGTCGGCCAGCGACCGGGACAACCGCTTCGGCGCCCTGGTCCGCCAGGTCGCCGTCGAGGACTTCGACTGGTTCTCGGTGTTCCTGCCCTGGCTGCGCGCTGAGGGGAACATGCGTTCCGCGCCGCTGGTCGCCGCGTGCGAGGCGGTCAAGGCCCGCCTGGACGCCGGCCTGCACGGCGGCAACCGCCAGCTGGTCGACACCGTCTGCCAGCGCGCCGACGAACCGGGTGAACTGCTGTCCTACTGGATGAACACGCACGGCCGGGCGGTCCCGAAGCCGGTCAAGCGTGGTGTCTCCGACGCCGCGGCGCGGCTCTACAACGAGCGCTCCGCGCTGAAGTACGACACCGACGGCAAGCCCATGCGCTTCGGCGACGTGCTGGAGATCGCGCACTGCTCCCCCGCGGCCGACAAGCCGTGGCAGGGCACGCTCTACAAGCACCTGATCGACCGGCGCCACAAGCGCGGGGAGGAGATCCCCGACAGCCTGCAGACGCTGCGGACCCGGGCCTCCTTGATGGCACTGCCGGTCGAGCAGCGTCGCCAGTGGGTGGACGGCACCGAGACCTCCCGGGCTGCGCTCAACGGCGCCGCCATGACGTGGGAGGCGCTCGCCGGTTGGCTGCAGGGCCCGATGGACAAGGCCGCCTGGGAGACGGTGATCCCGAACATGGGAATCATGGCGCTGATCCGGAACCTGCGGAACTTCGACGAGGCCGGCGTCAGCGACAAGGTCGCCAACGAGGTCATCGCGAAGATCTCCGACCCGGAGGTCGTCGCGAAGTCCCGCCAGTTCCCGTTCCGCTGGTACTCCGCCTACAGGAACGCACCGAGCCTGCGGTGGGGTCACGCGCTGGACCAGGCGCTCACGCAGTCGACCAAGAACATCCCCGAGCTCAAGGGCCGCACCCTGGTCCTGGTCGACACCTCCGCATCCATGAACGGCATGGGCTACTCCCGTCGTTCGGAGGTCACTCCGGCCGTGGCCGCGGCCCTGTTCGGGGTGGCGGTCTCGGCGCGCTGCAAGGACGTCGACCTGCACGGCTTCGCGACCGGGGAGTTCCGGCACGAGACCAAGAAGGGCGCCTCGGTGATCAAGGAGGTCGACCGGTTCGTCAACCGCATCGGTGAGGTCGGGCACGGCACCGACATCGCCGGCGCGGTCCGTCGGACCTACAACGGCCAGGACCGGGTCATCATCATCACCGACATGCAGACGATGACCGGCGGCATCGACCAGCTGGTGCCGCAGCACGTCCCGATGTACGGCTTCAACCTTGGCGGGTACGCCCCGACGATGCTGCCGTCGACGTCGACGCGGGTGGAGATGGGGTCGCTGACCGACGCAGCCTTCCGGATCATCCCGATGATCGAGGCCGGTAGGGATGGCACCTGGCCGTGGGACGATCAGGACTGACAGCCTCCGCAGCGAGAAGCCCCCGCACCGAGTTTGGTGCGGGGGCTTCTTCAGCTCTCCTCGTCACCGTGGCCGAGCAGGATGGCGACCACGGACTCGGCCCATTCGTTCTCCCCGCCCCGTGACCGCAGCCAGACGTCCAGGGACGGCCGGTCCAGTTCGGCGATGTCGAAGGAGCCCCACCGGCCGTCGGGGTCCTTGGCGCGGACATAGATGCCGGTGATCCCGTGCAGTGCATCGTGCCGTGCGGGGTCGATCAGTAGCTCCATCAGGCTTCCTCGGATGGTGGAGTGGCGTACGCCGGGTCATGGCCGGGACACTGCTGCGACCAGTGGCCGTTGCTGCCGCAACGCAGACACGTGGAAGTCGCGGGCGTAGTCGGCGCGGCGGTGGGAGCCAGGTAGTGCGCGACGGCGTCCGCGAGACAGGCTCGGTCGAGACTTGCGGACCTCTCTGCGAGCGTCAGGCCGTTGAACCACTCGACGGCAGCGTCGATGACGGCCCGCATCGCGGCGACCTGTTCCTCGGCCTTCATCGCTCGCTGCCGTTCCCGGAGCACACCTCTCTGAGTGGTCGTCACCTCGGCGGACGTCTCGGCCAGCTCCGCAGTCAGGTCCTCGACGACGTCGGCCAGGCGGAGGGCGGCATCCCGGAAGGGCTTCGGAGCGCGCCAGCGCGGCCAGCGCACGGTCGCGATGTCGGCGGCGACCCCGTCCTCGCTCATGCCTCCCACCCGCAGGTCTGGCAGACGCGGACGACTCCTCGGCCGCGGGAGGGCAGCTCGAGGTAGAGCCATTTGCGGCTGCCGCAGCGCAGTCGGTGCATCAAGGAACGGATCATGCTGACGCCCCGTCAGTTACGCGCCTGGACTCGAACTTGCCCCACGCGCCGATCAGTACTCCCCATTCGACACCGACCGCGGCCACCCGCTCGTTGATGAACTTCTGCGGCTTGCGTTCCCGGCGGAGCGAGGTCGCGAGCTGGGAGACGACCAGCTGGTACTCCAGTTCGACGTCGCGCCGGTTCGGGAAACGGGCGCTGAGCACGACACCTTGATCGGTGATGACGTACCAGCCCGGGACCGTGCTGGCCTCGAGGTAGCGAGAGGGGTCGGCGTCGTGGCTCACCAGCGGATCGTCACACACGGATACGACATTGTGTTCGATCCGATCCTGGGGCAGACTGCCCTCATGCGTCGATGGTGACTCCCCCGCCCCGTTCATGGGGGTGTGGTGTAGTGGTAGCGCCGTCGAGTCCAAATCGACTAGCCCGGGTTCGATTCCTGGCACCCCTGCCATCCCTTCTCGCCGCCTACCGCTGCGCGGCGGCGACGGATCGCCCGAAGATCGGGACGAACGAACGGTCGCGATGGGACCGTTTGGACCATGCGCCGCGAGCAGTGGCGGCGCATTCTGGTCATCAAGACCATTCCGCCGACCGGGAGGACTGCCGGATGAAGCAGCGCAGCGACATCGACTGGCCACTGCACATCATCCTTTCCGTCCTCACCGCCGGGTTGTGGCTGTTCGTGCTGCTGTACCTGGTCGTCACCCGCCCGAAGCCCCGCCGGCCGAACCTGCCGGTCCCCGCCAACACGCCCGAGTTCCGGCAACGCCACGCCGAACGCGCGGCCGAGCTGGACCAACAGATGCTCGACATCCAGGCGAGGCGGACCGAGGCGCAGGCGAAGAGGGACGAGCTCAACGCGCGAATCGTTGAACGGGAGCGGCAGCAGCAGGATCACGCCTGACGCTTGCTGGGGAACACGCACAGGCCGGTGGCGGTGTTGGCCAGGGGCTTTCGCGGTACCCAGCCGCCGCCGTTGGTGATGCACTGCTGCTCGCGTCGCTGCTCGACGTCGACCCGTCCGGTGTCCGGCCGGGTGTTGTAGCGGTAGATCAGCAGCCCGATCCCGAAGATCAGGGTGAAGAACGTGGCGACGCCGACCACGATGGCGACGGCCTCGTTGCGGCTCTTGCGCCGCTCTTCGCGCGCCCTGGCGATCGCTTTCTCGGTCTCCAGCCGTCGCAGCTCGGCCTCGTGCCGGTGCTGCTGCTCCCGGAAGTCCAGCTTCTCGACGTAGGTCATGCCCACTTCGGGATCGAGGTCGAGGTCGTCGCTCATTGCTCCTCCGAGCAGATGTCCTCGAAGTCGCTGGTGAAGACCCGCGTCCCGCACTCGCACGTGAAGGTGACCTGCGAGGCGGACATGCCCAGGTCGATCACGGGGAGGCCGTTGTGCTCGATGCCGGTGCGGAGGGACAGGTACATGCCCTCCCCGCAGTTGGGGCACTCGAGGGACAGGTAGACGTCAGCGGCCATGGTTCAGAAGGAGCTGGTGTCGACGGACGCGCTGCTGGTGTCGCAGTAGGAGCTGGTGTCCGGCGCGGAGTAGCTCGACGAGGTGTCGACGTACGAGCTGGAGGTGTCCGGCGCGCAGGGGCTCGGGTCCGGTGCCGGCGTGGGGTCCGGCGCCGGGCAAGCCGGGGCGCTGTCCTGGGCGGGGGCGGGGATCGCGGCGGTCATCAGGACCGGTGTCATGTCGGGGAGGTCGACCTCCTCGACGGTGTCCGACTTGATGCCCTCGGATCGCTGCTGCTGGCTCTTCGTTGCCGGGCGGCGTACGTGCTTCTTCAGCATCTCCGTCGGTGACGGGGTGCCGGGCTTCGGCTCCTCGTCCTCCTGGAGGATGTTGGCGTCCGGCCAAAGCTCCTCGAAGCTCGGCGCCTCGTGGCGCTCGACGCCGAGGTGCTTGTAGATGCTCTGGATCCAGTTGCTGAGGCCCACGTCAGGCGCCTTCCGGTTCGTAGGGATAGACAAGTTCGAATTCGCAGTGGCACCGGTCGCACTCGACGATCAGGACGGTCTTCACCGTTCCGGACCAGCGTTCGATGACGGTGCCCTTGCCGCCGCACTCGGGACAGGGCTGGGAACGTGCGTGCTCGCAGGCCGCGCGCACGTCCATGACGTTCACTCCGGCTGCGTGGTCTGGCCCGGCTGGAGATGCGCTGCCAGGTACAGCTGCTGGGTGAGCATCGCCGAGACCTGCAGTGCGCCGGCCAGGGGCAGTTCGACGGTCCAGACCGACGACTCCTCCGCCTGCTCCTCGTCGGCGATGAAGACCAGGACCACCCTCGGGTCCTCGCCGTGGTGGTGTGCGTAGATGTCGACGCCGAGACTCATGAGTTCGACGTCGCAATCAGTAGATGGGTCAGGGCGTCACGGACCTCGGTGAGCTGCCCACGGTCGAACGTCCCACTGATCGTGACGTCGAAGGCGCCCTTGCGTCCGATCGCACTGACGCGCCACAGCTCCGTGCCTGCCGCGATGATCGCCGCCCCGCCCCAGGCCTCGTTCTCAACCGCCCATTCCACCGGGACGGGGACGACCTGGGTCGGCCGGACCTCCTCCAACGGGAATCCGTCGGCGATCTCGGCGTCGGTCCACTCCTCGGCCGGCTCGTTCACATCGCACCCACTGCCTGGTTGGCATTCCAGTACAGCTGGGTCATGGGCCCGTAGCCCTGGATCTGGGCCCAGGTGTAGGCGTCGTCGTTGAGCATCGGGTCACCGCAACGCCAGAGACCGTCGCGCCACTTCTGCCAGATCCGGCCGAAGCGGTCGGAGACCGCGGCCATCGGCGTGATCGGCTCCGGCATGCTCTCGACGACCTCGACGGTCGACCCGACCGGGAGCCATCGTTCCTGTCCGGACTCGTCGACGATGCAGATCTCGCCGGCGTCATTGACGTCGCCGTAGCTACCGATGACCGGCGGCGGGGTCACGCGGACCCAGGCGCCGAAGGAGATGTCCGGGGTCGTCATACCGGCCGCGCTCCTTTGCCGTCCCAGTCCTTGGCCATGCCTGCCTCGACCGAGACCGCGTTGACGCTGTGGCCCGCGACCAGGTCCTCGTGGGAGACGAAGATGTCGGCCAGCCAGCGCCCGTACTTCTCGGTCTTGTCCTTGTGGGTCTGGACGACGACCGCGAGACCGACGGGGAGCTGCTGCTCCAACCAGGCCTTGCTCGTCACGCCTTCGGGGGTGTTGTGCTCCGGGGCGTTGATCCCGTAGAGGCGGACCCGCGCCTGCTGGTAGGTCCTCAGGCCGAGGTCGACGGTGAGGTCCACGGTGTCGCCGTCGACGACCTTCACGACCCTGGCTGCGTATTCGTACATGGCCCCCGAACCTAGCCGGGATGGACCCGCATCTGTTTGGCGGACCAAACTCCCAAGCTGACTTGGGAGCAACGTAAACCGTAGAAGCACCGACCCGCCAGAGCCCTAGCGTTCCGGTCATGACGAAGCTGAATCAGTTGGTGGCTGTTGAGAAGGGCCTCAAGAGCACGGTGAACCGTCGTTGGACGGACTGCTACCACCAGGTAGGGAAGTCGGCGCTGCTCGCCGGCCTGCAGCGCACCTACACGCCCAAGGAGGAGGACGGCGACCAGCTTCCCCCGGAGTCGGTGCGGGTACAGATCGACGTCGAGGACGTCCTGGTGACGCTGGGCAAGGATCTCGGGCGGCTGTTCGACGTGGTCTCCACGAAGGACAACGCGAACTGCGAGGCCAAGGCCGACGTCAAGCTGTCCGACGGCTCGGTGCTGCTGCACGACGTGCCGGTCTCCACGCTGCTGTACCTCGAGAAGCAGCTGACCGACCTGCACACCTTCTGCGCCAAGCTGCCGGTGCTCGACCCGGCCGAGAACTGGACGCGCGACGAGAACGCCAACGTCTACAAGACCGACGCGGTGCAGACCACCCGGACCAAGAAGGTCCCGAAGGCGTTCGTGAAGGCGCCGGCCACGGACAAGCACCCGGCCCAGGTGGAGATGTTCCACGAGGACGTGATCGCGGGCACCTGGACGCTGGTCAAGCACTCCGGGGCCATCCCGGCGACCCGCCGCGTCCAGCTCGTCGATCGTGTGGAGGAGCTGCAACGCGCGGTGAAGTTCGCCCGTGAGGCCGCGAACACCATGGAGATCACCGACAAGCTCATGGGCAAGGCGGTGTTCGACTACCTCTTCGCGAGGTAGTCCCACAGATCCCCACCGGCGCCCCCTTGCTGGACGGTCCGGTGGGTAGCACGGAGCACAAGCTGAAGATGAAGCTCACGACAGGAGGCCCTCAGGCTGAACGTCAACTGAATCTGATGCCACATCAGCGGCAAAGTGGAGTGTTCGAATCCTCCCCGGGGCCCCAACTCATGCCCCGGTAGCCCAATCGGTAGAGGCACCGCCGGCCCTCAGACTCTTGCTCCAACTTCAGACCCCCCACGCCCATCGGATCAACCTGGTCGGGGCAACCCCACGAAGCGATGCCGGTTCGAATCCGGCCCGAGGCTCCACGTGCCTCGGTGGTCTAACGGCAAGACAACTTCGAGTTTCTGAAGCTGATCCCGATCATTCAAACGTCGCCGGTGGGACGACAACGTGGACAGTCACGTCTTGAAAACGTGAATACACAGACGGCCCGGGCAGGATACGCCCGGGCCGTCGCCATATCTGGAGACCCATGAGCGTCAAGCCCTTCGCGCACGGTCGAGCCTGGTCCGAGGAGGACGACCTCCGCCTGGTCGAGCTGTACGACGACTTCACCCTCAGGCAGATCGCCGTGGTGATCGGCCGCAGCCGCGGCGCGACAGCGCTGCGCGCCACCCAGCTGGGCCTGAACCGCCGCGTCGAGGCCTGCAAGCAGTGCGACAAGGCCCTGCCGCCGCCCCAGCGCAGCAGCGGGCGTCCCCGGTACTACTGCGACCCGGAGTGCCGGCTCCTGCACAACGAACAGCGCCGGGCCGAGAAGCGCAACGCCCGGAAGCGGACGACCTGCCTCGAGTGCGACGGCCCCATGCCGGCGACGCACCGCTGGAAGTTCTGCTCCGACGAATGTGCCCACACCTGGTGGGCGGGCCGAAGAACAGAGGAGAGGAAGGGAGGGGCCGCATGAGCCCACTGCTGATCGTCGCCCTGCTGTTGGTCCTGCTGTTCGGGGGGTTCGGCTTCGCCGTCCACATCCTGTGGTGGGGCCTGATCCTGGCCCTGGTCGTTCTGGTCGCCGAGGCGGTCCTCGGTCGCCGGCGGCTCTGAGACCGCCGCCCGGGCGGGGGTAGGGGCCTACGATCCCCGGCCCCGTGCTCCCGGCGCGACGGCGACGCCCACGATAGGCGACAGCCCCGGCCATCCAGGCCGGGGCTGTCTTGTCCGTCGACGGAGCTGGAGCGGCTCGAGCCCGGGGTCTGCAGCGTGGAGACCAGCTCCGGGCCGTCATCGCCGTCCATGGCCGGACCGTGTGCAAACCGGCTTTGACTCCGCCGACGGCGTCCGGGGAATGGCTAACGCCACCACCGTTCGCGCAGGTCAGGGGCCAAAGCGAACGGCGCATCACTTGTTCGGGCTGATGCCCAGGACCTCGGGGACGCAGGCGCTGCACAGCCCGCACTCGATGGACGACGGCGCCCAGAGGGGGTGCTCGCAGTTGACGCAGCGCGGGTCCTCACGCGAACTGTTCTTCAGGAACTCGCGCGGATCGCTCACGTCTCAGGCCCTCGGTCTTCTTCTCGTAGGGGTCCAGCTTGGCATCCCCGGGGACGTCGATGAGCACCTCCTCCTCGGCCCAGCGGTTCAGGCTCTCGGCGATCTCCTCGGCCACGGACCGACGCCAGTAGTGCGCCAGGGTCAGCCGGGAGTAGCCGGTGGCCTGGCGGCGGACACGGACGACGATGAAGTGCCCACGGTTGTGCTTCTCGACCCGGTAGAACTCGTCGGCGTAGGTCATGACGCTCCGTTCGGCTCGAGCAGGCGGTCGCGCAGGACCCGAAGGGGCTCGGTCAGGTGCCCGCGCTCCTCCAGCGCCCGGAAGGCGTCGAGGACCTCGTCCAGCGTCAGGGGCTTCGCCGGCTGGGCGACCTGGTCCTTGCTCCAGGCGTCCTCGTCCACGTCGCCGATCTCGTCGCGGTAGGCGCGGACCAGCGGCATGATGCGGTGCTCGACCCAGGTCGCCCAGGAGGTCAGGACCCGGTCCTGGGCCTCCGTGGAGAACGTGTGCATGTCCACGACCTGTTCGGCGATGCGGACGGCGATCCGGTCGCGCAGTTCGGTACTCATCGACGGAAGATCCCCTTGAAGTAGGTGACGAGGACCCAGGCCAGGGCCAGGGCGCCGACCGAGGCGGCGATGCCCTCCGGCCAGTTCCAGCACTGGGTGTTGGCGGAGTCGGCGAGGTTCACGGAAGTGCCTCCAGGACCATGTGGATGAGCAGGTAGGCCCCGATCAGGTAGCCGAGGGCGCAGAGGACGAACAACCACCGGGCCCGACGGAGATCGGCGCGGGCCTGCTGCCCGTTCTTGCAGCCGACGCAGCTGCAGTTGTCGGGGATGACGTCGAACCCGCGTCCGCGGGCCCAGCAGTGCGCGGCCTGGCGCACGAGCTCGTCCGGAAGATCAGTCATGAGCGACCAGCCAGTCGACGTTGCCCAGAAGGCCCGCGACCTCCATGGGTGTGTAGCACTCGGTCATGGCGCCGAGGATCTGACGGGCCTGCGGCGAGGTCGAGATCTGCGCGAGCTCCGCCTGGCTGGGCAGAGCGAGTGAGACGGCGCCGGCGTTGTCGACGGTCATCAACGACAGGCCGTGGCACTCCCAGCAGATGTTGACGTCGCCGGTCTCCAGGATGGCCTCGTCGTTGGTGTAGTCGAGCACGGCGTGGCAGTAGGGACAGGGGGCAATGAGTTGTGGAAGCACCTTCACCCCATCGTCTTCGGGGGCGCCGGTTCCCAGGCGAGCGCGTCCCACGTCAGGCCGGGACGGACGGTCCCGGAGGCGGTCGTGAGCGTCTGCAGGTCGATCCGACCGTTGACGGCGAGGGGGGAGATCGGCGCCGACTCGGGTCGGCGGATCTCGTAGCGCGGCCGGAGGACCGGCGGGTCGACGCTGAGGTCGAGGGTCTCCTGAGACTGCACGGCGACGAACATCCTCCGCGCCGTGGTCTCCAGCTCGAGGAAGGAGTCCTGGAACGTCTCGTCGAGCTCGTTGTAGGCCAGGGCGCCGTCGTCCTCGCGCCACACTTCTGCGAAGCCCCAGGTCTCGGGCTCGGGGTCGTCATCCTCGTTGTAGTCGTAGTACACGACCACGCGCCGTTCGCTCACGGTGATCCTCACGTAGGAGGACGGGCCGTCGCCGGATCTCCCGGCAGGCGACGGCCCGTCCGCTCAGGGGGGCGACCCGGCGAAGACCAGGTCCCGGTCGGACAACGAGGACGCTAGCGAGATCCCCGGATGAACCGATTTGCTTTCCCTGTCGCGGATCTGCACCACTGGGCTATGGTCGGAACGCACGCCGGATTGACGCACAGAGAGCGCCCCCCGAACAGTTTGCAGGGCTGTTCAGGGGGCGCTCGTGTCTCCGGAGCTGGCTCGGGAGTTACATCAGCGCGGATCGCGCGCGGGTCTGCGCCACCAGCAGCGTCATCCAGACGTCCTCGTGCAGCTGCATCTCGGCGATCGCCCTGAGCGCCTCGCGCAGACGTCCCACCTCTTCCAGCAGGTCGGTCGCGATGTTGAGCAGGCGCAGCACTCCCCCGTCGGGCGACAGGAAGTCGATGACGTCGCTGGCCATGGGTACCGGGTACTCGCCGGCCTCGTAGGAGTAGCAGACGGCGGCGCGCACGCGCTCCAGCAGCTCCTTCGTCGGGACCTCGAAGGTCACGAGGTCCCGACCCACTTCCCGTGCTCGAAGGTCTCGACCTTGATGTTCTCCGGCCGCATGTCGCGCTGAAGCTGATTCTCTAACCTCCGTTTCAGCTCGGCCTCGTCGAGGGCGTCCTGGCCGAGCTTGCGCTTCATCCAGGTCTGGAAGGTCGAGGTCGCGACCATGCGCTCGAACGCGATGCGCTTGTTGCGGTGCTGGGACCGGTCCTCGCGGGACTCGCCACGGGCGCCGGATTCGCGGTGGATGATCCGCACGCCACTGGAGGTCTTGTTGACCTTCTGCCCGCCGTTGCCCCCGACGCGGAAGGTCTGCACGTCGCAGTCGTCCAGGGTTACCGACAGGACCCGCTCGCCCTTGTCGACCCGTCTTTTCGGTTCGTACATCATGGGTGGACGGTACTCCCGAGCCGACTCGGGAGCGGGGCCGAACGAATCCTGACGACACGCCGGACGGTCGAGGGCGGTCCCATTATGTGAGACGACGCACGAGCGTTGCGAGATCGGTGCCTCTCCCGACAGATTTGACCTTTGATCCCCGGATGCCCTTGGCTACCGATGCCGGCCCCGTCATCGAGGAATCCTCCCCGCCCGCGCTTGACGCATGGGTGTTGGTCGTCCGCCTGGTCAGTTGGCGAGTGACGGGGTCGGCTCAAAGCGAATGCCCCTGAGAATCCATCTCTCAAGGGCATTGCTCGAACTTCCAGTGCTACATCTGCGCAGGTCAGCTGGCTACGTCCAGGAGATTGACGGGCCAGCCGGTCCGCTTCGACGTGTGCTCCGGTGAATATCCGGAAACCACAAGAGCCCGCGCATCAGCAAGAGTCCAACCCAATTCGGAAAAGCGTTCCTTGCTCGCTTCGAGTTGGCGAGTACTTACAGCGCCATTCTTTTTCCTGGCGTCACTTTCCTTGGGAACTTCCAATCGTGAAGTGCTGGTCGTGCTGGCCACTCGGCGACTCCTCCGGCCTCTGGGGGCATCCAAAGAGGTACGTTCGCCATTCCAGCGTCACTTGTCAACGCCGTCGAGCCAGCTCGGCGGCTGCCGCTGGTCGAGCAACTCCCGGTCGATCTCGTCGATCGCGGCCTGGATCGCGTCGATGGCCTTGGCGACCGCCCGCCGGTAGGTGAATCCGCCGCCGTCGTGCTGGATGAAGTGCGTCCCGACCCCCGCAGGGTTGTGCTCGTCCACAGGACTGCGGGTCGAATGGATCTCGAACCACCACCGCTGACGCCAACAGCGCCACAGCCGCCCGGAATGACGCTTCCACGGCCGACGCAACGGCGCCGCGGGGAGGATCTCGGCGTAGATGCCGGACCCCCAACCCTCGGTGAACGGGGGCCAGGGGCCGGCGACCAGGCCGTAGGCCTGCACGATGTCCGGGTCGCTCACCCGTCGAGGGTAGGCCGGGAGGCGGGCATCTTCCACGGGGTGTCGTGGTCGACCCGCTTGGCGTTGAGGATCAGGTCCTCGTTCGGTGCGATGTCCTCCGGGTCCTCGCCCAGGATCTGGGTCAGGATCTCGCGGATGTCGGCGAGATCGTTGTTGCCGTCGAAGAGGTCCCGCGAGAGGCCGTCGGCAGTACGTCGTCCCATCCGCGCGCCGAGAAGGTCATGGGCGAAGTAGCGCACCTGGACCCGCTCGCCGAGGTAGCCGAACTCCTGGCGCTCCTCCGGGGTCAGGTCGACCTCGTCGGACCTGGCGCAATCCTGGCTGTAGGCGTAGTCGTAGCCGGCGATCGCGACGGCCCAGCCGGCGAAGCACATTCCGGTGCCGCACCGCCAGGTGCTCTGGTCGTGGTGCTGCGGGTTGTTCTTGATGTGGTGGTAGGTGGCCACCAGGAGGTCTCTGTTCATGGGCGGAAAGTACTCCGAAGCCAGCTTGAGACCTGCCGGATTTTGCGGCCGTCCGGGCCCGCCGGGATCTGCCTAGCCTCGTCGATGACGCGAACAGGCAATCAGATTCGGATGGACCCATGGACCTCGGAAAGCGCGCTGCCGTAGGAGTTCTGACGGCCACAGTGCTCACTGCCGGCCTCAGCGGCTGCGGCAAGGACAGACCCAGCTATCGACCTGTCGCCTACGGCGAGGCGGGAACGTGCTTCTTCGTCGATGATCCCTACGAGGTGGTCCAACAGCAGGCCCTCGGGTTGTGCCCGACGGGCTGGACGCCGGCGCGGATGCCGCCCTACTGGCTCAACCGCTACGCCAGCTACTACGACTCCCCCGCCTACGCCAACGCCTTCGTGCTGCCGGCGCACCGGACCGTCTACATCAACACCGGCAAGACCTACCTGCGCGACCACAAGGCCGACATCACCGCGGCGCTGAAGGATGCGCAGTACTCCAAGGTCAACAAGAAGGGCCAGACCGTCGGCCAGCCGGTCCCGGCGACGAAGATCGCCAAGCAGGTGACCAGCGGCAAGTTCGGCGGCGGCAGTGCCCGCACCACGTCGCAGGGCGGTGGCGGTGCCCGCACGGGCTCGGGGTCGGGTTCGTCGACGTCGGTGAAGTCGGGCGGCTCGTCGAGTTCGTCGTTCAAGTCCAGCGGCAGCGCCCGGTCGATCCGGTCGTCGAGCTCCCGCGTCTCGAGCGGGCGTACCCGATGACCCGGTTCCTGGTGGTGGGGTTCCGGCTGGAGACCTGGGAGCGCTTCGCCGAACTCGTCGAGGCCTCCGACCCGCGCACGGCCGAGGACATGCTCACGTTGCAGGAGGAGAAGGCCGGCAGGCCGATCGCCGTCTGCGCGGTCCTGACGATGCCCCCGGAGTGGGAGCACACGGCTGGCGCCATGGTCTGGTCCGACGGCTCCCCCGTGGTCGCCGACCAGTACGCGACCTGGATCCTCCCTGACGCCCAGTCCCAGGACGAGGTCGACCAGGCCCGCCTCGCCGGCGGCTACCACCTGTGGAGCCCGGCGGAGGAGAAGAAGAAGCGCTGGGGCTGGGGAGCGTGAGCGACCTGCGCATCCTCGTGACGGGCTCGCGTGCCATCACCGACCCGACCGACGTGTGGCCCCAGCTGTCGCACATCGTCTCGATGCACGTCGCCCGCCACCCGCAGGCCAGGATCACGATCGTCCACGGCGCCTGTCCCAGCGGGGCCGACGAGCTCGCCTCGCAGTGGGTGCAGAAGTTCAACGCCGCCAATGAGCGCCAGATCGTCGAGGAACGCCACCCCGCCGACTGGGCCGGGCACGGCAGGGCCGCAGGGCCGATCCGCAACCAGGCGATGGTCGACCTCGGCGCCGACCTGTGCATCGCCTTCCCGAAGGGCGAGTCGCGTGGCACACGGCACTGCATGTACCGCGCCATCGCCGCGGGCATCCAGACCGACGTCGTCGAGCTGGGTGATTGATTACCGCCGGCGTGAGCCCTACAAGCCGCTCCCGCCACCGGACCCGTGTGTCGACGGTGGCCATCGTCACGACCCGGAGATCCTCGAGGATTGCGTCGGGCGGCGGGAGCCCCTCTATTACGTACGTTGCCGCCGGTGCTCGCGGACCCAGGGCGCATGGGCCGCTCCCCCGACGCATCTGCTGCAATCGCTGGCAATCGCCTACGGCTGGTCACAGGAGCTGGACTGATGGGTGCCGACGCCAGGATGATCGGTGACTACCGCAAGCCCTGGTGCTGGATCTGCCACGCGGAGCCCGGGCCGGACTGCCCCGGCCGCGGCGACAAGGGCAAGCGCATCGACCGGGAGCGCGGCAAGAAGGAGATCCGGTCTCAGTTGGCCGAGGGGTGCACGCAGGACTGAGTGCCACAGGCGTGGAACCCGCCGAACGACTTCACGACCTCGGCAGCATCCATGAGGCGCTGCACGGGCTCGTCGAAGCGCCGCGACAGCTCCCCGAACGACAGGTCCAACTCGTCCCCCGTGAGCCTGGCCATCTCTTCGACCAGGCGCATGAACGGCATCCGCATCAGTTCGGGTCCTTCATGACCGGGGCCAACGGGAAGGCGCAGTTCCAGTGAGCGGTGTTGGACGGCGGGAACTTGGCGCTGCCGACGTAGGGCGGGTCATTGAGGTCCACCGGCTTCTCGCACACCCCGCACAGCGGCATCTTGTCCTCAGCCACTCTGCTCCTTCAGCTCGTCGAGATACGCCTGCAGCCGCAGGCCCTGGCCGCTCATCATCACGGCCTCGAGCAGCGGGTACAGCCGGTGGCCCTGCGGGATGTCCCTGACGCCGCTGGCGGCGTCCAGGCGGTGCACGAGTTCCCGCAGGAACCTCACGTCGTCCTTGAAGGACTCGGGCAGGTGGATCAGGACGAACGTCCCGCCGACCCCGGACTCGTCGGGCGCTTCAATCATGGTCGTGTTCCTCCGAGCAGCAGGTGCACGCCAGCACCCAGCCGTCATCGGGCAGGCCGGCGTTGTGGATCTGGAACATCCGTAGGTGCCGGACCTGCTGGCGGGAATGGTCGGGGCACACCTTCGGCTCCGACCACTCGATGGCGACCTCGGGGACGGCGAACAGGTGCCGTGCCGGCTCCCCCATCAGAGCTGACTCTCCCAGGCCTCGAACTTCCGGCCGACCGTCGCCGGCGGCGGCAACTTCGGCTCGCCGCCGAAGTGCTCGGCCCACTCGACGGGGTGCTGGTCGTAGAGGTGCAGCTCCGCCGCGGCCTCGGATGCCAGTTCCGTGGTCCAGCTCTCGCGGTGATGGCACACCGTGCAGGTGAAGCCGAACTCGGTCGGCTCCTCCGAGGCGTCCTCCATGGTGAACTTCATCGCGCATCTCCTGCCCTGATGTCCTTGCCCTCGTGGTGCCAGATCCAGTCCGGCAGTGGGACCTGCGCGGCCTTCTCACAGGCCTCAGGCAGCGACCAGGCGCGGACCTCGAGCTTCCAGGGATTGCCGACCCAGTCGGCGTCGTGGTGCTTGCCCTCGGCGTCGCCGAAGGACGGACGCCCGCGCACCTCGAACTGCCACAGATGGCCGTCCTCGGGGCTGCCGGTCACAACAGCTCCTCGAGACGACCGAGGCAGGTGATCTGGAGCTCGAACCGGGCGCCGGCCAGCTGGAACTGGATGACGCTCGGGTCCGGGCCAGGCGGGGGGTTGATGCCGGTGTTGAGCTCCTTGTGCAGCAGGACGGTCAGCATGCCCGCCGCCCAGGCCTGCAGAGCCGCCTTGTCGTCCTGATGCAACGCAACTCCCGAGCCAGCTTGGCGAACCGTCCCACGCTCCGGCGGACGACCGATGCCTGTCATCCTTGGGGTGCGAGGCTACAGCGGAAACCTCAGATGTCGCACCGGTCTGCGCGTTGGATTCCGGACAGCCCCGGACAGAGGGACTCCGGCCGACTGCTGCTGCACCTCAAGGACGACCTGCGCCGACACGGCTATCCCGAAGATCTGATCGAATAAACTCGACAAAGCGCCGTCCGCACGAGCCGTAGCCTCAGAGTCAGTTCGTGGCAACCGGGCGGCGCGCCACGCTCTGGAGTCTCGATGTCGAAGACCGTCAAGAAGTTCCTCGTTGTACGCGCCGACGGCAGTGCCCGCGTGGTCGCCACCAGGCCGAACCTGCGCCTCGACGAGTTCGCCTACCAGCTCAACATCGCGATTCCGGATGCATGGTCGCGGATCATCGGCCAGATCGACCTGACTCTCCCTGACCCCGCTGATCTTCCGGCCGTGCAGGTCAGGGTCGAGGAGGCCGAGCTGCCGTGAACCCGAGCCTGGGGTTCCGGATCCGCCTGCTCGGCTGCGTCTTCAGTCTCCACACCTGGAACGACTGGCGGTACTCGCCGTTCCATCGGGAAGATGACTGGCAGATACGTACTTGCGACATCTGCTGCAACGGCCTGCAGGAGAGGCAACTGACGCTAAGTCAGGAGAGCGCATGAAGGTCAGGATCAACAAGGAAGACGATCGGTGGATCGTCCGGACGCCGCTGAAGAGCGTTCAGGGCGACCGCGACAGCTACGCCGACGCGGTCGAGCTGGCGCTGGAGATCTGGGAGCGACTGAACTGCCAGACGGCCACGTAATTGCGCAGCGCCGGAACCACGGGGATGCGTAGAGTTGGTCCCGGACGCCCGTCATGCATGAGCTTCGGCCAACAGCGACAACGGGCGTCCACCCATAGCGGGATGGCGCAGTTCGGTTAGCGCGATGGGCTCATAACCCATAGGTCGCCGGTTCAAATCCGGCTCCCGCCACCAAAGGTCTTACGGGGCAGCCAAGAGTGCCCGTCAGCTTGTCAAGGGGTGTAGCGCTGGCGCGCAGCTTCCCCCGAGGTGCCCAGGTAGGAGCCGATCGCCGCCCACGACAGGCCCGCTCGACACGCCTTCGCCACGGCATCCAGGACCGCCTGCTCCGCCTTGAGGCGTGCCGCGACAGCTGCCCGGATCTCACGCAGCGGCTCCGCGTCGAATGCCTCCACCTCGGTGTCCTCGCCGAGGGCTTCGAAGGCGTCAGCCAACACCTCGGCCCTGCCGTCGAGCTTGTCCAGTGCCTGGCGGATGCCGGCGTTGACGGCCTCCCGCTGGTGCTCGGGGCAAAGCTGCGGGACCTGGACCGGGTTGGCCAGGACGATGTGCAGGAAGGCCGGCACGCGGTCGTCGTACTGGAACGGGTCCAGGACGGTCCCGTGGAGAATCTCGACGACGCCGGGCCACACCTCGTGGGCGGCGTTGTACGCGGCCTGGCCAACCCGCTGGCCCTGCTCGACGAACTCGGACCAGGTGGCGAAGAACAGCTGGACGTTGGCGTTCACAAGATCCTCCGGGGACACACGCAGGCGCGCTTGACGAAACCCAGCGGCTCGGCCTCGGTGTCGGGATCCCACGCGAACGCCGCCGCGACCGGCACCAACAGGCTATGGCCGCTGTAGCACCAGCCGTGGTCCCAGACGTAGACGAAGTCCTTCGGGGTCATCACGATGCGCCAGTTGGTGATCATCAGGACCAGGTCGATGTTGTGCGTCGCGGTGGTCTTGAGCGTGTAGCTGCCGTAGTCGTTCAGCTTGAAGACCTGGTCGCCGAACGGCAGTACGGGCGGGGCCTCGCCGATGTAGAAGTCGCCGCTGTCCATGGACAGAAACTACAGCGGAAACGTCAAAACCCCCTCCCGAGCTGGCTTGGGAGGGGGGTTGATGTGTTGCTAGTCGGAGCGCGTGATCCTCGTGCTCTCGACGGCGTGCATCCACTCGGCAACCCTGAAGGTCCTGCGTCCGCACGCCCGGAAAGGGTCGGCGCTGACGAAGACCCAGGTGGAGATCCGCGTCCAGGCCACGCCGGTGTTACTGGATGTAGCCGCGGGCCCTGGCTGCGATGTACGCCGCGGTGAGGGCGCAAGCGCCTTCGTGCTCGGGGCCCATGAAGGAACCGGTCGACTTGTCCGTGCACTGGGCGCCGTCGCGGATGGCATCGGACAGGGTGTAGCCGGCGAGGACCTTGAGTTCGATCGCGCCGAGCTCCTTCTTCAGGATCAGGTCATCGAGGGCGGGATGCTCCCCCATTGGGAGGGCGGCGGGAACGCGTACCGGTACAAGGGTCGAGCTGGACATGGTGCCTCCTCAGGCATCGGGAAGGTGAGGTCGACGTCGAGCGTCTCGAGCCAGTCGGCGATCTCCTCGCGGGTCCACACCGTTCGAAGCATCCGGACGTCGAATCCCTTGAGGTACTGGAGGTGGGCCGCTACCGACAGCCGGACGCACCCGTCATTCAGGTGAACGATGACATTGCCGACCTTGGCGGGGCCGGGACATCCGCACGGCGGCTGCACCCAGCTGTCCAGACCCGGCAACAGCGCCTTGAGCGTCCCCGTGACGGTGTGGCCGTTGAGTGAGTAGTACTGGCTCATGGCAGGACGCTAGGACGAATGCCGGTCCCGCCGTTCCGGGCGACGAGGACCTCACCCGGCCGTAGTGGTGTAGACGCGACGAAGCCCCCGTCCGTAATGGACGAGGGCTTCAGCGAGCACCCGGATAGCCTGATGGCTCCTCCGTAGGGGAATTGGTAGACCCACCTGCCTCTGGAGCAGGGGTATTGCAGGTTCAAGTCCTGCCGGGGGAGCTCAGTTCGTCGGCCACAGACAGACGGCGGGAAGGCCCTCCGCGGGCTCCTCGCCCGTCTCCGTGTCGTCGCCTTCCTCGACCGTGCTGAACTCGCCGGAGTAGGTGGTGTCGGGCTCGTACACGCCGATCGAGAACTCGGCGAACGGCGAGAAGCGGTTGCCCTCGGCGTCCTTGGACATCACGACGATGGCGTTCGACGGGAGCATCTGCAGCTCGTCGATCAGCTCGGCAACGGTCGTTCCAGTGGTGACGGCGTTCATTCGGGGATTCCCATCCGCTGGTAGAAGGTCTGCTTGCACTGCCGCGTGCCGTCGAGGCACCACGGCGGCGGTTCGATGAAGTGGGTGAGGCTGCGCCGGCCGAGCTGGCGTCCGCAGAAGGTGCACGGGCCGCGTTCCTTCCGGAACCAGAGCAACGTCATGGCTTCTCCTCGTAGACGCTGGACTTCCGCAGGTCGCCCTGGGTCTCGAAGTGGCGGTCGAGGCGGTCGGCCAGTCGACGCGCCTTCGCCTTGTTCGCCCAGATCCAGATCGAGACGCTGTGGATGTCGCCGCCTCCGCCCATGTGCATGGTCGCCGGGGAGCCGATCCTGCAGCAGGCGTCGGACTCGAAGTACTCGTCCCACTGCTTCTCGAAGGACGGCGGCAGGTGGTACTCCCACAACCAGGACCGGCTCACGCCGTCACCGGCCGCTCGTCGAGCAGACCGTCGCGATGCAGGCAGCATCCGCAGAGCACGCGCCGCGCGTCGGTCTTCACCCACTGGATGAGGGGCTTCGGCCGACCCACGCACCGCGGCAGGACCTCGAAGTGGCGCCCCAGCCACTCCTGGTCGTCCTGCGGGAAGTTGACGATCGGGATCTCGGCGTCGTACTCGAAGCCCTCGGCGTCGACCAGGCGTACGAAGGCCTGCCCGTCCCAGAGGTAGCCCTCGATCCAGCCGAGGAAGCGCTCGCGCTTCGGGCCGCGGCTCATTCCGGCGCCTTCGACGACAGCTCGTCCTCGAGCTGCTCGACCGTGACGCCGGCGGTGTCCGCAGCCATCCGGCGGCAACGCTCCGAGATCAGGAGCAGTTGTGCGACGCGAGCGCACTGGTCCTCGGTCAATGGTCCGAGACGCTTGGCTGCGGCCAGGATGTCCGCACGGGCGTACCGCTGGTCCTCCATGTCGCCGATCATGCCGGCGACGGAGCTTGCACGGCACTCCCGAGCTGACTCGGGAGTTATGGCATTTCCGCTGTAGGTTCCGGGTCATGGCCCGCGTGTTCGTCACCCAGTACGTGATCGAGCCGGACGGCTACGCCGAGGCTCCGTTCATGGACAAGCACCACTTCATCCTGCACGTCGTGCGCCGCACACTCGACGGCAGCTGGGATCCGGAGGAGTGGTCGGTCTGTCGACCCGGGTTCCACGGCGAGGCCTACACGAGGACCGGCAAGCTGGTCGGGGTCCGCGGCAGCGACCGGCTGAATCGACGACACGCGGTGTTCGACCTGGCGACGGCGTTGGACCTGGCCCACCGCCTCGTCGACGGCGAGCTGGTGACCAGGGAGTACCGCACGCTGAAGGACGCGGTGGCGCAGTGGAGGCTCGCCACCTAATCCGGTTGGCCCCGGGACCGCGGTCTGACACGCTGGGCCCATGGACCGCCGCCGATATCTGCGACTTACCAGTAGTCGCTCGTCATCTTCCCTGTCCTGACGCGGAGGGATGGCCGAGCGGCCTAAGGCGGCGCGCTGCTAACGCGTAGAGGCCCCTGTCGGGGTGCTCCGAGGGTTCGAATCCCTCTCCCTCCGCCATGGAGGGCGGCGACCAGTGGTGGTCACCCCGTTTCGAAAACGGGTATGCCGGGCACCGACCCGAGGGTTCGACTCCTTCGCTCTCCGCTCATAGCGCGCCGGGGTACATGCATGCCCCCGTGGTCAAACTGGCAAAGGCGCTCGGCTCAGACCCGAGAGTTTGGGAGTTCGAGTCTCCCCGGGGGTACGAGGCAGGCAGTGCAGGGCACCGGCGCGGCTGTAAACCGCCTCCGTCTCGGTTCGACTCCGGGGTCTGCCACGTAGCCGGCTCGGGACCTACTCGACGTCCCAACCGGCGAGGTCGCCGAGCGTCAGGTCGGTCTCGGCCAGGTTGCGCATGGTCTGCTCACGCTCGGCCCGCCGACCGCGGTGGTACCCGACGTCCTGCCCGCGCTCGTAGGCGTCGATGATGTGCCCGACCAGGTCGCCCTGTCCGTCGCGGTGGCCCGCCCTGTAGTCGTCGATCCCGCTGGGCGTGTCGGGGATGTACGGCTGGTCAGCGGCACGGCGGACGGTCTTCGGCTTCATGACGCTCCTTGCTGAGGTGGATCCTGAGCGTAAATGAGGAATCCCCATGATCGCCACGAGTTGAGGGCGAGCCGATAAGCAGGGGATGGAGCGCGATGCCTGGAACGACCCGACGAAGCCGCCGACTGCGGCGACCGACCTGGGCGACGGCGCGTGGGTGTCCTGGGGGACGTCGCTGAACCGCGGCGACGAACCATTGGTGTGGCACTGGTGCACCGGCGCCGTGATGCTGGCCGAGCCCGGCGACCACATCGAGGGTTGGTACCCGCGGTGGGCGCCGGCCGGGGTCGGCGCACACACCCTCGTACAGAAGGAGCCGTTCACGATCAGTCCGTCGGTGTACTGGCCGTACTGCTGCGGGATGCACGGCTTCATCACCGACGGGGTCTACCGACCCTGCTAGGACTCGTTTTCGTCGTCGCGCCGATCCATCCACTCGCGGACCAGCTCGGGGTTGCGCGACGGGTGCTGCCACTCCCCTCGCTTCCTGTCGAAACGCGCCCGGTCCGACGACTCGTAGTCGGCCACGACGTTGAGCTGGCGAGCGAGCTCGCGTGCCTGGTCCACCGTCAACGAGAGGGCCACGGATGGCTCCTCACCGGAATGCCCGGTGGTGATCTGGAAGTCGACCAGCCCGTTGGCCAGGCCCCAGCACAGGTCGATGCGCAGGGTTGACGACTTCCCCATGAGCAAGGCGTCGTCGGTGACGATCGAGTCGAACTCCTCGATCTCGTCGCGAGGGTCGTCCATTCCTACGACTCCCTTCGGGCGAGAGCTGCATGAGCCTCCACCAAGGTGACGATGAACCTCCCGATGGCCTCGTCGCGGCGCTGGCGCACCTGCTCGTGGTACCCGGCGTCCGGACAGACCCAGTTCTCCAGGGCCTTCCCGATCCGTCGACACCGGGGACAGGTGAACGGGTCGTCCGCCACAAACTCTCCTTCTTGAACGTCCGGAGCGCTACTGCTTCCAGTGGAAGACGCGCTCGCCGCCGAGCAGCGGGGCGCCCTCCGGGCCCTTGATGTGCGGCGTGATCCAGATCGGTCGGTGCACGTTGCGCGAGGGATACCACTGCTGGCGCCAGTGCCCACGGACGACCCACTGGTGCTGGTAGTCCCGCTCGCTCATCCCCCGTTCCGACGCCGGTTTCGTCGGTCGTCGCAGGGTGATTAGCCGGACCTTGGCCTCGGGATCTCCCCCGTTGCGCCTCAGTCGCTTCTTGCTCATCCGGTCCAGCTCGACCTCGGACTCGCGGGCGAGACCCTCCTGCTGCATGAGCACCCAGGCAGCCTTGACGATCATCGCCGGACTCGTGGGCAGGCCGCGGCGCTTGATGTCCTCCAGGTCCTCGAGCGCCGGGTCGCCGTACTCCCAGACACTCATCCCGCCGCGGATGTGCAACTGGGGCAAGGACTGCCGGATCCAGGCCTGCTGAGTGGGGTCGGTGATCCCGTCGGCGACGATCATGTCGTCGCGGTGGAGCAGGTAGACGACACCGATCCCACTGATTTCCCAGAGGTCTGGATGGAGGGGGCCCCAGGCGACGCCGTGCACCGCGTCGCGGTCGAAGCGCCACAGGGGTTCTGGGCTGTAGAGCACGCCGTAGTCCGACGGCAGGTCCTCCGGCGTCAAGGTGAAGTCCGGAAAGCTCTCCGAGGCGTGCTTGGCCAGCTCGGTCATGTCGGCCTCGACGTAGAACAGATCCGCCTCGGCGATCACCGCACCGGCGAGCCCGTGCCGTTCCGGCGGCTCGGGCTCATCAGGGGAACGCGGCCGGGATCTTCGCTCCTCGTTGAAACCGTGCCACCACGACTCGGCGTACGCGGAGTCGGCCCAGTGGGCCATCTCGCGACGCAGCTCGGGCAGGTCGACCGGGCGGAAAGGCGGCACACCACAGACTAAGCGAAAATGTCGAATCTGACCCACTGTTCGCAACTCCCGAGCTGCACCGGGAGTTTCGTCCGCGATCCGGATCAGGTCTGGCGCAATCAGATCTGGTCCAGGTGGGCCCTGAGCTGATCCAGCGAGATCGTGCTCCCGCCCTCAGCCGTTGCGGCATCGAAGGCCGCGATGTCCTCGAGGGCTTCCACCGCGCGGCGGAGGAATGCGAGGGAGACCACGCGTCCCGGCGGGTCTGACCCCGCAGTTCGTGACGTTCCCTCGCCAGATCATGGTGGAGGGGCCGACCCACAAGTTCGCCGTCTCCTAAGCCCAACCCTCGATCACTCGGTCGGAAATTTCACGATCTTCGCTCGGCGCCGCGGCCCCAAGGGCTTCAACGTCTCCGGCGACACGGCCGGGGATACGTCGATGTCGGCCATCCGGCGCCTGCGCCTGCGCGGTGTCGGGGCGGCGCTGGGCTGAACGGTGAACTGATCCACGATGGCGTCGATGTTCGCTTGGCTGAACTTCACGTAGCGCCCGATCCGCACGTGCGGGATCTCGCCCTTCTGGTAGCGACGACGGATGAAGTCCACGGTCACGCCGAGCATCTCCGCGGCCTCCTCGACGGTGTAGAGAACCGGTTGCGGCACGTGACTCCTCGATCTGGGTGGCAGCGACACCGAGCGTCTTCCATACGGCCTGAGGTTGTCCGGCTCCGGCTAGGAATCCATTGGCCGGACCCTGTTCCGGTCGATCTCCTGCGTCATCATCGCGCCGATGCTGGCCACCATGTCGTCGAGGCTTTCGAGGGAGAGCTTGATCGCCGGCCGGGCCTTGACCGGCACCTTCCGCATATCCGGATAGAGACGCCGGATCCTGCCCCGCATCTTCCGGGCGTCGTCGAGGAAGCGGGCCAGCTCGATCATCGTCCTGCGGCGCGAAGCCCGTGCCGCAACGGAGGTCCGGATGCCGACGTCGTCGAGCACGGCGTCTGCCTCGGCGAGGGCGTCGGTGGGGATCGCGCCGTGCTCGGCCTCGTACTCAGCGACCGCGGCGAGGCCCGCGCTTTCCTCCTCCGTGAGGGGAGGTCCCACCACCACGGTGAACGAGTAGCGATCGAGTTGATCGGCGGGCACCCCGGCCTCGATCAGCTGGAGCTTCGCCTCGGCGATGGCGACCGCCTTCGCGATGTTTGTCTGCTGTTCCGGCGTGAACTCGTCGACGCCGATCTCGACAATGTTCGGATCCTTCTTCACGACGTTCCCCCTGGCGGGTCCGGTTCGATGTCCCGCGGCCGGCGGTTCCGGACCTGCCGGGCGATCTTGTTCCGCTCCTGCTGTTCGGGGTCCTCGGCCAATGCCGCGTACCCGGCCTCGAGTTCGGCCCTGCGTCCGGTGTACTCGGCCAGGGCCTTGCCCAGAGGCGAGTCCGGCGGCGGGTTGTCGGTGATGACCACGACCTTCCCGCTGCCGCAGTGCGGGCACGTCGCCAGGCCGAGCTCGTCCCACCGCTCGAGACACCTCATGCACGCGCCGCCGGTCGGCACGGGAGTCCAGTCCATCAGAGCTTGGTCCTGGCGCCGCGGGGACGTCGGGCCGGCGTGACGACCGGGGTGACCGTGTTGCGGTCGATGATCTGATCGAGGTGCTGCTGGCTGAACAGCACCCGACGGCCGAGCTTGACGTGCGGGATCGTCTTCTCGCGCACGGCACGACGCAACCAGTCGACGCTGATCCCCAGCTTCGCCGAGGCCTCCTCGGTGCTGAACAGCAGCTTGTCGGTCTCGCTGACGCTCACGACGCGGGCCTCCTGACGTGGCTTGGCGGGGCGCAATGGCTCGCGCACGGGACCGTCCAACTGCGACCCCGCCAGCCAGGACGCAGTTCGCCTCCTGACCTCATCGCTGACCGGCGGTCTTTCCGCGAGGTACTTGGCGAACCAGGCCTCAGTCTCTTCGCTCCACACCCGGCCTCTTGCTGCTCGTTCGCCGTTGGCCATAGCGGAAACGTTACTTCGCACGCAGGCCGATGGACGGCATCATCGCCACAACTCGACGAGATCCGCCGTCTCGTCGTCCTCGCGGATCGCGATCTGTTCCGCGCCGTCCTTCCGGACGAACTCCTGCGCTTCCTGCAAGGCGCGGAAGCCCAGCCGGTAGTCGATCTCCTGTGCCCCGTGCACCGTGACGTCGAACGCACGCAGGCAGAACATCGGGAACCCGTTCGGGGACGTCCGGTAGATCGCCCACAACTTCATGGTGCTCCTCCGTCTGGCGCCGGTCTGGACCCCGCAGACCCTAGGTGCGTGGCCCGCAGCTGTCCAGGGTCGCCCTGGACAGCGCGCCGCCACTGTGGTAAAGGCGGTATAGCCCCACGGTGGGGAGTGAGCTGCCGAGCCGTGCTCTGCGGCAACGGCGACTGCAAGACCAGCGCCACCGGCCGGCCGACGTAGCTGGTCTGCGCCGCGTGCGGCGCTCGCGCGTGACCCTGGTGAACTGATGTTTCCGCTCGTACCCTCTCCTGATGAGCAAGAAGGGCGCGAAGAAGCGGGCACAGGCCGACGCCGACTACGCGCGCTTCCTTGCAGCGTCACCGCAGTACACCCGCGGGGGCCAGGTCGACCCGGAGGTCGCGCCGAAGGCCGTCGGCCGGCCGGGCACCTCCACCGGCAGGTCCGGGACGGCGAAGTCCTACCGGACGATGAGGCTGAAGAAGCCCGTGAAGCCGAAGGACCCGGTGGTCGACCCTATGGCCGTCGGTCGCGCCGCCGCCGCGTTGGAGCGGTCGCGCCGCCGCATCGAGGGTCCGCCGAAGGACCAGGACCGGTAGATGCGCTGCATTCACGAGATGATCGAGGACCAGTGCGCCGCGTGCTCGGGAGTCGCCGTCCTGACCTGCCGCCTGTGCCCGCAGCCGTTGACCGATCCGATGTCGGTCCAGCTGGGCGTGGGGCCGGTCTGCTTCGGCAACGACGAGCCTGCGCGGCGACTGTTCCTGGAGCGCGATCTCACCAAGTGGTGGACCGTCAAGATGCCGGAGGCCAGCGCCAGGTCCTGGTCGCAGGCGCTCAAGCGCATCGGTCTGCAGGCCGTGGTCCGCTCCGGCGAGCTGTACTACAGCGGGCCGGACGTGGCAGCGGAACAGAGCTAGCCGTGGTGGTCGCGACGCCGTACGCCCGCATCGGGGACTCGGGGCGGGTGCTGCACCACTACTGGTGCGTCCTGGTCCGCCGGGCCGAGTACCGGCGCGACCGCGGCGACACCGAGCGACTGCCCCTGTTCCTCACCGGGCCCGAGGCGGTGCGGTTCACCACCCTGTACCAGCACCGACCGTGCCAGGTCTGCGCCTGCGACATCGGCGCGCCGACGACGAGGGTCTTCTAGACCTAGCTCCCGAGCCAGCTCCGGAAGTAGGGTTTCCGCTCATGACCGAGCCCCAGCTCGACGACCGGACGATGAACACGATCGCGGTGATGCTGTCGGTCCACATCCAGACCTACGGCTTCCTCGAGGAGGAGCAGGGCGAGAAGGTCCGGCACATGCTGAAGACGCGCGACCCGGGCGAACTGCTGGAGGTGGCCGCGATGCTCGCCGAGCGGGAGCGCGCAGCCAGCGAGCCGGAAGCCCGACGCGACGAGCCGCACGAGTTCCACATGTCCAGCTACATCACCGAGCCCCGCTGCTGGTGCGAGCGCTTCGCCGACGACCCGATCCACGTCACCGGCCCGTGAGCCCGACCTGCCCCTGCGGGTACGCCTCCGAGTGCGGGTCCTGGTGCGGGGGCGGGCACGAGAACGGGCTGTGCCCTCCGTGGGTCGACGAGCGGCAACTGCAGATCTTCGAGGTCGCGTGAAGTACTCCCGCCTTGCCGCCGACCTCGTACCAGCGCGCGAGCCGGTGCTGCTCTGGTTCGACCTCGACGACGGGCCGGTGATGGGCCAGGGCCTCGTCGTCCCCCACGACCTCGGCACCGTCGACGTGATCGTGACCGGCACCGACCGGGACGGGGCGTCGTTGCCGATCAGCGTCCTGGCCCAGGACGTGGACACCGTGGTGATCGGCGCCGTCCCCGGTCTCCACCGGATCGACGTGATCTCGTGAAGGTCGTCGACGACTGCGGCCACGGCTTCGAGCTCGGCGTGGACCTG